CTTTGTCTGCCATTAGAAAGGAAACTTAATACTTCCTGTATTTAGTTTAGGAATAGGTAGTTTCTCAAATGCCTTGTTGACCTGCTTCTCTACGACAGCACCAACAAATTTTTCAGGATTATCGAGAATCTTTTGTGCTTTTTGATAAGTAATGAAAGCACCGACTCCAATAGCAACACTGAATCCTAGACTTGTGATTGATAATGCTAGTGATAAGTATTTCATTCTGATACCTCTATTGCTGTAATGGCATCTACATACACGCCAGTTCTATCTGACTTTGTTACTGCTTCGTCTGCAGTTTCAAATCTCATTGCTTTTGAAATGTCTCCTGTCCACTTAGGAGAGTCATTTTCATTGTCTTGGAAGTAAAGACAATCTCCACCAAAGACTTCTCTTGCTGCTATGTATTTCATTCGTTCCACCATCCTTCTTCTTTATGTATAAAAACTTTCAAATCTTTTACATACTTTCTTAATATTTGTGCTTGTTCTTCATGCCACATATCACCTGTCTCCATACGAAGACGAGTGTGGTTGTCTATGGCTTTGAGTATTTGGTGGATTGGAGCATTCCAGCATTCCCTCTTAGGGGTGTTCCATTCTCTTGGCATGGGATAACAAGTGAGTTTATATCATTATAACGAAGATATTCAAGTTGACATTGCCCAGGGCTAATCTCAACATAACCAACAATCATAAAAGCAATAAATTCCATCATTTCTTTTTGCCACCGTTCTTTGCTTTCTTCGCTGTAGCATTACCAGAGTTCTGCTTGGCATTAGCAGACTTGCCTTTTTTATTTTTTGGCTTGCCCATTGTTCTGAGGAGCAGGTAACATATTATTTATCTGTGGATACTTCACAACTACATCTGAACATATCTTAGCGTAAGGGCTTTGTGGGTGAAAGCTGACACCAGATTTTATTGCTTCTCCACACTTCAATAATCTTACTAATTCAAAATCTAAACGTGCTTTATCTGCCTCGGCACTTTGTCTTTCTATTTCCGTTCGTGCTCTCTCCTTACAAAGTTCCGTTAAACTTCCATCCAGAGGAAAATTAAATCCCATACTGACACCAGCATTGCCGCTATAGGATTTGAAAGTTTCTGGATCATCACTACCGTTTCCTGTTGTTAAAACAAAAGGAGCAAAACTCATAGTGGGCCCTTGACAACTAACCCCCGCTCCGTATGTATTAACAGCATACGGCCCTTGGAGAACTTGAACCGCTTGGTTTGTAACGTTTCCAGTAGCACTAGCACTAGGACCAGCAATGTTAGTATTACTAGGAGCTGTTTGAGCCAGCACAGGCGATACATACAAACCTACTGTGTAAATACAGATACCGAGTTTGTGGTGGATTGTGTTTCTGTTGTTCTGTCTATCCATGTTTCTTTTGCCACTCCAGGACCGAGATAAGTTTCTGAGAACTGGAATGGAGCACCTTGAGTCATGATACTATAGTTTGCTCCCTGTTGAGGAGTGCCAGGAATGTTTATATTAGTTCCAGTCACAGTATATGATGTGCCAGTTGTATATTCAACTTGACGAATTGTTTCTATAACTTTTGTAGTTGATTCTGTGGTTGCAGTAATAGTTCCCCTTGTGAAATTAGGAACAACCTGTTCAGCTAGGGCAGGACAAGATGACCCTAGCAGGAGCAACCCTGCTAGGATACGTCTCATTTGAATACGCTCAACTCAATGCTACGTTGTGCAGTTGCTGTAGTTCCAGCACCACCAGCAGTTACGGTAGGAACACCAGTAGGTGACAATGTACCAGCGAGAGAACCTTTGTCTCCTGCTAACTGAGTAACACTATCCCCATAAAGGTTGGGAGAAGCAATAACTCCAGCACTAACTGACTGAGTGGTGACTGGTGTATCAGCAGCATTGAAACTTTCTGAGAAAGAGAATGCTTGACCTGCTGTATTGATGTTATAAGTTCCAGCACCATTTACACCGCCAAATGATGTTGCTTGAATATTTGTTCCTGAGGCAGAATACGATGCCCCAATTCTTGTTGATTGAACCGCTGCGCCCTGTACACCCAATTGAACGGAATCAGTAATTCTTGATGTAATCTCAGCAGCACTTACAGGAGTAATAAAGAATAACGAAGAGATTAGAAGTAATCTTTTCATTGTTCTTTTGGTATTTAAAACGACCATTTCTATTTATCAAACTTGACACCCAACTAAATATGTGATATTATGTTCTGACCCGATACTTAAGTGTCGGGTTTCGCATTATGAGAAAGTGATGTGACAATTAGTGCCGTGGAAAGTGCCCTTTGAGAAAAGGGTGTACCCCCTTTCTATACGGATGTAGAGTTCTATTAAAATTAATGCAACAATTCTTTACTGTAGCCCTGCCCCTTCTGGCATCGGTTACAACCAACGTGGCAACGATGCCGATCTTTCCTCCTTTGACGACGCCTCCAGCGCCGTTTTCTGTTATTAAGGAGTTTGAAACGACAGCGACCAAAGAGGTTGCTCCTGAAAAGCCAAAAGAGAAAAGGCTAATTTGTAAAGGGTGTTCAGAACATGAACAACTTGCCTTGGATTATTTCCAAGATCAAGGAATTAAAGACAGAAACGCCCTTGCTACCATCATGGGCAATATTAAGCAAGAATCTATGTTCGTGCCTAATATTTGTGAAGGTGGTGGTAGAGTCAGTTACTCTAGTTGCTATGGTGGCTATGGTCTGATTCAATGGACATCTGCCAACCGTTATTATGGATTGGGTGATTTCGCTAAGAAGTTTGGTGGTTCTCCATCATCACTTCACACGCAACTTCGTTATTTAACGAATGAAGTTCAGTGGAAAGAAATTGAACCGCTTATGAAAACCCCTGGTAAGTCGATTTCTCGATACATGAACTATGCGTATAGTTGGATTGGTTGGGGCATTCATGGTGCCCGCACTTCGTATGCTCATGAGTATGCTAACCGACTGATTACGGTAGAAGTTTGAACAACTGAATAAATATGGGGGAGTGCTGCAGACCTCCCCTATATGCCTCAGTTTAATTTTCAATTTGGAAAAAAGAAACCAGATAAAAAACAAATTATAATAGTTAGTATTGTATTATCATCTATTATTGCAGCACTCTCACAATGCACTGGAGTATCCGAAAATGGATTATGGGATTTACTGGATGAGATTCAAAGAAAATATTTCCCACAAACTATTCTTAACGAGATTTTTATACAAGATCCTGACAAAATAGATAGAAGAATAAAACGTGATATAGATAAAGTAGTAGATGATTACTGGAAACAAACAGGATATAGAAAAGCAGAAGTATATAAACCTCGCTATATAGAAGAGGAAAACGACGAAAAGTTATGCTACAGTGATGAGTGCAAAGCACTCGCCCCTCCAATGAGACTCTGTGCTCCATGGCTTGACAACTGCCGCAAGCAGTAGTATAATACTTACATACATGTCTCAGTAGCTCAGTGGAATAGAGCAACCGCCTTCTAAGCGGTCGGTCGTTGGTTCGAATCCAACCTGAGACGCCAGGGAGATTAACTCAGCGGTAGAGTGGCTGCCTTACAAGCAGTAAGTCGTTGGTTCGAATCCGACATTTCCCATATAAGATTATGAATACATACTATATCTCTTTAATAGTGCTCTGTGCGACGATATATATTATCTGGCAGGATCCAAATGTGCCAGAATATATCAACCTCAGAATAAAACTTCTTCACATCAACTTTATTCGGTGGAGAATGGCAAGAAATATGAAGCGAGAACTTGATAGAGAAGCAAAGAAAATGCAAAAAGAAATGGCAGCGTGGTTAAAAGAAAAAAATGGCAAAGATCAGATGTAATGCTTGTGGAACTGAGTTAGAAGTATACCAAGCAAATAAAAGTAAAGCATGTGGTTGTGATAACCAAACCATGCTAAGATTAGATAGAAATGGATTGCCTATTATCACAGGTAATGATCTATCTTTGGTCACTGGTATCGAAGGTGTCAGCAAACCTAAAGAGAAAAAGCTTGACAACCCCACACCAATGGAGTATACTAAGCGCATTCCAAGAAAGATGGAGTTTGAAGTTCGCTAGGAAGATTGGCTGAGAGGTCTAAAGCAGCGGTTTGCTAAACCGCCGAAGGGGTTAACTCTTCCGATGGTTCGAATCCATCATCTTCCGTTGCCCTTAAGTGGGCATTTCGTAAACAGATTCATTAAAAAAGTATGAAACAATTTATTGCTCTTGCCGCTCTCCCTCTGATGGCAGCACCTGCTATGGCAGCTCCTTATGTAGAGTCGAAGACAACTACCGCTCTGGTTGATGGTGATTATACTGGTGCTCAAACTGAACTTCGTGTTGGTTATCAACAAGAAGTTGGAACTGGTGTAACCGTCTTTGGTGAAATCGGTCCTGGTTACGAGTGGCGTAATGGCGAAGATGGTCAAGGCGTTGCCGTTGGTGAAGTTGGTATCAACTTCCCTATTGCTAATCAACTCTCTGGTAAATTCAAAGTTGCTGGTGAGTATGGTTTCGATTCCGAAGTATTCGGTCTAGGTGGTGAACTGAAAGTTCGTTATAGCTTCTGATAAGTTATGGATCTATTAATGGGTATCTGGGAGAAGCTTCTGTTTCTCCCTTACATCATCGGCATCATGATTGTCGGTGGTCTCGTAAAACAATACGGAGTGCTTAACGAAGTATTCGTAGCACTTCGTAAAATCTTTAAGTCAAACAGACTTGTTGTTGCTGCTACCGCTTTAGCTGGTGGTGTTCTACCCATTGAAGGGCGTGTCGTTATGTCGGCACCCCTTCTGGATTCCATCGCTTCAGACAAAGCACAATCTCGTTCCAAGTTTGGCATTGTAGATTATCTTTCTACTCACCACTATTACTGGTGGTCGCCACTAGAAAAGACTGTGGTTCTTCCGATGGCAGCATTGGGTCTATCCTATACTCAACTGTTGGGATACACTCTCGTTCCTCTACTGATTACTCTTGGTTTTGCTGGAGTATTCATCTTCAAGTATGTGAAGGAAACTGATGTAGAGATTATCCAAGAGACTCGTTCCTTTAGTTGGAATCGTCTTCTGAAAGGTTGGGCACCTATTGTTGCTACGATGTGGTTCCTGGTTTGCTATGGCGACCCTGATATGCCTTACCTGTTCTCTGTTTGGTTTGGTGGTCTTGCTGCTTACTATTCATTCATCTGTAATGATTGGAAGTGGGGTCGTTATATCAATTGGAAGTTTGCTGGTCTTGCAGCACTGGTTCTTACCCTTGCTGCTATCATGGGCGAGATTAAAGAACCTGTAATGGATTACCTGAAACTGACTGCTGCTCAGGGGTCTGCTGCCCTCGTGACGGTCTCTGTGGTAGGATTCCTGGCATCGTTCGCCATGGGTTCCTCAGGTAAGTATGCTGGCATCGTCTCGCTGCTTGCCAAGGCATTTGGTCCTGGCTACTTGACATGGTTCCTCTGCGTGGAGTATGCTGGTTACATCATCTCACCGATGCACAAGTGTCTGCTGATTGGTCAGCAATACTTTGGCACTCCTATCAAAACTTATTACAAAGTTCTTGGTATGCTAATTGCTGCATTGGTTGGTTATGGAGCACTGACTCTAGTGTTCTAGGGATTGACAGATCTTAGACTCTCATATATAATATGAGGGTCACTTGGAAAGGTGGTCGAGTGGTTGAAGGCTCTAGTCTTGAAAACTAGCGATGTGAAAGCATCCGTGGGTTCGAATCCCACCCTTTCCGCTTGGTAGTCGTTATGCAGATAGCATAGAAAGACGCCAACTTCTACTACGGGTATCTTCCGTAGTGTCGTAGATAGAGGGTAAGCCTCTGTTATATCCTTGAGGTATATTACGCTTACTCCATCACGGAATGTAGCTCAGTTTGGTAGAGCACTCGCTTTGGGAGCGAGATGTCGCAGGTTCGAATCCTGTCATTCCGATTCTTCTTTTGGAGATATTAATGATTTCACAACTTGTTATTTACACCAGAGATCAATGTGAATATTGTCGCAAACTCAAGGTTATCCTTGATAGTTTTAATGTGAAGTATACACAGTATAAACTAGATGTTGACTTTGATCGCAATCAGTTCTATAATGAGTTTGGAGAAGGTTCGACTTTTCCTCGTGTGACTCTTGATGGTCAACTGCTTGGTGGTTGCACTGAATCAATTGAATATCTAACCAGTATTGGTTGTCTGCAAGAAGAAAAAGACATGGAGTGTATGGTATGAAAACTATTACAGAAGAAACTTTTTGCCACGACTTTGATGAAATTATGGATAAGGTAATGCTTAATAAAGAAAGTTTTATCATTTCTACATCAGATAGTAGTGATGTTCTTCTGATGCCATATGAGAATTATGAACGAATATTTAACGGGGAGTTAGCTTAGTTGGTAGAGCGCCTGCTTTGCAAGCAGGAGGTCAGGGGTTCAAATCCCCTACTCTCCATTTAAAATTTAAGGGGGTATAGCTTAATGGTTAGAGCGGCCTGCTTATAACGGGTTAGTCTGGGTTCAACTCCCAGTATCCCTATATAAAATAAACAAGGGGGTTAAATGGCATATCAAAACCAAACAGATTTTGAGTATCATCTATTTGACTTCGGAAAAAAAGTAGAGTATATTATTGCTGCTGAGATGGCAGGTAAAGAAGATGCTAATGAAGCATATAAAAAAATCAAACACTTGTTCGAAGATCTTAAAAAATTTCGTAAGCAAGAGAAGAAACAAGAACATCCATTAGACTACGATCAAATTCCTGAACGTTATTAATTATGATTTCACAAGGATTAGTTGAAACTGAAGATGAAGATCCTGGATTTGAGATTACTCATCTGTCATTCAGAAGACGAGAATCTTCCCAACTCTATGGTGGCCCTGTGCATTACTATGTTGGTAATATTGTATTCCGTTTGACTAACGAGGATGCCAAAGGTCGCATGGAATACATTATGAGAGAGAATGAGAGAGTTCGTGTAGCACCAGACGAGAAGTTACACAACAAATATTATGATGGTCTTCACTTCAAGTTTGATACAAAAGAAGAAAGGGATGAAGATGGAGAAAAATTTTATCCATTAGATATCATCAACAAACATGGCATCAAAGATGAAGATGTGTTCATCTGGGGTTACCGTCGTAACATGGATCCTCTTCATGACTTCATTCAATACAATGAGAAGTTCGATTGTTACCGAATGCACGAATACTTCCAAGACACCCCAGTAGTTCGTGGTATAATACAGTATCTTCAAGACATGAAAGATGGTAAACCTAATCCAAGCCGCACGGTCTATCATGAGCAGTTCCTCAACACGCTCACAAACCTCTGCTGGTGGTGGGACTAGAACCTGCGCCAAGTGCAAGACCGAGCACCCCCTTGACACAGACCACTACCAAGTGGTAAAATACTTTCGTTCTGGTTTCTCCTACTATTGTAATGACTGCAACAAACCAAAGCCGCGTGAAGACAATCCTTGAGCGTTTCCCTTATCGCTACGTTCAAGCAGGCACTCTTGAGATTAATGGTAAACCAGATTACCGTATTCAAAAAATGTGCTCATATACTGGTCGTTACCGTGACATGTATCTCTGTGATAATGAAATGCAGTTCATGACAGCGATTGAAGATTTTGAGTATACCAAGTGGCTTGACCCAGACACCGTTCCATGCTATATTAAAGGAGATGACAATGAAGAAGATGAATGACCAAGTAAAATATCAATTGCAACGTGCAGAAGATGCACTACGTTCGGCACTTGTATTTTCTGGTGAGGAAAGTGTTTATGTAATCTCTGCTATTTCTAAGGCATTGATTGAGATTGATAATACTATGTTTGCTGAGCGTATTGAAGATGCTGCTAAGAAAGGAGATCCTGTAGCGCAAGGTTTAATTTCTGTTGATAAGAAAGAACGAGAAGATGGTAAATTTGAATATAACTTCTACTATGGTGATACTAAAATAACTGGAAATGTAGATCTCTAAATAATTCTGTCTCGGGATGACATTAAAAGCGCCCTGGTGGAGTCATCCCCAATATGCCCGTGATGGAGACACGTTAACAACCCTGGTCGGGAACCCCCTCGATGAGTTTCCAATTTCTCTAAAGAATTGGTGGTGCGGATGGGACTCTCTCCCGCCTGGTTTCTTGCCTCCAGTCAAAGGGCAAGTGGCGAGCCTGGAATGGGGGTTGACAACCCCCACCACCCTCATATATAATACAGGGGTAACGCGGGATGGAACAGTCTGGTAGTTCAGCGGTCTCATAAGCCGCAGGTCGCAGGTTCAAATCCTGCTCCCGCCCCCACGTCGCTGTGGCGGAATTGGTAGACGCGCTGGGTTTAGGTTCCAGTGTTTTTAACGTGGAGGTTCAAGTCCTCTCAGCGATATTGGTAGTAAGAACTGCGATAACATCAAGAGACCCTGCTACCAACTATCTGGCCAGATAGTATAAAGTTAGCCTAGTCCGAGATTGGCACGGTCGTTATGATATGCTCAAACAGACTGCTTACGTGGTCAAGCCTCTATCAGCAATCAAAAGCATGAAAAACTGGAGATTGTAACCTCCACATGTTTGTATCATGGGAGAACGCTCAAAACTACATAGTATCGTAGCAGATATATAAGTAGTGGAGAGCACCTGCGGAGTTAGTTCAGCGGTAGAACGCTATCCTTCCAAGTTAGATGTCGTCGGTTCGATTCCGATACTCCGCTCTTTATCCTTGAGGATAAATAACATGTCACTTATTTCACAAAGAGACAGAGAAGTTGCCATAGCAGCTCTTGAAAAATATGTTGCCGATGCAGAGAATACTGAGTATTATCTGGGCACACCAAAACATACACCATCTGAAATCTATGCCCTTCTCAACTGGATACGATTGGAATATTTCAAACATGAAAATTAATCTGTGGTATTGCACCCACATGAATCAATGGCGTTGGTCTCTGACTGACGACCACAGACCAATCGTTAGACAAGAAAGTGGTCAACAACCACATCTACGTGATGCAATGAATGACATTGCAAACACAGTAGAATATATGATGGATTCTCAGCAATCCTGATTTTATTGGGGTGTAGCTCAGCGGTAGTAGCGGGATGCTGTTAACATCTAGGTCGCAGGTTCGATCCCTGCCGCCCCAGTTTTCAAAAAAACTCTTATAAATAAACACATTAAAGGTCGAACATCATGACTAACTTCAGCAAGCAAATTATTATTTTTATGGAAAGCGATTGCCGCTATTGGCATATTGCTCAGGCCCCCGTGCTTGCTCATAAGTGGAAACGATGACCGACATCTGACACATAAGCAAGATTTATCAGGGGGGCAGTTGACAAAACCGCCCCCCTATTTTATTGTAGATTCATCGGTGGGGGATCCACCAGCACCTTGACAATTTAACCCTTGGGTCTGTAACTCAGTTGGTAGAGTAGCGGGCTTTTAACCTGTAAGTCGTCGGTTCGAGCCCGACCAGACCCATCGACCGTCATAGTTCGGTCATTAAATATAAACTATTCTTGGGAGGATTTCCGAGTGGCTAAAGGAATCTGACTGTAAATCAGACGGCTCTGCCTTCGCAGGTTCGAATCCTGCTCCTCCCACCTTGACCCTATAGTGAAGTGGTCTATCACGCTACCCTGTCACGGTGGTATCACGGGTTCGAATCCCGTTAGGGTCGTTGGGAGTCAGTATTCTAACTCCCACACATTTCTTAGAGTTTGCCAGTGTGTAGAGAAATGATGTAGCAACAACTGGAATTGGGGAGGGATTTCTAACCACCATCGGATGATGGCAGGATTCATAAGGCTACGAAGCGTAATCCATAAGTGACTTCGTGTGGGATACCCCTCCCATCTGGTCCCATCGTCTAGTCGGCCTAGGACAACACTCTTTCACAGTGTAGACACGGGTTCGAATCCCGTTGGGACTATCTCGGGGAATAGCTCAGTTGGTAGAGCACATGTCTGAAGAACATGGTGTCGGTAGTTCAATTCTACCTTCCTCGGCCAGGAATCGTAGCTCAGTGGTAGAGCACTCGGCTGATAACCGAGCGGTCACAAGTTCAAATCTTGTCGGTTCCACTTTGGCAGTGTAGTTCAGTGATAGAACAGGAGATTCATACCCTCCATGTCGGTAGTTTGATTCTACCCACTGCCTTGTGATGTTAGCCTAGAGGTAAGGCAGTGGTTTGTGGAACCACCTAGATGGGTTCGATTCCCATACGTCACCCCGCCCGATTAGCTCAGTGGTAGAGCAACTCACTAGTAATGAGTAGGTCGTCAGTTCGAGTCTGACATCGGGCTTCTGAGGTCGCCAAGCGGTAAGGCAGCGGGTTTTGGTCCCGCCATTCGTGGGTTCGAATCCTACCCTCAGAACCAGTTGGGTTGGTGTAATTGGTAACATCTTGGTCTCCAAAACCAAAGTTCAGAGTTCAAGTCTCTGACCCTTCGCCATGCTCTCTTAGCTCAGTGGATATAGAGCACTTGACTACGGATCAAGGTGTCGTAGGTTCGAATCCTACAGAGAGCGTTTGGTAGTCTATGCTACCAAAAAAGATAAATATATACAATACGTTCATCCCTATGGGACGGAAGTAAGCCGACTCGGAACGGATCGTTCATCTATGGAAGCAATCCTATTAACTTGCCTTCAAGCTAATTTTATTATCGGAAGAGTAGTTACTCATCCAAAATTAGATGCTCAACAAAAAAATGATATTGTTTGGGAAGTGAAACAAGTTACAAAAAAAGGTTGTTTTATAGACGCAAAGGTTGACTGAAGGAACGCTCTTTAACCTAAAAAACTAAGGAGAACCCTAATGTCTAAAGTAGTATATCGCGGCGTTGAATACGATACGCAAAAGCGTTTAGAGTATCAACAGCAGATGATGCAACAACCCCAACAATACAACGAAACCTATCGTGGTGTTAAGTTTGTAAAGGAGGGTCACAAATGAACTGGCTCAATCTAATCCGCAAGCAAATTGAAAAGCAAAGAAAACTAGAGATTGCTCAATATCATATGGCAACTCTTGGATAAAGCAAAGGGGCATATGCCCCCTTTTTTAATGCCTTCTTAATGTCTGTAAGTAATCAAGCATTGCTGTTCGTATGTGCATTAGTTCATTATAACATTTCTGGTTGTGAGCACACTGTCGCAGTTCGTTGTCTGGCTTATGCACACTTTCAATGAATAGGTCTAAACCTCTATTCCATTTGTCGTTGTCTTCAATCACGTTGCCTCCAGTCATCGGGTTTGTCTCTTCCTTCAGAAAAGAAATCTACAATATCATCAACACTATCAAACCTTCTGATACCTTTTGCTTCGTGACCGATGCCACCGATATCAAGTTGGTTTAAAAAATCGTCTAGGTCTCCTTCTTGCATGTCTGGGTTAGCAGCAGTTCGTCTTGCCTGTCTGAGCATTGTGCCAGCGGTTCTGTTTGCTGCTGCTAGTTTCTCTGCCCAAATCATTTCAGATAGTTCTACAGCTTCTCCTTTTACAATCTTGTCACAAATAGCCTGTAATCTCAGGCGATACTGAGTAGAGAGCATACTATGTATAGCAGTAATACTATATTTAGTGTGGGTATGCGTTGTTCAATCCCCAGTAAATAAAAAGTGCAATAGAACTAAACAAACAAAAAGTGCTAAGAATAAGATTATTCATAGTTGGTTCTCGACGTATTCGATATACATTTTTTTGATATCTCTATCAACATCAACCAGACTATTCAAAGGAGGTTGATATCCTTGACTGATGATATAGTCTATAAACTCATAAACATTTGCTTTGATTGGTAGACTTAATCTAACAAAAGATGACAAGAAAAAATTTCTTGCTTGCCATCTATCATTCTTTTCCCTCCAATCATATGGGCTAGTGCTTAGGTGGTTCATCTTTCATTTCCTCGTTTGCTAATCTTAGAATGTAATAGATGACATATAGAGTAAATAACAATCCACACGATAATAAAATGATTACTCCCCAAGGCAAGTTACTCATTTTCGTCTTCGTAAGTAGATGGTTCTTCGAAAAGTTCTTCCATTTTTTGTTGAAGAACTCTTTCTTGTAGTTCTTTTAAATCTTCTTCTGTTAAAACTATCATTTATCTTTGAGTAGTTCTTCTATTCTTTTACGCATGTTTGTGCTATCTTGTTTGAGATAATCTCTTAAAGAATACCCACGCTGCCCTTTCATAATACATGTCCCCTGATAGAACATGGTGGCGGCGAATACTAAAAGGAATGCTATTCCTATTATTTCAGGGTAATGTTGAGCCATGGTAGTAGTGGGGGAATTACTCCAATGAGTCGAAGCAAACCTTCAGCAAAAAGAGACAAAACAACCCAGCCAACACACATTGAGATAATTGAAGCATTACGATTATGTTGTCGTATTGCATCATCGATCATCTCCTTCACTTCTTCTTTCGTTACTTGTGTCATGGATTTTAGCGATTCCGATAATGGGAAACATAACAAGGGCAAAGCAAAGGATGCCCAAACTGATGGGATTATTTAAGATTTCAACTATCAGATGAGTCATTTTTCTTTACATGGATGTAACATTCAAGTGGTTTCTGTGTCTCACTGTCGAAGTTTTGATCTAGGTAGACACAAAGTTTCTCGATAATTTTTATATACTCATCATGCATCCACTCACTACCAGTTTCATGGTATGCATAATGCTTACATGCTGTGATGATGCGATTGACATCTCTGCTTGATAGGTTATACATAAGTTTACTCTTTATACATTATTATGTCGCCATGTTGTCTGTGAAAATCAAGGTGCTTTTTACCCCAAGGTATCACTCTCCATTCAGTTTTTCCATTCCAAAGTAAAAGGCATATATGGATGTATCTCATACATCTGTAGTATAACGACCTATTTAGATGGGTGCAAATACTCATCAGAGTTCCCTGACAAAAGGGGCTTGACAAGGATGCTAAAATGCTATATACTATGTAAAGATTTACAACAGAATGTAACATGACTGTAACAAGCAATGAGTTTGGTCAACAGAATATGTGGGCCAAAGAACCTGAAATGGTTTACCAAGAATACAATCGTAAAGGTCTTCTGACCCCTATGCAAATGACGGAGATGTATAATGGACGCTGGGCTATGGTCGGTATTGTTGCTGGGGCTCTTTCTTATGCTCTCACTGGCAAACTCTTCTTCGGCATCTTCTGACAATTGATTGACAATGACTGAAATTTTGTTTACAATGACTTCCGTTGCCTTCTTTATTTTACTGGCAGCATCCGTAGAAAAACTTTGTGAAACTTACTAATGGCATATAACATTACCCTTCGCTCCCCTGATGGCACCGAGCAAACTATTCAGTGCCCTGACGATCAATACATTCTTGAAGCTGCTGAAGAGGCAGGTGTTGATCTTCCCTCGTCATGCAAAGCTGGTGCCTGCTCTGCATGTGCTGGTAAACTGATCAGCGGCACCGTTGATAACGAGGAGCAATCGTTCCTTGATGATGATCAACTTGCTGAAGGTTGGGTGCTAACTTGTGTAGCATATCCCACCAGCGATTGTGTGATTCTTACCGAACAGGAAGAAAACTTGTGAGTGCTGGAATGCTTGGGCAATTCAATCTTGCCCTTCAAGAGTTAGTTGATAGTGGTGCCTGGGATCGTCACGTCGAATTGGAAGTTAAGATTGCTGGCACTTTAAAGAACGACAAGTTTATTGTTATTAAACCTGTGAAAGAAAAACTGGTTTGTAATCCAAATCCAGATCTTAAACAAAAACACATTTATCAAGGAGAACAAAAATGAAATTCGGTTTTACCCCTGAGGCAGAGATCCTCAATGCACGTTTGGCAATGCTTGGTTTTGTCATTGCCGTTGGAACTTATCTCACTACTGGGCAGATTATTCCTGGGGTGCTTTGATACTTTAAAGGGGGTCTAGACCCCCTTTTTTATTATTCAGTTGCTTCTGGTTGAGGCAGAGAGGCTTGATAAGCAGCAACAACTTCTTCCGTCCAAGTAGCAGCAGCGATAGCAGCAACTCTTGGATCTTCGTTGCTTACATCATCACCAGGATTGACTACATGACGATGATAAGTAGCAGCAACTTCTACACCATCTTTGAGGATTTGATCTCTTCTTCTTACTTGAATAGATCCGTTGAGTAGAACTTCAACTTTATCTACTACTGATACTTCTTCTAATGCCATTAGGGTTATTCTCCGAATAAGACAGGTTTAGGCAGAGTTATTTATCAATCAACGTAATACTGACCAGAAACAATTTGCTGAGCACTATTTGTGAAGTCAGCATCTGTTATACCATTTCCACCATTTTCAATTAATGTTATTGAAGTATTACCACCAACAATTCTATATGTAATAATGTTGTCGAATGTAATGCCACCAATATCAGCTCCAACAGCTGCTCCATATCCTTGATTTCCAGCTCCTGGGGTAAATGGTAATCCAGCGATTGTAGCAATACCAGTAGCAGTTCCTTTATTACTTATATTTAAAAGTATATTAAATAAAACTCTGTTGCCAATTTTTGTATATCTTCCCACTCTTACCGAATAAACTACTCCTAGATCACTTCCACCAAAAGCTATTGAAGGTGTAAATGATCCCTCTTCATAATCATTCAACAACTCAGAAGTCATGCCAGCATTATTAGAATTAGCAGAGAAGTCAATACCTTTGCCAGATGTTCCGATGATTAGGTTGCCTCTATTGACAGTAACATCACCGAGATGTGAGATAGTTAGACCTTGCTGAGGACCAGTGGTGTAGTTATCGGTCGTAGCAAGTGTCATTGCTGTTCCGATGGTATTGTTGTTTACTACATAGATACCTGCTTGTGCTTCGTCTGTTGCGTTACCACGGAATGTAATAGCAACTTGTCTAGCAGCACCACCAGTTCCAGCAGCATTACCAAAGTGAATGCCACCTTTAACTGTCTTAGCAATACTGAATGTGTTGTTAGCGAGAGATGTGGCAGCATCGTTTGTAAGAGTTAATGCTGCTGAACCTACAGTAGAGAACGAAGATGAAATAGCACCAGAAGTGCTTAAACTTGTAAGTGTTCCAACTTGTGTCAAACTGGAAGTAGTAACACCCGCACCCAAACTGAATGAACCAGTTGAAGGACCAATTTGACTGCCACTAGCAATCAATACGTTACCGATTCTATATTGCTTACCAGTAGCAAGGTCAAAGTTTTCTGTAGATGTGAATGCTGTTGTGGCATTTACATAAGTTATAGACTTATCGGTGGTTCCTTTAACACGGAAACCTCCACCATCAGCTGTGGTATCTGTAGCACCAGTTGACACAAACGTAGCAGTGCCAGAAGAACCAGTAACTGGATTTGATAACGTAGCAGTATTATTAGTAATCGAAACAATCGTTGTGCCAGCAGGAACACTTAAACCAGCAGTAGAAATGCTAACTGCCATACCAGCAATCAATCCTGTAACAGGTGAAATTGCAGTAATATTAGCACTATTGCTTACGATAGTTGCTGTAAATGTTCTTGCAGAAACGTCAGCAAGATCAATCAGTTTATCATCAATACTTAATACATTAGTATTAATTGTTGTTGTGGTTCCATTCACAGTCAAATTACCGCTGACAATTAAGTTGCCGCCAACGTTTGCGTTTTGTGGAAGAGTAACATCGAAGTTTGCATCTCCACGAATCCAAGTAGCAGTGCCAGAACCAATAACTAACTGGTTGTCACCTGATGGTGATGGTGGAGTGTGAGTTACGTTAGTATTGTTGCCGTCAGGTGCTGGTCCGATTAATACATTACCGTTACCAGTAGCACCAGCACCAGCATAATAACCAATCGCTACGTTATCTGTTCCAGTTGTATTTCCTTCTAAAGTATTGGATCCAACGCCAACATTTCTTTCGCCAGTTAGTAACCCCGTGAGAGCACTTCTACCAATACCAATATTATTTTGACCCGTGCTTAGATTGGTCAGTGCTTGATAACCAACAGCAACAGTAGCAGCACCAGAGTTGACTGTCTTAGCAGCTTCATAACCAATAGCAGTGTTCTGACTACCTGAAGTGTTTGAGTTCAAGCAGTTGAAACCCATTCTGGTGTTGGTAGCAATCGCGTTACCACCTCTACCGATTGCGATTGGGTTTGCTCCACCTCCGCGAATGGTGAAGTCAGCATTAACAAAGTCTACAGTTCCATTCAGGTTGACAACATCACCAACAACGTCACCTAAGTTTGTTGTTCCATTTACAGTTAACCCATTTCTTATGGTTGTCGTTCCAGTTGTAGCACCGATGTTAACCGCAGTGGCAGCACCGAAAGCATTGATTGTTGTTGCTGTGGTGTTGAAGACAGCAAACGTAGTGCTACCAGTAAGAACGCTGGTGGTAAATGTGGGTGATGTTCCGAATACAGCAACGCCAGTTCCAGTTTCATCACTCAAAACACCACGAAGTTGTGCCGAAGTTGTTGAACCAAATACTGATAGGTTGTTGGTTGTGTAAACAACCGTTCCACCAGTTCCAAATCCAACTGTTGAACCATCAGTTCCACTGAAAGTTAGAGTGTTGTTTGCAGTGAGTGTTTTGTTGTTAGCAATCGTTAGAGTTCCACTAACTGTCTGTGAGATTGCTAGACCGTTGATTGTTGTAGCTGTAGCAGCACCAAGAGTTGGTGTAGTAAATGTTGGGTTGGTAAGTGTTTTGTTTGTGAGTGTTTGTGTCTCCCCTTCAGTTACCAATCGGTTGGCAACTGAACCATCATAAACTCTCCAGTAACCACCAGATTCAAACCACTGCATCACGCTGTAGGATGAAACAACACCCAAAGCATTGGTGGTTCTATTGACCTGAACACCAGCATCAACACCAGTTAGGTTTAATCCTTTTCTAAGTTCAATCTGTGCGTCAGCAATAACAAGTGTTTGTGATTCGATTGTTGAAGTTGTTCCTGTAACTGTTAAGTTACCAGCGATGGTGATAGTTGAACCATCATCAGAAATAATACTGTTTGTTATCTGTGAGTTACCACTATCCCATTTAAGTAATCTGTTGCCAGTCAGGTTAGCATTATTTTTGAGTGAGAATGTAGTGCCTGTTAATGTAATTGCAGTTCCAGCTGAATATGTGGTATCGTTATCTGTTGAACTGATAGTAAAAGTATTTGCTGCAGCGCCAGATCCTCTAGTAACAGTCGTAAAACCACCACCAGTAATATTAATTATTCCAGTTCTGGCATTTCCATCTGATTCACCATTTACTTTTAAACTAGTTACAGTGTTTACATATTGCGAATCAATTGTAATAGTATTACCAACCTGAGATATAGATGCAGCACCAGTAGTTGTATTAACACCATTTGCTCCTGCTGTAGTTGATCCAGTCGCCGTGGCAAATGTAAAATCACCAGATCCTAATGTTCCTCCAGTTGCTCTCAACCTAGTTACAGTATCTTGAGAAGAAATAGTAATATCTGTAGGTGTGCCTACAGACTGATTGATTGTTACATTACTTCCAGCAAGAAGCTGCAAATCACCAGAGGTATAAATTCCAGCTGCTGTTCCTCTTAGTCTTGTAACAGTATTGACGTAGTTTGCATCAATGGTAATTGTATTTCCAACTTGCGAAATAGCGGCTGCATTACCACTAACTGCAAAAGTAACATCACCAGAGACTAAATTACCTCCACTTGCTGCAACACGAGTAACAGTATTTGTATCAATGTAACTAGAATTAATTGTAATGGCATCACCAGTTCTTGTTAATGTAACGTTTGTTCCTGCTACTAAATTTACATCATCATCAACACCAGCTCCAGAGTTACCACCAGAAGTTAAACGAATAACTTTAGTTGCTGCGTTACCTCCATCTTGTGCTGAGATAGAATATGTTGTGTTGTTATCTGGAGTTGTTACTGTTCCCCCCAAAGAAATTGCTGTTCCATTGACAGTAATTGAAGAGTTAACTAGAGCACTATTTGGAATGAAAGTAAATGTATTTGTTGTGCCAGAAATGAAAGAAGATTCAATCGTTTTGTTTGTTAAAGTTTGATTGGCAGTTAAGTATACATCACCAGGATTATCCCAGATAACAGTTGTTCCATTGGTCTTTAGGTATTGACCAGTAGTTCCTAAGGTATTATTCGCAACTAAGCCACTACTTGTTAGATCTAAATTGTCACCAGCAACAAGCTCTTCAATTTTTTTTGTTGTTGCATTGACTATTAACGGAAAGCGATTTGCCATTACACGACGCCCGTAGGAAAATGAGTTCTATTTATGTTATTTATAAATGGTTCTGTCAAGGGGCTTGACAGGTGCGGGGAACCGTGCTACTATAAATAAATGTTAAGGAACGTTACGTTTCTTAATAATACTTACCTCAACTACTCGGAGTATTTTCAATGACTGCAACTATCGCACAACAACGCGGTGGTGAAAACATTTGGGAAAGCTTCTGCGAGTGGGTTACCTCTACCAACAATCGTCTTTATGTTGGGTGGTTCGGAACTCTCATGATTCCTACCCTTCTTGCAGCAACCATCTGTTTCATCGTCGCTTTCATCGCTGCCCCTCCCGTCGATATCGACGGCATTCGTGAACCTGTTGCTGGTTCACTCATGTATGGAAACAACATCATCTCTGGTGCCGTTGTTCCTTCTTCAAATGCTATTGGTCTGCATTTTTATCCTATCTGGAATGCAATGTCACTCGATGAGTGGCTATATAATGGTGGTCCTTATCAACTGGTGGTCTTCCACTTCCTTATCGGTGTCTTCTCTTACATGGGTCGTGAATGGGAACTCTCTTACCGACTGGGTATGCGTCCTTGGATTTGTGTTGCCTACAGCGCACCCGTTGCTGCTGCTACTGCAGTTTTCCTCGTCTATCCCTTTGGGCAAGGTTCCTTCTCTGATGGTATGCCGCTCGGCATTAGTGGAACATTTAACTACATGCTTGTTTTTCAGGCGGAGCATAACATCCTCATGCACCCCTTCCATATGCTTGGGGTGGCTGGTGTATTTGGCGGTTCTCTTTTCTCTGCTATGCATGGATCTCTGGTCACTAGTTCCCTCGTTCGTGAAACCACGGAAGTAGAGTCTCAGAACTATGGTTACAAGTTCGGTCAAGAAGAAGAGACCTACAACATTGTTGCTGCACACGGTTACTTTGGTCGTCTCATCTTCCAATACGCTTCGTTCAACAACTCTCGTTCACTGCACTTCTTCCTTGCTGCTTGGCCTGTAGTTGGTATCTGGTTTGCTGCTCTCGGTGTTAGCACCATGGCATTCAACCTCAACGGTTTCAACTTCAACCAGTCTCTGCTTGATAACAAGGGTCATGTAATCAACACTTGGGCAGACATCCTCAACCGCGCCAACCTTGGATTTGAGGTAATGCACGAGCGTAATGCTCACAACTTCCCTCTTGACCTTGCTGCTGCTGAGATGACTCCTGTTGCTCTCACTGCACCTGCTATCGGTTGACACTTAAGTTAAAATCAGGTAAACTAGGAGGGGAAACCCTCCTTTTTTATTGGCATGGAAGAAATTTTAAAATACGTTTTGGATGGAGGATCCGCCAAATATTTTAAAAATGCTTATAAAGAAGACCTAGTAACTATAGAGGATGTTAATAATTATATCAACAAAACAAATGCCAATGAATATGAACTTGCTATCATAAAAAATCATTCTAGAATAACCACTCCCATAAAAAAATATGGTTGGAGAAATTCTTGGAATACTAAAATGCTTCAAAAATATTGGAATGAAGGATGTGCATTCGTTTTGCATACTATACATCTCAATGAAAAATTAAAAAAATTAATTAAATCATTAGAAGAATATTCAGGTATGCAATTTGATTCTCACATCTATTGTGGAAAAGCAGGAAGCACATCGTATAACTATCATTGTGATGTAAGTCATAATCTAATCATACAGTGTCAGGGTGTTACTAGATGGAGAGTATATCCATTGATAACTAAACAATCTATGACTTTTTCAGAAATGAAATTGGATCCAATCATAGATGTTACAATGAATCCTGGAGATGTAATCTGGATTCCAATGTTTCAAGTTCATTATGCTGAACCTATTACAGATAGATTAAGTGTTAGTCTTCCATTTTCTTCGCCATGTAAGGAAAGAACTACTATACAACCACCAGTTAATTTTACAATAAATACTCAACGATATTTGGAGAACCATTAATGATTGACGAAGTGCTAGGTGTGCATCACATTGCGGAGCTGTGTGAATGCAATCCCGATCTATTAAATGACTCAGAGTTTATTAGCACTTCCCTCAGGCAAGCAGTAGAACATGCTAACGCAACGTTACTAGAAGAAGTTAAATACGAATTCACGCCACAGGGAATCACTGCTGTTTGCTTGCTATCAGAAAGTCATATTAGTATTCATACGTGGCCCGAGAAAGGATATGCTGCTGTGGATATCTTTACTTGTGGTGATCACACTATGCCAGGCAAAGCTTGCGAATACATGGTGCAGGTGCTAGAATGTATGAAACCAAACATTCAAGTATATACAAGAGGTATCTGATGGAAATAGTAGCTTATACATTGTCAGGATGCAATCACTGCACAAGTCTTAAAGAATTATTTCGCAGAGCACAAACAGACTATACTGAGGTTATGGTCAAGAGGGATATGCTTTTAGAAGATTTTCAGAAAGAATATCCAGGTATTACCCATTTTCCATATGTGGTAATTGATAAAGAACCTATTGGTGGATTGGTTGATGTTGTAAAAAGATTTGTTGCGAAAGGATTGGTGACTAGTTCTAGGAGGGAATAGAGTGGCGTCGCTCAATGAGATTTACGATCTAATAAACACTGCTATTGATACTGCATTTATGAAGGAAAAGTATCAATTGAATTTTTATGAGTATCTTGAATCAGAAAAAGTAAAGAAAGATTACATACAATCTTTTATATCTTCTTCTTTGGGAGTTGCGATTATACATCAGATAGAAGAATTGGATTTGTATCTAGATGGTGGGAGTCAAGCTGCTTTTGTTAGAGAATCATATGGATGGATGGGGAAACCTAGAGCAAGGAGAATGAAAGAATATCTTGAAAAGATTATGAGTGATGCAAAAAAGTATGAGCAATCCAAAAGACCAGGAAGGAAATCAAAAACTTCAAATAAATAAGGGTATAGAATTCATGTTGCGTAGGAGGGTTGATAAAGTCAAACCTAGACATGGATTAACACTGAGTAAATCATTCAACCTCCTACGCAGAACATACCATTTTAATTTGGAGTTCTCTTGGGAGGTTGACAAACCAACAAGGGAGTAGTAAGATGGAGTCAGCAACACCATACATCCTGTTCTTTAGTGGAATAGGTATCGTAGGATCTTTTATGATCGGTCTAATGATTGGATGGTTCGGAAACGATATCGTCTATGCATTTTTAAACAAGAATAGGATTCAACCAATGCATCCTGAAATGTTTGATGAGAACGGTCAACTGATTCCCGACGAGATTGTAGCAGTTCGCTTTGAGAATTCTGAAGATTTTGAGGATTACGACGACGAGGATTAAATGATTCTTATTGATATGAATCAGATTATGATTAGTAATCTGATGATGCAACTGAAGGGCGATGCTCTAAATGAAAATCTTGTTCGTCATATGGTGCTTACTGCCCTTCGAGCATTTGAAAGACAATACTCCCCTAAGTTCGGTGAGATTGTTTTAGCTTATGACAGTAAGCACTACTGGCGAAAAGAAGCATTCCCTTATTACAAACAGAATAGAAAGAAAGATCGAGAAGCATCCGATCTAGATTGGAATGCAATCTTTGAAGTTCTGAATAAGATACGCGATGAGATTAAAACCTTTTTTCCATACAAGGTGGTGGAAGTTTATGGCGCTGAGGCAGATGATGTTATCAGCACACTCACTACTTACCAAGCTTATCGCAATATCAAACTTCAAAAAGAAGGTAAAGATGCTGAGGAAGTATTAATTCTTTCGGGAGACAAAGACTTTATTCAGCTACAGAAGTATCCATTTGTGAAGCAATACAATCCGATTCTTAAGAAGGAGATTAAACATGATGACCCTAAAGCATACGCTAGAGAGCATATCATTAAGGGAGATAAGTCAGATGGCATACCTAACTTCTTATCTGATGCTGATACATTTGTGGTAGGCAAGAGACAGAAACCTATAAGTAAGAAAAACTTAGAAAAGTGGGTGAACCAAGACCCATCTGTATTCTGTTTAACGCAAGAAGCTGCTCAAAATTATGAGCGTAATCGGAAATTAATCGATCTTACTTGCATTCCTGAGCATCTTGCTACTGAGATTGTATCTTGTTACAAGTCACTAAATAGCAACGAAAGGAAAGTTCCACTAGAATACTTTCAACAACATCAACTTACGAAGTTGATGGAAGAATATGTATTTCGTAACACACAACCATTTTGAATTGACATGGCACCTAAAACATATCGCCCTCTAATTTCAGAGGTGCTGCGTAAAGCTAACAACGCAAAGACTAAAGAAGAAAAGAAAAGAATTTTATTGGAGAACAACACACAAGTTCTTCGTTCTCTTTTTATCTGGAACTTTGATGAGAGCGTAGTGTCTATGCTACCAGAAGGAGAAGTTCCTTTTACTACTAATCCAGCACCAGAAGGAACAGATCATCTATTGCTGGAGAATGAAGGTAAGAAAATGTTCCACTTCGTTAAGGGTGGATCTAACATCACTCAGAGTAAGCGTGAACAAATCTTTTTAGCAATGCTTGAGCAACTCCATCCAGATGAAGCAGAGATTCTTTGTCTCGTAAAGGATAAAAATCTTCAAAAGAAGTATACTCGTATTTCAAAAGCACTTATCCAAGAGACATTCCCACAAATTCAGTGGGGGGGTCGTAGCTAATGAGAATTCTCCATCAAAACTGTGATCCTGAACTAGCAAAAGATAGATCTTTGCCCTATACAGCATATATTGTTGAGTATGAGATTGATGGAGCACTTGCACATGATATTGTCATTGCAAATAAACGCACCGATATCTTTGATCATTATTGGGATAAATATCGTGAGGGATTAAAAGGATTTAAACAAACCGAAGGTCGTGTAAATCCTAAACTTTGGGGATCTCAACCAAAAGAAACTAAAAAAGGTAAACGATAATGGCATTAGTTATACCAAATGTAGGAAAATCATTAGCACTGAATTACTTGGTAAATAAAACCTCTTCTACTGAGCAATTAGTTCTTAAGTTATTTTCTAATGATGTAACTCCCGCATCAACTACTATTAATTCTAATTTTGTGTATACTACTGCACAAAACGGATATGCTCCGATTACATTGAATGCAGCATCATGGACAATTTCTGATGGAACAGCATCATATCCAGAACAAACGTGGACATTGACGGGGCCTATTGGAAATGTGTATGGGTATGCTGTAGTTACCAGCACTACAAATACTGTTCTTATGGCAGAAAGATTTTCATCTGCTCCATATAATGTCGTATCTGTGGATGATAGAATTAGAGTAACTCTTAACATTAATTTAACATGACACTCACTAATCCAACAAAGAACTGGGTAGTTCGCTACCATCTTTCAGGCAAACCAGCGACACAATATAACTTTGCTGGTTGGAAAGAAAGTGGTAAACCTAGCTATACCGCCAAGTTTGATAAGATTGAAAAGTTCGAGAAAGCTGATGATGCATTTCGTATAGCAGTTCAACTTAATGAAACTGGAGATTATGTAGCAGAAGTAAAACGTATTTGTATTGCCCTAGGCGAAGATTATTATTTTATCTAAAACTATGACTGAACAAACTATTGACATTGAAGCCCAAGAGGTGATAGAATCACCAGAGATAGATCCACAAACTCCTTTTTTGAATGCCCAAATTAATCAAAAGGAATTAAAAAAAGTTATCAAGCAGTATAACCGCTATCGTAAATCTATTTTTGCTGAAATTCGTCGTCTCGATGGTGCTCCCCAATATGACAATCCATTCTAAAGTTCAACTTATCTCGGTTACACCTGATGCAGAAAAGACAATGGCATATGTTGCTAGAGTCTCTAATCCTAGTAACCAAGATAATGAAAACTACGCAGGGTTACTGCGTTATTGTATTAAGCATAATCATTGGTCTGTGTTTGAACAATCTCATATGACACTTGAGATTGAAACAACTCGTGGTATTGCAGCACAAGTGCTTCGTCATAGGAGCTTCACATTCCAAGAGTTTTCCCAGCGTTATGCTGATACCAATCTGATTACTCAGAATATTCCCATCCCAGATCTTCGTAAACTAGATACTAAGAACCGTCAGAACTCTACAGATGACCTTGGAGACTATGTGAAACTCAAGTTTCAGGCAGAGATCGCTGAGCATTTCACCGCCGCCAACAACCTCTACAAGCGCCTGCTAGAGGCGGGAGTCGCTAAGGAGTGTGCAAGGTTCGTGCTGCCCCTGGCAACGCCCACAAGGATCTACATGACGGGATCGTGCAGGTCATGGATCCATTACATTGATCTTCGCTCTGCCCACGGCACTCAGAAGGAACACATGATCATCGCTGAGCAATGCAGAGAAATCTTTAAGGAACAGTTTCCAGCGGTTGCAGAAGCAATGGAATGGTGATATAATAGGGTCAACCACACAGACCCAATGAATATTTTCTATCTCAGCTACGATCCTCGAACGTGTGCCGCCGAGCATTGCGATAAACATGTGGTTAAAATGATTGTTGAGTATGCTCAGCTTCTCTCCACTGCTCATCGTGTGCTTGACGGCATTCCTTATACTTCCAAGACTGCTAACAATCGTAATATCAAACGCTGGCGACTAGACAAACCACGCGAAGATATTCTTTATAAAGCATCGCATATCAATCATCCATCTGCTGTATGGGTGCGGCAATCCCGTTCGCACTATCGTTGGTTGTTTGATTTGTTTCAGCATTGCTGCTTAGAATATACACGACGATACAAAAAGTATCACAGCACTGAGAGTTTGATTAGTTATCTTTGGGTTCCTCCATTTAACATTCCTGATGCTGGATGGATCGATCCGCCGCCTGCAATGCCCGATAAATACAAAGTGATTGGAGACAGTATCCAATCATACCGCAACTATTACGTCGGAGACAAAGTTGCTTTTGCTACTTGGAAGTCTCCAGCAACTCCCCCATTATGGTTTATTGAAGATGCCAACTTACAGATTCAAGGATAATAACACAGGTGAAGAGTTTGAAAAGTGGATGTATATGGCAGAGAGAGAACCATATCTCGAAGCTAATCCTCACATCACTCAGATGCCTACCATACTACATGCAGTCTCTGAAGTAGGAAACTGGCAGAATAAAACTGATAGTGATTGGAAACACATTATCAATCGCGCTGCCGACACACCTGGATCCACTGTTAATCGTATTTAATATGCCCGTAAGAAATCGTAAAACCAAGCAAGCTGTTCCAAATGGAATGAGCGTGAAGCAGATGAAGCGCAAGAAGCCTCTCAACGAAGAATATTTTGCCAAAGACATTGAACCTCTTACGGATGCACAACGTAAGATGTTTGATGAGTGGAACAATGATAAGCATCTATTTGCTTATGGTGCCGCTGGAACTGGTAAAACATTTGTGGCATTGTATCTTGCACTGAAGGATGTTCTGAATGAGAACACCCCATACGAAAAGGTATATATTGTTCGCTCACTTGTGGCAACTCGTGAGATTGGTTTCCTTCCTGGAGATCATGAAGACAAGTCAAGTCTTTATCAGATTCCTTATAAGAATATGGTAAAGTATATGTTTGAACTGTCAACGGATGAAGAGTTTGAGATGCTGTATGGTAATCTAAAAAATCAGGGAACGATTAGTTTCTGGTCTACATCATTCCTTCGTGGAACTACCATGGATAACTGCATCATCATCGTCGATGAAATGCAGAACCTAAATTTCCATGAACTTGATTCAATCATCACTCGCGTGGGTCAAGATTGTAAGATCATCTTCTCGGGTGATGTTCAACAAACTGACCTGATCAAAACTAATGAACGTAATGGCATTCTTGACTTCCAACGTATCATCAATACAATGGAAGAGTTTGCATCTGTTGAGTTTGGTGTTCAGGATATTGTTCGCTCTGGTTTAGTTCGTAGTTACATCATCAGTAAAATTAATTTGGGATTCTAAATGTTTATTCATTCTTCGTCATTCGCACCTATTGAACTGGAAGCTATCATGGTAGATGGTCGTAGGCTCTATCCAACACCTTCGGGTGGAAAGTATCCTTCGATCACCACAGTTCTAGGTGTGTGCCCGAAGAAGAAAAAGAAACTGAACGAATGGAAACAACGTGTTGGTCATGATAAAGCACAAGCAATCTCAACTCGTGCCGCCACTCGTGGCACAGACTTTCACAAAATGGTTGAAGATTTGCTGAATAACTGCTATAATGAAGAGAACTTCAAAGGGAAGTTCCTCCCCCTTATGATGTTTAAAAATGCTGTTCCGACTCTCAATAGAATCACCAAAGTCTATTTACAAGAAGCAGCATTATACTCAGATCACCTGGAAGTAGCTGGGCGCGTCGATTGTATCGGTGAGTTTGATGGTATTCCATCCATCATTGACTTCAAAACCTCAAAGGAAGAGAAGAAAGAAGAATGGATGGAAGACTATTACATTCAAGAGACTGCGTATGGGTGTATGTTCTATGAACTATATAATACACGCATTAAACAACTTGTGACTATCGTTGCCTGTGAAGATGGTAACACACAAGTAGTGATTAAGCAACCTAAAAAAGAATATCTAGAAAGATTAATCGAACTACGCTCTCTCTACCAGGAAATCTATGGAGGATAATATATTACAGGAAAAATTTATGACCGTTGCGAGATTCTCTTCTGAAGTTGAGACGCTTGTGAACAGTGATTCAATGAGTTATATTGATGCTATCATTCATTATTGTGATACCAACGATATTGAGTTGGAGACTGTGCCCAAGTTGATTTCAAAACCACTAAAAGAAAAACTAAGACATGAAGCTCAACAACTGAACTTCATCAAGAAAACATCCCGTGCAAAACTAATGTTAGTATGACAGACTTCTTTGATTCTGATATTGTTAGAGAAGAAGCAAGAGAAATGGAACGCCTTCAAATGAAGGCAATGGAACTGACTCTTGCTTCTCCTATGAAAGGCGACAAAGAAGATCAACTTGAATATATTCGAGTTGTTCGTTCTCTTGTTGAAAAACAACAGATCTTTTATATGCGTCTGAAACTATCTGATGACCCTCGCGCAGTAGAAATGTGTGAGCAAATCGAACAGGGTGCTAAGATGCTGTATGGGTGGTGGGAAACGCAAGACGTTCAGACCCTCATGCGTAACATGCTCGACAAGCTCGACGAGTTTGAGCAGGAGATCGAGGCAGAGGGTTGACGCCGACCTCTGCCCGTGGTATGATGACTAAGTGATCGGGCGTCACACAGACCAAATCTAAAACAATCCGAGGTAATCCTATGTCTTTCGCTGACCTTAAGCGCAAATCTCAAAACTCCTTTGCTTCTCTGACTAAGGAACTTGAGAAAGCAAACTCTTCTTCTAGTGGCGATGATCGCTTCTGGAAACCTAGCGTTGACGCCGCTGGTAACGGGTTCGCTGTTATTCGTTTCCTCCCTGCACCTGATGGTGAGGAAATCCCTTTTGTGAAACTCTATTCCCATGCCTTCCAAGGTGATGGTGGTTGGTATATCGAGAACTCTCTCACCACTCTGGGTCAGAAAGATCCTGTGGGTGAGGTGAATCGCCGCCTGTGGAATAGTGGTCGTGATGCTGATAAAGAAACTGCTCGCAAGCAGAAGCGCAAACTGACTTACTACTCTAACATCTATGTGGTGAGTGATAAAGCCAATCCCGAGAATGAGGGTAAGGTGTTCCTGTATAAGTATGGCAAGAAGATCTATGACAAGATCTGTGCTGCTATGCAACCTGAATTTGAAGATGAGTCTCCTGTGAATCCTTTCGATCTGTGGGAAGGTGCTAACTTCAAACTGAAGATCACCAACGTTGCTGGTTATTGGAACTATGATAAGTCTGAGTTCGCCGCCCCGTCTGCACTCTCAGCGGATGATACTGCGCTTGAAAAAATCTGGCGTCAAGCATACTCTCTCCAAGAGTTTGTCGCGCCGTCTAACTTCAAGACCTATGAAGAACTGGAAGAGCGTCTGAATCTGGTGTTGGGTATCACTCAAACTCCTTCCCAAGCTCGTGCTGCTCAAGCAACTCGTGTGATGGATGAGGAAGAGGATGAAGAGTTCTCTGCTCCCGCTCCCGTCGCTCGCCGCGAACCTGCACTCCCTAAAGTTGCAGTTGCTGCTGGCGTAGATGAAGATGAAGACGATGCTTTGAGTTACTTTGCTCGTCTTGCTGAGGAAGACTGATAATAGTAAAGGGGGCATTATGCCCCCTTTTTTTATATACCAGCTTTCTTGGTTGTTCGATTTATGTAAGAACTAGACTTAGAATACTCCATCCCTAAATCAAATTGATCAATAAATTCTTGAACATATTCTGGTCTTAGGATATAAATTTTTCTTTTCTCATCATTCAATTTTAATTCATATTCATAATTAGTGATAGGTTTTGATATGGTATTTCCATTTACTGATACTACACTTCCATTATTATAGTATTTGTATACACTATTATAGAAAGATTGTTCTACTCTTAATCCAGATTTAAGCACAACTAACCCAGAACTATTCTTCACTTCGTATGTTTCATAGTGGTGAATACCTTCTGGGTTTCCGTATGTTTTTTGAACTATCTCATACAAATCAGATTCTCTGATTGGTAGATCAAAATAAGAATTGATAATATTATTTGTAATTAATATCACCCAATCAAAATCAGATTTTCCGTAAAATTTATATGACAGATAATCAATTCTGTCTGTGTCTGTCATGTTATATTCATTAAAAAAGTTCTGAAAGTTGTAAGAGCTTTCAGTTACTTTGTATCTTCTGAAGAAATTTTTAGCAAGAACATATTCTCTTTCCGAGAATGGAAAGGTCAATGGTTTCTTGTCGTATTCTATGTTTGGTAAACGTTTGAAGTATGACATTATCGTGCTCTACCTGATTCTAAATCATCTCTGAATACAAGTTTGGTTTCTTTAAATCCAACTGTTAGTTGAATTCCTATTGGTTTACCATCTTCAAATGACATATAACTTCCTTCCGTAACGTAACTTATATTTACTGAAGTTATACCCGAAACTTTATACTTGGGTAAGTATTCGTTTTCACCACCGCCAGCTTTAAAGAATTTCACTTCACATAATTTAGGTAGGTTTATAAAATTTTTACCTTCTGTTCCGAATATACTATTTGCTGTTGATGGAACACATGCTTCTCTAAAAGTCTTTACGATATCTAATATCGCTTGCGCTTCGCCAGATGACTGAGGAATCATTTTAAAACTATATCCATGAGACCTCAATCCAAATCCACTATAAAGAAGTTCTGTATTTGGATTTAATATAGTTCCTGATGTTAATGCTAAAACATCATTATAATTTAAATTCGCTCCCAGTCCAGGAAGATTGGAAAAACTAGTTGCGAGATATTTTACTGCATCATCTCCAGCTGCTTTTGCAAAGTTTGTGAATTTTTCTCCAGGATTTTTAAAGACAGAATCAATAGCGCCTTGCAAATTTCCTTTTGTTACTGCTTGAGATATTGGTTCTGCTACAGCACCCAAGGCAAATTGCGCTAGAGAAGTTGTATCTTTTCCTTGCCAATTACCAGAAAAGGAAGTTCCCACATCACTAGGCATATTCATTGCAATTGTGCTACCACTAGCAGTGTATCCTTGCGTCTGACTATATGCACTACTTCCACCTGAAACTGGTGGCTTATAATCACCAAATGAAAATTGGATCCAGTCACTACTACCATCAATATCTGCTGGATATTTTAATGTCATTGACTTACTACCTCGATGTCTTCTGGTCTACCATAACCTTTGATGATTCTTTTTGCTTTGATTCTATCATTATATTTTTCGTTGGTTTCTTTCCATACATCAGATGACTTGTATGGAACTAAAACGTTTCCTCTTTCTCTAACAAAATGTTCTATCGGCAAAGCAATAGCAGTATCCCATTCATCAATCGCAAGATCTAAAAGGAATCCATCTACATGGTCTAAAATATATTTATGGAAACATGCACGAGGTAAATCAATACGATCATTTTTTAATTTTTCTATAGCAAGCACTCTTTTTCTCGGATCCATGTAGTGTAAATTAGCACCAAAGAAATGATCTGAGTTTGCTTTGATGACATATACTAATGGAAATGTATCATAGTATGGTAGATACTTCATCTTAGCTTTATATTCAAAAAGAAATAGTCTACCTACTCTTGCGTATCTTCTGAGTTGGTTTTGGTCTTTATTTTCTTCTGTGTCTGCTCTATCTCTACGTTCATCACGTATTGTTTTATCTGGTTGTTGTTTGTATTCTAAAGCCATGGTGCGAACAGTCTTTCTATACCACTGCCAAGATTGTTCTTCGCTCCCTGCTTTTTCTTTAACTCTTTCAAATAAAGTATTATATCCTTTTCTAGTTTTAGATGTTTCTTTTTTAAATCCTTGTGCCATCTGCTACACCCCCAAGTGATCTTCGGTGAGAATAAGGAATTGCATTTGTCTATCCTCACACCAGTCACTTGCGGCTTCCCATTTCGCTTGGTTTTTTAGAAACGTTAGAACCTTGTCTTTGTATACTTTAGTTTGTTTCTTTGCTGGAGGTGGAGGAGTTGTCTGTTTCTTTGGTTTAATTTCAACAAGATATTTTTTAATTTCATTTGATTTTGTACGAACTTTGATATAGAAGTCTACATAATAACGATGAACCCTTCCATCAATAGGTGAACGATAAGGTATCACAACTTCCTCACTGCCCCACTCAATGACACTGCTGTTTCTGTCACAGAATATCATAAACTTTCTTTCCCATAACGAACGATAGATTATATTCATAGGGTTACCCCTATACTTCGTGGGATTTATGGGGCGATAAAATCCCGAGTATGCCATAAATATAAATATAACTTCTCAAGGTATTTATTAAATGGGCGTTCAAACCTATTTAACAGCAATCTCAAATGGAAGAGGGATGGCAAAAAGCAATCTCTATTCTGTTTATTTTTCTGGAGGTGTTATCAACGAACTGATAGGAGATTTTGGCGGCATTGACAGAAAAGCTGGAACGCAACCTTCTCTAGTTGGAGAACGAGTTAATATCATGTGTGATGAAGTATCCTTACCAGGAGTTCAATCCTCGACAGGTAGTGTGGTTAGACATCCTGGAGCAAATCCAATTTACTATCCAACCAATCCAATATATAATGACCTTCAATTATCTTTTATGTGTGACGCAGAGATGCAAGCACTGAATTTCTTAACAGATTGGCACGCTAAAATTTACAAGAAAGTTGGTAATTCATATCAAATTAATTACCCAGAAAAATATAAATGCACTACATTAACTATCGAAAAAAACGAAAAGGATTCTAAATCTGAAGTTGGTTTGACCCCTGTTAAATATGAACTTAAAGATGCATGGGTTTATTCAGTTGATGCTATTCCTCTCTCGTATGGATCTAGTCAAATAGTTAAGGTGACTGCTAACTTCTACTACACTAATTGGAATGCAACTTTCAACCGTCTCAACACTATAACCTAAATATTTTTACGAACATATTATCTTCTTTGGAGTAATCATGACTTTACCAAAACCACCAGTGCCAACATATGAGTTGGAATTGCCATCATCAGGAAAGACAATTAAGTATAGACCATTTCTAGTTAGTGAAGAAAAGATTCTTCTTATGGCTATGGAATCTGAAGATGAAAAACAAATCACACAAGCAGTAAAAGATATTGTGAAAGCTTGTGTTCTTACGAAGGGTGTGAAGATTGAAGACCTAGCATCATTTGATATCGAATACATCTTTCTCAACATACGTGGCAAATCTGTTGGTGAAGAAGTTAAAATGAAAATCATCTGTAATGATGACAATGAAACAGAGGTAGAATATACTTTAGATTTAAGTAAAGTAGAAGTTCAAAAAAATCCAGATCATGATGCTAAAATATTATTAGATGATACTACAGGTATTGTGATGAAGTATCCTGGTGTTGATCAGTTTATTCAAACACAAATCATGATGAAGTCATTGAACGCAGAAGAAGTATTTGATATTATTATTGATTCTGTTCATCAGATCTTTTCTGGAGAAGAAGTGTTCGAGGCTAAAACAACATCAAGAAAAGAAATTGAAGATTGGATGGGTGGATTAACTTCCAAACAATTCGAGAAAGTTAAAGATTTTTTTGCTACCATGCCCAAGTTAGCGCATACATTTAAAGTTACTAATCCTAACACTGGAGTTGAATCTGAATACACAATTGAGGGTCTGGTAAATTTTTTCGGGTGAGCATGTTCCATGAGAGCCTTGCTAATTATTATCAGTCAAATTTTAATCTCATGTATATTCATAAGTTTAGTTTGACTGAATTGGATAACATGCTCCCCTGGGAAAGAATGGTTTATATTACTATGTTGAATGCTTATATTGAAGAGCAGAACAGTAAGAATAAATGAACTACGATTACTTACCCCAACCACCTGAAGGTGTATTAGATCCAAAGATACCTTGGAGTAGGATTAATCCTAACTCTAGGTTGTGGTTGGTTTTAAAATCAAAATTAACTGGCAGAAGACAGGGAGATGAATTCTATAGTTCATATGTAAATCTTTCTGATGCTGATGCTGATAAACTGATTGCAAACATGAAGAAGGATCCTCGTGGGTATCCTTCTTTAGATCAGACTAGTGGCACTCCTGTTCAGTGGATGGAAAGACAGAGATTATATCAAGAGTGGTTGGTAGAAGCATACCTCGAAAATCCTTTTCGTGAAGATGTAAATAAAAAAATTGAAGCAGCTGAACAAGAAAGAAGATTACTAGAAATACAGGAACAAAGAAAAAAAGAAAAAGAAGAGAAGGAAGAGAGAGAAAAAAGAAAGAAAGAGCGCGAGCAGATCAAACCCCCAGAGACATCCGTTCCTGCTCCTGTAGCACCTGCTCCTGTTGAACCTGCTTCTGTGCCAGCAGCACCTGCTCCTGCTGCTCCAGAAGCACGCAAACCCAAGCCAGCGCCTTTGAGAGATGAGGATCTGGTTGCCCCATATCGAATGCCATCGAATGTTTCTAAAGCGATGGCGAGTTATGGTGATGCTTTAGATGCTATTGGTAATCAATTATCAAAACAGAATTCTATTCTCACTAGAAACCTAGGTTACTTAAGAAGGATAAATGAAGATCTTGGTGATGTAGAATTCTTACTCGGTCAGATGACTGAGAATTATCAAGAAGCACTTGATGATTTTGAAACCGAAGAAAGAAAAAAAGCATTACGAAAAAAGATTGTTGGTAAAATATTTTCTCCATTTGGTAGTGGAAAAGAACCACCTTCGAAGGTAAAACCAAAACAAGAGAAGAAACAAAATTGGTTTGATGGGATCACCTCGTTCTTTAATCCAAGTAAAAGACCAGAAAAAAAATTAGCATCAGGTGGAATTGCATTAGGTCAAACGGGAGGAGATAAAGTAATACCTCCAGGTGTGTATGATAATCCTATCAGAGGTAGACTAGCGCCAGGAACTGTAGTCGTTCCTCATAACAGAAACGACGGGAAGAGAATACTAAACCAATATGATCAGCAATCTTATATACAATCTTTCGGTGATGTATTAGCAAAATCATCAAATGCTTTACTTGGTTCTGCTGTTGTTGTATATGGATCTGTTCTTCGTAGTTTAGGTCCTCTTGCTGGATATTTTAATACTAGTATTTCTGGATTAATACCTACAGTATCTTCAATACTCAGCATATCTCGCAGTGCTGTTATTGATATGTTTGGTGGTCCTGCGTATGCAGGAACTACAGAAAATACACAAGATCTGAAATCATTCTATAAATCCTGGCGTGTTTATATGAATGATAATGATTTATATTTTCCAGGTGCTACTGGTGTTTTTGGTGGAGCTCCATTACCTTCAGGAGAGATTGCAGAAGATATAGGTATCATTTCTTCTGCTGCCGATCTTAGATACGTTGGTGGAACTAATGTAAATAAATTACCTGCATGGATACCTTTTTCAAAAGAAGATACAAAGAAGATTGGATATGTATCTGGGTTTGGATATAGGTGGGGAAGGCAGCATAGTGGTATTGATTTAGATGGCGATCCTGGCATCAAAATTATTTCACCTTTTGCTGGAACTGTATATGACATTAATAAAAACTGGCCAGCTGATGGTGGTGGTGGGTATGGTAATTTGGTTGGCATCGCCCACGATCAACCAAAAATATTTACATTTTATGGTCACTTAAAAGATGTTGCTACCAATTTGGAGATGGGATCTAAAGTAAAAGCAGGTGAAGTAATAGGAACAGTGGGTAACACTGGTCGTTCTTTTGGTCCCCACCTGCACTGGGAAGTTAGAACACAGGCTAGCGGAGGGCAAATAGATCCCGTTGAATGGACGCATCAAAACAAACCAAGTTTTGCTGTTGGTGGATGGTTCAAACCATTGGTTAATTTAGTTAGGAATGTCACTAGACCAAAAGGACTTAGTATCAGAGGAGTTCAAGCTGGTTTTACTGGCATGGCGAGAGAAGGATTTGAGGCTATTATGAAAGGTGACAAATTTAGATTGGGTAAATGGAAACCACAGATACTTGGCAGGGGAGCATACTCTGCTCCAACACTAAAAGGTGCTCAAAGATATGCTGGTGCTCAAGGATCTTTAGGAGGCAAGCAAACTCCTGGTGGTGTTGTGAAGAGTATTGTTCCAGGAACTGCTAGGAGGATTGATATATTAGAACCACAAGCAGCAGTGAAACCAGCAACATTTGATAAGGGTAAACTGTTAGCAGATAAGTTACTACAAGGTGCATATGCAAACAGCCCATTAGCAAACAATCTTCGTTTACAACTTATAACTGGCAGTGCTCAAAATGTTGGTGTTGGAATGGGAAAACTTTTCAGTAAAGCAATTGGTATTTTAAATGCTCCTGTAATTGGAGACATGTTATTCCCAGAACCAACTGCTGCTGGAACATTAGATTATGCTAGATCTCAAGGGTGGGTCACACCGCAATCATCAAAACCACCAGTAAAACAAACTACCATTCAGATGCCACCATCTTCTGCAAATGTATCTCCTGCACCCAGAGCATCTTCAAAACCTCAGTTTGTAAATATTGATATACCAACTGGTGAAGTATTAACCACTACACAAATGAGGCGCATGTAATATGTTACTCAACAATCTTATTCCACAAAAAGCAAAGCAAACTAGACAGGAAGCAGTAAGTTTTGAAAGCTCACTTGCTTCAGAATTTAGATCATTAACATCAAAGAGTGGTGAGAATGTAAGGAAGGTTAATCAGCAATTAGATATTTTAATAGAGCAAGCAGAATTAGAAAACGAAATTGCTAATCGTGTTGCTAAACTAGCAGCAATGTTTTCTAAAAATTCTTTGCTGGAAACTTTATCTTACTCTAAGATAGAGGAAAGATTATCAGTATTTCCTAAAAAGACAGAAGAAGATATTATATTAGAAAAAAAGAATACAAAAAAGTCTAAGGTTTCAGAACCTAAAAAACAACCTAAAGTAAATCCCCCCAAAAAATTGGCATCGGGTGGTGTTACTCCTCCAGCTTCTGGTTTGAATAAAGACAAACTTCAATCAAATAAAGGGGAGCAGATTGCTTATAGTGAAGTATTACAGCTCTCGATGAGAGCATCTGGTATTTTTGCAATCACTACTCTAGGAGAATTCATACAAGGAACAGGGGCTCTCGGGGCATTTTTTAAACCTTATTTGAAATCAGTCGTAACACCATTTGCATTATCATTAGGGGTTGAGCAGAATTTAATTAACAGTTTATTAAATTCTCCAATTGAATCTGCATCTTTGGAATTAAAAAATCAACAAAAAGAGTTTGGTAAAACTTGGGCTAAATTTTTAAATGATCCTGATTTTGTTAAGATTTATATTGATAGAGAAGCAACTCTCGATGCTCAAGGAAAACCAAAAGGATTTGTTCCTGCTGATTGGAAGGAAGATCCTGAGTTTGTTGCTTTAGTTAATGCGTTTGCAGAAGAATGGGAATTGAATGCAAATGGATTGCTTGCGTTAATGGCAAGTGAAAGTGGATTGAAACCAGATGCAGAAAATGATGGTGGTTGTGTTGGATTAATTCAGTTTTGCCCTGGTGGTGGTTTACCTGGAACAGGAAAATCAGCGGCAGAACTCAAAGCAATGAGTCGAAGTGAGCAGTGGCCTTATGTAGTAAAATATTGGGTTGGTGTTGGATTGAAAAAAGGAATGACAGCTGGTGATATCTATGGATTGACTCACGTTCCTGCTTGGTATGGAAAAGCAGTGAACGGATTAGCAGTAGGATCTCCAGAGAGAATGAATGCTGTAGTTGCTACTTCTGCTGATGGTCCTGCGTATTCTCAAAATGCTAGACTTGATTTTAATGGAGATGGGAAGATAACAGTTCAAGATTACGACGATGAGGTTAGAAGAGTTGGTAAAAATTTCGGAATAAAATATGAGACTGGAGGTTACTATACTCCAGAAGAATTAGATATGGTAACACCAATGACGCCATATCTATTATCCGGACCCGATTCTGGTTATGATGTAGTGATTCAAAATACTCCTATCATAATGCACGGTGATGAGATTGTTGAAGAGACACCAGAAGGAGTTAAAATTTATCCAGTAAAAAATAGACTGTATGATATCACAAAAGATCCAGTTGATGTTATAAAAAGATGGCAACAAATTTCTTTGCAATCTAATACTCAACGTGTGGAATCATTTGCAAGAGGTGGAGTAACACAACGCCCCTGGTGGGATAAAATGGGTTGGTTCGGTGGCGCGGCGGCGGAAAGAAAAAGAACACAAAAAAATCGCAAGAGAAATTACGGTGATGATTACAAAAGACAAGAATTAATTCTTGCGGCAAAAGCATCTGGTGGTAGTGGTCTTGCTGACATTAGGGGTAGTCAAAGACTAAAGCAAGTATTTGATGATCAGAGAACTACAACGAACAAACTATCTCCAAGTAAATCAGAATCTCTAGTCATTTCTAAGTTAGATCCTTCTCTAACACCGATGCAAAATTGGGCTAAATTATTTCCAGATCTTGCCAGAAAAGTTAAACCAGGGCAATCTGGATACGATGAAATACAAAAAGTCTTATCATCTTCAGGAACCAGAGAAGTAGCATCACAAACAAAATCAACTGGCACAGTAATTGTAAATAGAATCCCAATAGAATCCTCACCTAATGTGTCTCAATCTGTTCAAAGTTCTACGCCCACACAAATTACTACAGTTACTTTCAATCCTCATCGATTGAGATCAGAACTTAATATGAGACGCGCTCGATAAATACTTTTACTAGGAGAGATAAATAGATGTCTTTTGGAACCGAAAGCTCAGCATCAGTAGGAGGTCAATCCCTCGCAGGTTTCATAGTATCTAAAGCAACTCAGTCTCGTAAGGATGCGAGAAAAGAGGATAGAAAACAATCGCGCAGAAAAAAGAAAGAAGAACAAACAAAAAAAGAAAACAAACAACAAGAGAAGAAACAAAAAATAGGAACTAAGTTACTTGGGAGTCTTCCTTCTTTAGGTAATCTTTTTTCATTTAAGAAACCAGAAACTAAAACTTCATCTCAGTCATCACAACCCAGATCTTCTGGTGGGGCAACTGGATTAGCAAAAATTCTTACGCAAGGATTTGGTTCTCTCACGGCTGATACGATGGGAGTTGCTTCTGGTCTCGCATCAGTTACGCAAGTTCTCAATAGTTCTTTAAGAGCACAATCTTTTACTGCAACTGGTGTTCAAACTATTGCTAGTATTCTTTCAGATCAAGTAGAGAATCAAGGATCTATATTATCAACTGTTAAATCATTGAAAACTGGTGGTAGATCTTCAGGAACTGGATCAAGTATGTTTGGATCCAGTAGATCATCAGGTGTAAAATCTGATACTCTAACTGGATTTGTTTGGGAAAAAGTTAAAGATAAAGTTTTAGGGTTTTTATCTGGAGCTGCTGCTACTCAATTAGGAAAACTAAAAAATTTATTTAAACCTAAAGGTGCTACATCAACTGCAAAACCTTCTCCTTCTCCAGGTGCATCTGCATTAAAACCAAAACCATTGGGAAGAATGACAGGTTCTTATGATAGATTTTTACAAGGATCATCTAATTTTGGTGATAGATTAAGATTACTTCGTAGAGGTCAAATAGGTCCTGGTCAATTATTTACTAAAGGTGGTGTAGATTCCCTGGCAAAACCAACTGGGGGTGGGTTATTAAAATCTTTTAAATCTTTTGCAACACCGAAAAATTTGTTAACGGGAGTTAAAGGATTAGGTGTTGGATTGCTGGGTGATATGGCAGTAAATAAAATTGGAGAGGCAGTAGGCAATAAAGTAACAGAAGATTCTATCAGAAGAATTAGTTCCTTACCTCCAGAGAAAAAAGAAAAAGCGATCAAAGGTTTGCGTTCTGAATTAGAAAAAGAAAAATCATGGCAATCTGGATTTGGGGGAGCTTTTGATAACATCATTAACCTTGGTGGTATTTTAGGGGAAAGTTCCAGTCAAACAAAATCAGGTGGAATTGAGCGAATATTATCTGGATTAGGTGAAGAGAAAATGGCATCAGGTGGAGTGATGCTTGGTGAAGCAGGTAAAGAATCTGTCGTTGATTTAAATTCAAAAACTGGAAAAGATTTAGTTGGTAAACAGGGTGAAGATCCAGGCATGAAAGCATCAGCTGCCTCCACTCTTGCTGTAGTTGATCAATTCATTAAAGGCATGGGTTCTTTAGGTGCTCCAGTAGCACAAGCACTCGGACCAGAAATTCAAAACCTTGCTAGAACTTTTGGTATGTCACAGGCATTACCAAACTTAAAAGTTGGTGGTGGTAAGTTTAAAGAAGATGGCGGTGCAAAAAAGACTAGAGAAGATTTCTTAAAAAATTTAATAGCAGGTTCACTAGAATCACTCGATGCCAAGAAGAAAGAAGAGAAGAAGCAAGGGCAGGATAACAAACCTCAAACTACTAACGAACAACAGAATCAATCAAACCCTTCTAATCCAGATACAGGATCAGGAACACAAAGAAATGTTGGTGCTGATGGAAAACCAATGGATGTTCATGATCCTAAGTCTTATGGTGCTGGTCGTCAGTCTGTTACCAAAGGAACTAACGAAGGTGTTGGTGTTTCGGATGTGGATACCAACCGCCAGACTGGGCAACTAGAAGCAAATCATGTGAACTTTAATCATGATGGAAAAGATTACAAAGTAAGAATCAATCCCAACAATGGAGATTATGAAGTCTTCCAATCTCGTGGGTATCTTGGAATGGTAGATAAAAAAATAGATGTTGGCGGACCTCAAGGACCAAAGCCAGGTCAAGCGAACGAAGCACTGTTGAGAAAAGCACATGGTCAAGTTAGAGCATTCTTTATGAAGAACGCCCCACAGAAAGGATTGTCATTGAAGTACTTGAGTGAAGCGGAAGTTGATAAGAGCTCCACGGGTAATCAAAAACGAGGTGGAACAGTTAAGTCATATAATAAAGGCGGCGTAGTTCAAAAACCTTGGTGGGATTTCATAGGAAATTTCATAGATACTCATCGCAATACCAAGTCAACTGATTATAAGAATCAAAATAATAATCCTCTTGCCTCGATGGCAAAGCAAAGAGAGATGATGAAAGAGTTGGGTTATGAAGAAGGAGGAACGGTAAAAAGACCAACAATCAGAGAAGATGTAGATGATATCAGAAGAATGATTGCTGCTTCAATGATGAGGCAACAGGATAGATATCTTCCTGGAGATAAAATACCAGTTGGAAATGATCTGATAACTAAATCAGTAACACCAAAGGTATCACCAGCATCCCCACCAACAAGTGCCACATCTAAAGAGGGTGAAGGTTTAAATTCTGCTGCGATTATTAATATAGTTGGTGCTGGGGGTGCGGGTATGACTATCCCATCATCGGCAGATGAGATGAATGAACAATCTACAGCAGAGTTTGTTTCAGATCCATGGCCAGGTGGTTTAGCATCTGTTCTTTGTGTATCATCACCTTGGGGGAATTAATAAATGTCAGTAGATCTTAATGCTCACGTAAAGAACGTTGTTATTATTGATACAAACGGAGTCAAGCATCCTTTAACTGGTAAGAATCCAGAAGCGCAATTAAATGCTATTAAAATATACGAGAGTATAGAATTGAATACTGTAGTTGCTGAATTAATGGTTGTTGACACAGGAATTAACTTGATTGCTAGCGCACCTATCGTAGGCACAGAAACAGTTGAGATAGAACTAATAGCGCCTAATATTTCTGAAGAATCTTATAAGTGGAAGTTTGTAGTTTATGGGATTAGAAATAGAATAGTTTCTAAAAATATGCAAGTCTACATATTAGATTTGTTTTCTCCAGAAGCATTGAGAAATGAAACTTTACGAATTGGAAAAGCTATATCAGGCACGGGCGACTCCATCGTTAGTCAAATCTTAAAGGATTACTTAGACACCGATAAAGATATATCATCGGAATCTTGTAAGTATAAAATGAAACAGATACCATCATTGAAAAGACCATTCGATGTTGTCTCATCAATGCTTCCTGAATGTGTATCTTCATCCGCTACAACTCCACTAGCCCCTCAACCATCTGCAACATCTTCTAAAGGTGGATCCACTAGTGCTTCTGGTGGTCAGACACAAGCTGCTACTAAAGAAACTGCAACTGTTGTTTCTGGTTCTGCTGGATACATGTTCTTTGAAACATATGATGGTTATGTTTTCAAATCTATAGATGCTTTAATACAAGAAAATCAAAACAAACACCCAGAATATGTTTATGGTATGGCGCAAGATGATAATTCAAATGCACAAAAGAACTCTTATCTTATTTTGAATTATTCTTTTGGCAGTCAAGAAAATATTTTGAAAAAGATGCGTTATGGTGTTTACTCATCGATGATATCATTTTTCAATCCATCTAACTTAGAGTATGAAGAATACTTTTTTGATCTCAGTAAAGAATATCCTAGGATGGTTCACTTAGGAACTGATGAAGATATCCCAGAGACAATTAAAACTTTGGCAAAGTATCCTTCTAGAGTTATGTTACAATTTTTTGATCATGAAACATTCCATGACGCAGATACAATTGCTGATCCACAGAAGGCTGGTGCTAGTGGAGGAACACAATACCCAGACTTCAGGAAGCAATGGATGGCTCAATCGATGAGCAGGCATATGATTTTGAATAACCAGATACTAAATATCACTATACCTATTAATTTCGGAATTAGAGCTGGCGATAAACTGAACGTTAAGTTACCTAACCAATCAGTCTCCTCTAAAAGAGAAGAAGAAAAATATGATTTAGTGAACAGTGGTTTGTATCTAGTTAAGAAAATTTCTTATGATATAACTAGAGACTCTTCTAAGGGATTGATCGCAGTTTGTAATTTGGAACTTATTAGAGATAATTTAGGGAGTTAGTAATGGAAAACATTCAAAAACATATAGAACACGATAAGAGAATCTTAGATGATCCTCTATCTTCTTCTCAATCAAGAAGACATGCTGAAGAAGAACTGGAATCTTTGGAAGCATATCATTCTCGTCACCCAGAAGATGATCATGATCCATCGCCATTGGAATTATACTGTGACGAAAATCCAAATGCTTTAGAGTGTAGAATTTACGACAACTAATTATGTTGCTACCCGAATTAAATTTACCAGTAGGTTTTGCTGGCAAAGATGGTTTCTATTGGTGGATAGGTCAGATCGAAACAGATGTAGACAAAAAGTTCTCCAATAGATATAAAGTAAGAATTGTTGGGCAGCATGTTAAGAGTTGCACTGCTGTTTCCGTTGAGGATTTACCTTGGGCGGTAGTTATGCTGCCTGTAACTGCTCCTTCATCGGAAGGTAATAGTTCATATCATCCAGCAAGATTACAGAAAGGAGATTGGGTAGTAGGTTTCTTTTTAGATGGTGCTGAAGGTCAACACCCTGTTATCATGGGTAGTTTCCAGAAGGTAACCAAGTCAACAACTAATACATCATTATCAAATAATAATTCTACTGCAGAGTGTCTGGCATTCACAAGATATGTTCCAGATACTAATCCTAAAATGACTGTTCCAGAAGGCAGTCAGGATGCAACTGCTAGACCAGGAATTAAAAACGGAGAAGGATCTGGATCATCAACCATTTTAAATGCTACAAATGATCAGCAATCTGGAACTAATCCACATGGAAGATATGCATGTGTTTTGATTGCAGATCCTACATGTGAAGATACATCATCATCTCAATCTAAATTTGAGCAAACCCTATCAGAATTTTTTGGAGCAGTTTCTAAAAATGGTGGGCAGTTAGGAACTCAGATGTTGAGCAGTGTCACTGGAAAACTCTACGATTATACTGGTGCTGCTGGTGGATATATTAGAAGAGTATTTGGATTAGCGAGAACTTATATTAAAGCTGGAAAGTTTCAACTGCTTGCTTTGATAAAGAAGGGAGTGCAAACTTTAATATCATTCTGTTTAGGAATACCTATCCCAACATCAAATCCTAAAGATGGCAAAGCAGTTAAATTAAAAAATCAAGGTATATTAAGTAAACTATTCCAGTGGTTGAATGAACAACTCGGATTGATTAATTGTGCCATTGCAGGATTAGAAGATAGACTTCTAGATTTTTTAACAAACTTAATTTATGGTTTACTTACGGAAGTTGTATCTGCTGCAACTTGTAAGATAGAACAGATTGTATCTCAAATTATTAATGAGATTGAAAGTTTTCTTACCGACGCAATAAGTGCAATTCTAGGACCTCTACAAGCTATCTTAGGAATTATTGCTAGCCCACTTAATATCTTGGGAGCAATTCTACAATACATATTCACACTGTTTGGTATCTCCTGCACAGGACCAGATAAAAAATGTAAGAAACCAGAACAGTCTCAGTTTTGCACTGGAGCTGCTAATAATAAGAAACCAGGGGAAGATGATTTCGCAGCACTAGATAAATTAATTGCTGATGTTGCTGCAGGTGGTCAAGCAGATTTACAAACAAGTTGCACAGATTACACTACATTGCCTTGCCCAGCAGTCACAACAGCAAATGTATACGGCGGAGAACCAGGAGACGGTTCTGGTGATCCAGAAACACCACCGCCAGATGTAGAAGATCCTTTCGATAATTTCTTTGATTCATTTAATCCGCCAACTGATGACGGTAATAGAGATGGATCAGATGATATTGACGAAGAGGTTGATGCGATACCAGTTAATGCGGCAGTTAATAGCACAGTTGGTTTAAGATTAACTAGCAACTCAAGGTATAGAATTGCATTAGCACAAAGAAGTGATTATACATGGAGGGGAACTTTAAACATCAACTTATCATCTACTTCTTCTGAAGTTAGAACGCAAGATAGATACGAAGTTGATGTCGTTTCAGTTATACCACAGACAGAGACTAATATTATAACATATTCATTGACTGCTGACAAGACAAGAGTTAGACAAAGTGAAACAATTTCATTTACATTAAGATTATTAAGTGGATCTGTTCCAGATGGAACAGTATTTAATTATTTTATGTTTGGTTTTATTCAAGCATCTGATTTTGCTAATGGAATAAACACAGGAAGAATGACAATGATTGACGGTGTTGCTACTGCAAACATAACAATCTCTTCACAAATAAGTATAGCAGATGAAGAAGAAGTGCTATTCAGTGTGACAGAAGCTGGTTTGTCTAGGCAGTTTATCATCTACAATCAGAATCCCGTAGTAACTACACCAACAGAACCACCTAGATCATTTGTTCCTCCCACTTTAGGAATACCTGAAGTTGATGGGGAGGGTAGGATCATATACATACCTATCGTTGACCCAGGAGATCCATATGTAAGACCTCCATTTATTAATATAGCAGGAACTGGTAGTGGTGCTTCTGCTACTGCACTTTTAGATGATAGTGGTAGGTTGACGAAGATAAAGATAGAAAGACCTGGAAGGAATTATGTTCCAAACAAATCTAACAAAACTAGTTGTGTAATAGATGGGTTTGTTGTCATTAGACCTGGATCTGGATACACATCAGAACCAACTGTAACTGTAAATGGAGAGCAAGGAATTGCCAGAGCAATTATAAGAGATGGATTTGTAGTTGATCTTGAAGTAATAAATAAGACGAAAACCTATGAAGATTTCCCTGCTGTCAGAGTGTTTGGTGGTGGTGGATCAGGAACCAGAGTTATTTCGTCGCTCTCTTGTTTAGAAAGAGAAACATACGAAGAGTTTGCATTATCTGTTGCTCCATCTGGAGAAGCACAAGTAATCGATTGCCCATAAAAAATCATGGCAAAAAGTTGGCTAGAACTACAAGAGAATTTAAGAACTGGAGCGGCAAAACTACCTAACCCAGTTCCTAATAGTAGTTGTGGGGTATCTGAAAATCAAACAGCACAAACAGATATACTTGGATTGCCTAATCTAGGTGAACTTACCCAACCAGTTAATGATTTCCTTTCTGGTGTTCAGGGTGAGATAGATCAGTTCGGTGCTGATGTCATGGGAGTGCTTCAAGATATTGGAGCATTTATTCCACCCGAATTACAGGGATCTGGTGGCAGCAACTCGACAACAGAAGACGGAAAATCTAAAGTTGCGGCTGTATCAAGTTTAAATCATACCATTCTAGCAAATGGCGAAGTAACAGTAACTGATGGTAGTGATTCTGATACTGGTGATAGTTTTTATTCTATAGTAACTAGTTCTGGTGGTGGAATAACATTAGATACTGATGGCAGTGTTATTTTAACAGCTGGAAAAAATCCATCTTCAGATCCAAAAACAGGAAGAGTAGATATAATTGCACAGGGAGCTGGCGTGCAAAAGTATGGTGAGTTTCTTGCCATAGAAGTTAATAATGATAATGAGGCATTGTCAGCGGAAAATCCTTCAGTTAAAGGAGCTGCATTTTCTATTGTAGTTCATGGAAACGTTGAAATTCAATCAACATCTGGTGATGTTAAAGTAGGTGGAAAAAATATTGTATTTTCTGCATCTGATTCTATCGAATTAAATGGAGCAGATATTAAATTATATGCTGGATCATCCAGCACAACTACTGGTGGATCTTCTGGTAAAGCGAAAGAAGAACAAGGTGGAATCATAGAACTGAAGTGTGGATTATTAAAGAATTCTAGTGCCGCTCAACAAAATATTGAAGGTGGAACATATAACAAGGTAGATGGTGAGAAGTTTATCACCACTACTAATTCACAGGGTAACGTGACTATCGAATCCACAGGAACTCTTAATATTAAGAGTGGTGGAGACATGATAGAAGAAATTGGAGGAAGGAAACTTACTACCGTATTTGCTGCTCTCCCTGGAGTTAGCTTGGGTGGGGGGTTGATACCACCTAGACCACAAGTATTGGGAGTTTCCGCTGGATATTATATCACAAATAAGTATCCTATCATTCCTGCAGGAGGAACCTCAGCAGAAATTCCTCCTCTAGTTCACATTGATTCAAATGTCAGTGCAGGTGGTCATGGATTCACTGTGGAAGCACCTATGGGCAACATAGGATTATACAGTAGATTTGGTAGCGTTGGTATGGCAACCGATTTTTCTGCTTTTGCTGATATAACTCCACCTGGATTTGTTGGGGCAACTGTTCCTAAACCATTACTTCAATTAAAATCTCCTGGTGCATACATAACAGCACTCGATAATTTAAGTATGGGTGCAAAAATTAACACCAGTCTATTCGCTGGTCCTATTCCTACAGGAGGAACACCACCTATCGATGACTCTATCAATATTACTCCTGGAACTATCAGAGTATCTGCATTAAAGGGTGGTATTTTCTTAAACTAATAGTCATTTCAAAATTGACCTCCAATTACCAAAAGGTCGCAAAAAAAATCTCGGCAAATTTTTGGTCAAAAAAGTCGAGCTTGACAAAACCCCTAAATACCGCTAAACTAGCAATGTGGCGCTTTGAGAATCGAATTTTATGAATCTCCAAAATCCTTCTGAACCAGCTCTTGACAAGATTACGGTTGACCTCTATAATAAGAAGGTAATCATCCGAGGTGAACATGGAACGACTCTTACCTTTCGATGTGCCACAATTAACGAGTTAGTTGAATTAAAGGAAAAATGTGGTAAACTGTTGAAGACAGATAACTTCATTTATCGCTGAGCTCCTTTAGCAATCTGGCGAATGCACCGAACTCATAATTCGGCTAAGGTGGGTTCGATCCCCTCAAGGAGCACTTGACAGTCATTACGGCACCTGCTATAATACTGTCATCATCACGGGGCGGTGGTGGAATCGGTAGACACACCAGACTTAAAATCTGTTGGGGGCAACCCCGTGGGAGTTCAAGTCTCCCTCGCCCTATTTCCCACTAAATAATTTGTAGTGGGAATGTTATGAAATACACATTATCACAAGCATATGTCTTCTACATGGGAGAAGTTGTGCGAATGTATTTCATACAAAATCTTCCATATACGTTTGATGAGTTACCTCAAATAATCCAAGATCATCCTTCTGTTCAAACAGAAGCACTTAGTCATCGTGATTATGATGATGAAGATCTTTACAGAGTTTCAAATTATCTTATAATGGAAGAAATGCATCCTTTGATGTTTGACTTAGAAATCGAAAATCCTGAATTGTTACCTAAAGATGATTGACAAATTTTGTGAATATTTTGAAGGAACATTTGAGAATAAATTGCAAGCAATGTCTTATCCGACACAGTTTGCTATGATTGAACTGATTCACGAAAAAATCGATGAAAATCGTTTTCGTTGTATTCAACGTTATTATGTTGATAAAAACGAATATCGTAGAACAGTTATTGAGGTCATTCCGCAAGAAACTTCAATTCTAGTCAAAAATTATAAAGAAAAAGATGAGTTGACTTATCTTTCTGGGTGTGATATAATGTTCGAGCAGATAGGTGATGAATTTCACGGCAAAAATCTTTGTAAAACCTGCTTTGTCTCCTGGTCGGGAAAAGAAACCTATCTACAAACACAAAGTATTCTCGGAAACGGTTACTATCATGTAATTGATAAGGGATACGATATAAATACCGACGAACATATTTGGGGTAGCTTTCACGGGCAATTCCAGTTCGTCAAATCGCCCTTGTAGCTCAGTGGTAGAGCAGCGGTTTTGTAAACCGCTGGTCGTCTGTTCGAATCAGATCGGGGGCTCTCCGTGTGAAGGAAGTGATACCTGAGGTTCGCCTCAGGTTTTTTCTTATAAATAACTCAGAAGAAATCTCCATACTACGGGTTACTGAGAAGATGCCATTAACAAGATTAGATAATCTTATTTCTAGTAAGACTGGTAAATATCTTTATGTTTCACCTGACGACTTTAATGCTACAGATGCCTTAGATAACAGAGGTAATTCTCCTCTAAGACCATTTGTTAGTATTCAAAGAGCATTTTTAGAAGCGGCAAGATTCTCGTATCTACCTAATGTAGATAATGACAGGTTTGACCAGTTTACAATCATGCTGTCGCCTGGCAATCACTATATTGATAACCGCCCTGGTGTGGAAGATGTTTCTACTCTTCCAATTTTTCAATTTAATCAGGCAACACAAGAGTGGGAAGCAAATACTAATGTAAGCTTCGATCTCTCAGACCCAGATAATATTCTCTACAAGTTCAATGGTCGTGATGGTGGCGCAACCATTCCTAGAGGAACTTCTCTTGTTGGAACAGATCTTCGCAGAACACAAGTTCGTGCTTTATATGTTCCAGATCCTGCTGATCCAGATGTTCCTCGCACAGCTCTCTTTAATGTAACGGGTGGATGCTATTTCTGGCAGTTTACCATTCTAGATGGTGATTTAGAAGCAAGTTCGCCATTATATAATGTTGGATCTCCTGTTGGTGTTGGTAAAGTATACACGCAACCTGGCAGCACTACGAATTTAGCAATTCCTGAATTCTCTCACCACAAAATGACAAACTTTGTGTTTGCCGACAGAGAGGATCTAGGTTTACTTTACAGAAAGATTGCTCGTGTATTCAGTGATTATCAACCAGCAATTGATGACGTATATGTAGAAGGTTCAAATACTCCTGTTACCGATTCTTGGTTTAGCACCACAACCTACCAGATTGGTGATAGGGTTCTTTATGATGGAAATGCTTATATAGCTAGTGCTGTATCCACAAATATTGCTCCTGATGCAGATGAAACAAAGTGGTCTCGTCTTGTAATTCGTGGTCGTGAATTTGATTTCAGGGTTCAAGAAAATAGAATCGTTGGTCCTCTTTCTGACGCTGTTAGATTAGATGAGGTAACAATTTTAGATTCTAACCCCGCAGGAACAGTTACTGTTAAAGTAAGAACAAAAATTAATCATGGTTTCTTCCCTGGTCAATACGTTGCAATTTCCAATAATGGATTGAATACTACACTCAATGGTGTATTCAAAGTAACTGCTATCAGTCAAACTGATCCAAAAGAATTCGAATATAAAGTTGCAACCACAGCAACTGGTTTAGGATTGATTAGCGGAACTACTTACACTGCAGTATCTTCTCCATCACTTGACACTAACGCTACCGTACAGGCGGAGGTAGATAGCGTAGAATCAGCATCTCCATACGTCTTCAACGTTTCGATTCGTTCGACATGGGGTATTTGCGGTATTTGGGCTGATGGTCGCAAGGCGACTGGTTTCAAATCCATGGTTATCGCCCAGTATACTGGTGTTTCGCTACAGAAAGACGACAGAGCATTCATTCGTTACGACGAATTCAGCAACACATGGAACCAGGCACCACTAACTGATGCGTTTGCTACAACTCCTTATCACATCAAGGGAGATGCATATTGGAAGGATGATTGGAGAAACTTCCACGTTCGTGCTTCAGATGACTCCTTCATTCAGAACGTTTCGATCTTCGCGGTAGGTTTTGCTGATCACTTCCTGCTTGAGTCAGGTGGTGACATGTCTATCACCAACTCGAACTCAAACTTTGGTAACACTTCGATGCACTCGAAGGGATACAAAGGTTTTGCATTCTCGCAAGATAAAGGCGGATACATCACTCATATTGTTCCACCAAAATCTCTTTCTACTCTAAAAAATATTAAGCAACAGTATTATGTTCTGGATGCTCAATTAACTAGAGCTACTTCTAATCAAAATAGATTATATTTTGGATCTGATGATGCTCGTAGCGCAGAAGATCGCCCAGCAGCATCGATTGGTGGGTATAGAATTGGTGCAAGAAGAAATGAAAAATTATTTGTAAAACTAGATACTTCTGCTGCTAAGCAAGCAGAACTTTCTCCATCTGGGTTTAAGAGATGGGTTTCTTCTCTATCCACAATTTCTCCAACTGGTTCTAGATCTGTAGAAGATATAAGTCGTTTGTATGTAACTAGCACTGTTGGATTTGCTTCAAATGATTTTGTTAAAGTTGATAACGAATTTTTCAGAATTACTGCAGTTAATCCTTCTAGTTTAAATGTAGTAAGAGCACAATTGTCATCTGCAGCATCTGATCATGTTAATGCATCTATTGTTACAAAATATATTCAAAACGCTGTAGCGACTACTGTTCTTAATGAAGAAGTTGATGCTACTGAGACAGTATTTGACGTTCAGAGCACTACTGGTCTTGCTCCAAATATGTTTGCTAGTATTACTAATAGTCAAACATCTATTAATGAAACAGTTAGAATTGTAACTATTGAGGGTGCTAGTCAAATTACAGTTCAGAGGGGTCAGTTAGGAACTATTGCTGTTGCTCAACCACAGACATCTTTAGTTACTCTAACAACACTTTCAAATACATATTCTCCTGCTTCTCCTAGTGTAACAACAACTCTCACTGAGAGATATCCAAGAATTACTCCTGCATCAAATGCATCAGAAAGAGATTATAATCTTGCACAAGATGCTGCGAATCTAATTGATTCAAATAAAACATTCATTCAAGCAGAAGCATTTGGATATGTTTTACAGAAATATCCATATCTTCAAAATATTTCTTATGTAAACCCAAATATCACTGCGGAAACTGGTAGATATCGTGATGCCAGCAATTTGATTAAAGCAAATCGCCAAGAAATTATTGATTATGCTTTCACTCAAATGCAAGTTGCATTCCCTTCATTCGTTGTTCCAAACAATGAAAATGATAAGTGTAAGCGTGATATTGGATATATTGTAGATGCAATCGCAAACGATTTATATGATGGTGGAAATGCAAGCATCATTGAGGCAACCAAAGCATATTTTGACAATAACGGATCTTTAATTACAAATGGTGTTTTGGGTGAGCAAACTCAATCGGTATTTGCTTTCAATAGAGCAAGAGATTGGGCTAAGAAAGCAATTTCAAACCTTCTAGGAAATACTTCTCTACTTGATGTAATTAGTATCACTTCATCTGGAACAACTGTCACCGTAACGACAGGAAATCCACATAATTTAGAAGCAGGTAATAAAGTAACAGTTGGCGGTGCAACTCAAACTGCATATAATGGAAAAGTAACTGTTCTTGCTTCTGGATTAACTGCTACCCAATTTAGATACACTGCATTATCTGCTCCTTCTGCGTCACCAGCTACTGGTGCATATTATGTTTCGACTGTAACTATTGATCCATCTAATGATTCTATTGTTGCTGGTAGATATAAGGATGCGAGCAACTTAGTTAAATCAAATCGTCAAGAAATTATTGATAGAGCTGCAGCTAAAGTTGCTATTGATTTTCCTGATTTTTATTATCCAGGTGATAGTCAATCAAATGCAACTTCTCGTTTTAAGGATTCGTATCGTCTAATTCAACAAAACAGACAAGAAATTATTGATAGAGCAGCTGCCGAAATCGCTGTTCAGCATCCAGATTTTTATTATCCAAATGATGCTCAAACTACAAGCACATCGAGATATAAAGATGCTTATCGTTTGATCCAATTAAATAGACAAGAAATTATTAATGGAGCTTATGCTCAAATTGCTATTGATTATCCTGGATTTACAAATCCAAATCCAACAAAGTGTCAAAGAGACATTGGATATTTTATTGATGCAATTTCTCTTGATATTTCAATTGGATCTGGTAATGTTTATTCGCGCAAGTTCACTCAGCAGTATTTTACTGTTAGTGGAGCTCCAATTAGTGATGGATTACTAGGAGAAGAAACACAATCGATTGCTGCATTTAATAAAGCTCGTGATTTGATGAAATCGGCAATCACAAATCAATTAACGGTAAAAGATTTAACTGTTACTGTAGATCCTATTACTGGTTCTAATACAAATGTAAATTCTTGTTCTAATGTTCAACTTGCAATTACTAACTTAAGCGCAATTGTTACAAATGCTATTGGTGCTGGTAGTATTTCTGGTTTACCACCTGAAAATGTAGGAACTGTTCCTGCTGGAGAAACAAAATGCAAGAGAGATATTGGCATGTTTATTGATGCTATTTCTCTTGATATTGTTCAGGGAGGTGGTAATGTTTATGCGCGTAAATTCATTCAACAGTATTTTAATCAGGCAGGAACTGCTTGGATAACTGGCGGATTACAAGGTGAAGAAGCTCAGTCTGTAACTGCATTTAACAAAGCAAGAGATATAATGAAACTTGCTGTAGCAAACCAGTTATATGTAAAAGATCTTTCTATTACTGCTGATCCTGCTCCTGGTTCTAATTATGGAACTTCTGGATCTAATACTGATAATAATTTAAATCCTGCTCTATGTTCAGATGTTCAAAATGCAATTACAACTTTAACTTCTATTGTTACTGCTAGAGTAACTGCTGGAAATCTTACTGGATTACCTGCAGAAACACAAGCAACCATTCCAAATGGAGAAGCTAAGTGTAAGCGCGACATTGGTTATATTGTAGATTCTATTGCCCAAGATTTATTCTGGGGTGGAAATGAATTTACTGTTGGTGCAGTAAGAGAATATTTTACTCTAGCAGGTGTTCCTATTTCTAATGGATTAGTTAATGAAGAGAGTCAAACAGTAGTTGCTTTTAATGCTGCAAAAGATGTTGTTAAAAAAGCAGTTACAAATCAACTTTATTCTAAAAATTTAAATCTTTCTTATGGTCCAGCAAATGCTGGTGGATCGGGTGGAAATGTAACATACAATGCATCTGGTAATGGTGCTACTTGCGTAGATGTTCAGACCACAGTAGAAAACTTATTTGCAATTGCTACTAGTGTTGTAGCGTCTGGAACTTTAGCAAATCTTCCTCCAGTAACTAATGGATCTTACGATTGTGCTAATGTTAGAAATAGTATAGATACATTAACTGCAATTTTAACAACTGCGTTAGCATCAGGAAATCTATCTTCTTTACCTGAAGAGAATCCAGGATCATGGAGCACAGTTAGTGAGAGTAGTAAGTGTAAGCGTGATATTGGATATATTGTAGAGGCAGTTACTTCTGATCTACGTTTGGGTGGAAATGAAAATACTATCAACGCAGCAGAAGCATACTATACAGCTGTTCCTCTCAACACTGACACTGTAGACGGAAGACAAGATGGATTTACTCTAGATTATATTGAAAATGAGAGACCAGAAACTCTAGATGCATACAACTATGTAAGAAATTTGGCTATCTCAGCAATGAGAAACCACAATACTTATATCAATAATGCTTCCACTACTTTAAATTCTCCAATCGTTACAGTTCCAAGCACAATTGGTCTTGCTATTGGAATGCGTGTTAGAAGTGTCAATGCTATTCCAACAGGTCCTTCTGATACAGTATCATTTACTTCTACTATTCCAGATACAGCATACATCAAAAAAATTGGTGATGGTCAAAATGGATTGGCATCGAATCAAATAGAATTAGGAAGACTAGGAAGCAGATTTGATGATGGAGAAACTGTAAGTGCTCAGGGAACATCGTCTACTGTAAAATTATACGTTGAATTAAATCAAGGATCTTGGGCAACAACAATTGCTCCTTCAACCGATAGCGCAGTTATTCAAGATTATAATTACACGGCTGCTGGCGATCCTTCAACTGGATCTCCAGGAGGAGAGTGCGCTACTGTTGCTAATTCAATTGTTAATTATTTCAATATTATTTCAACAATTATCAACAATGGTGTTGGTGTTGTTCCTAGAGTTGCTTCTTCTCTTAACACAGCATCCCTCGCTCAAAGAGGATCTCTATTCACTTTAACTGAATATGATAGCAATGGAAATCCAACATCAAACCCCCACCAGTTAGAAACTGGAACTCCAGTAAGACTTGTTCCATCTCCTAGACCAGGAACTAATCCAGACAAGAGACTGGTTAGACTTCCAAAAGGATTTGATACAAATACTATTTACTATGTAATTGCTCCTGGCAGAAGAACAGATCCTTTTGATTATTCTAATTCTATCGGATTTAATGGCGCAAATCAGCAAACATTGATGCTTGCTACTAGTGAAGAGAATGCTGCCGCAGGTATTTACATTTATTCTTCCGAGACTGATAGTGTAGATCCAGATGTAAATATTGATGTTTATCAGTATGTTCTAGATCTTAAGTATGATCTACATCAATATGAAACTAAAATTGCTAATAATAGCAGCACCGAATTTGAAACCACTAGACCACATATTTTTGACAAACCAGCTGATGGAGTTGAACCTCAGTTAGTGTTCTTTAGAGTTGGAAGTGATATTATTGGATCATCGTTGCCTACTCTATCTTCTAATTTTGGTGGAACTGTTATTTCAGAAAAGCAACAGTATTATGTTCGTTATGTAAGTTCCAGAAGATTTACGATTCACCAAACATTTACTGATGCTAGAGATAATATTAATCCTGTAACTTTCCAACCAGGAAGCACCGCAGTATTCTACGCATTTGCTAGCAAGAGAAGATCTCCTCTCAAATATGATCCTGTTGTAGGTGGTGCAAATGATGGTTGCTGGTATTTAAACACCTTAACTGCAGGAAATGAAATTGTTCCTAGATTGAAGTTTAGTGATTATGCAGGAAGAATCAGAACAACTGATACTTACTTTGAACGTATTGAAGATAATAGAACGGAAGATGATCGTGTATATAGATTCCGTTATGTAATTCCTAAGAATCTTAAAACCGTTCGTGATCCTCTACGTGGATTTGTGTTTAAGATTAGAACAGATGAAAAGAGAAGATTGCTCCCCCAGAAAATATTACTGAAACCAACTGCATCTGGTTCTTCACTTGCCACAATTAATGCTCCTGTCACTGGTGAAAGACTAGGTTTAACTGTATCTGAACTATACAGTCAAACTGGTAAAGATTCTACTTACGATCCAGGTCCTCAGGGTAATCCTAAGAGAATCGAAACAGATTCTAAGATTTCTTTCACAGTTCAATCTGCCAGAAAGAGAACTATTCAAAATAGAGATTATTTAGAATTAACTGTATTTGATATTGGTGTAGATGCCGAAGCATATAAGACTAAACTCTTCACAACGGTTAAAATTTCTGCTCCTGAGGGTGGAGATGGATCCTTTATTGAAAGTATTCCAAATTCTAATAACACAAATAAAATTACTTGGGATGGTAATAGCAAGGGAACTGCATATGTTCACGCATATTTTTCTTATGAAAACGATTACTACATGATTCTTAAGGATCTCACTGGTAATTCTGAAATTAAGTATGATAGTAATACAGTTACTACCTTTACTCAAGGATCTGTAACTGCTACTTTACTTGATCAACCAAATGGCGGAAGATCTGACATTTCTAATTTCCTTTATGTTGTGGAAGGAGCAAACGTTTACACTATGACTCCTGGCGACACTTTAAATGATGATCAAGGAGTGTCGTATACAATTGCTGAAGTAGAAGATTCTTCTGAACTTGAAAGCACTTTCTACATTTTTGATATTGATACTATCCGTAGAAGAATTGCTGGTCAACAAGATGGTGTGTATTATCTCACATGTTTACGTGGAGATATTAGACCTTTCCCAACTGGTTCTGGTGTTGGTGAAAACTTCAGAAACTTCAGATTCTCTCAACCAGTATCTAAGTTATATCCAGAATTCTATAAGAACGACCCAGAATGGTATAAGGGAATAAGTGCAGCAACTGCCACGTTACTTGATCCACCACCAACAATTTCTGCGGCAGACAACTATATCCATGGTTTAGTTACGGTTAATGATTCCAAAGGATCTGTAACTAGAGAAACCGTTCTTGATTTTGTTGCTGATCCTGGAACAGGAAATTATACATATTCTGGAAATAATACAATTCAAGCTCAACCAGGATCAGCTTCTGCTGGATCTGAAGGCAGATTGATTCCTATTTCTGGCGATTCTCCATATCCAACAGAAGGAAAACTTTATATAGAACTTCGTAGACCATCTATTGCGCGTTCTGGCAACCATACCTTTGAATACCTTGGTTTCGGTCCTGGTAACTACTCAACTGGTTTCCCTGCGCGTCAGGAAGTGGTCTTAACTGATGTTCAAGACTTCTATGCTCAAGCTAAGCGTGAAGACGCTGGTATCGTCTTCTACACGGGTCTGAACTCCAATGGTGACCTCTACATTGGTAATCGCAAGATCAATGCTATTACTGGTGAAGAAACATTCCTAGAAAGAGCGGCATTAGTTGAATCTGAGGATGAAGGAGATAGTATTGGCAATCTTGTAACTACTTTTGATACTCCAGTTACATTTAATCAAATCATCACAATTAATGGTGGTGATGGATCTGATGAAAGTTTCTTCAATTCTCCAGTTGTAATTAATAATGCAACTTCTTTCGGAACGGTAGAAAATTATCCTTCACTTAAGATTGTTACTGGAGAAGGAACTCCTGTTGGATTTGATCAGTATTTAGAATATAATACTGTTGGTCAAAGAACAGGTGATATCGTCATTCATCAAAACAGAATTACTGCAGCTGTATTTGATTTCAATCCAAGAGGAACACAAGATTATACTATTAGAACTTCCATATCAAATATCACTCCAGATTTTAACAATACATTTGGGCAAACTACAGGATTTACTTCTCAAATTTTAGCAACTAATTTTGGAACTAGAGATCCGTTGAAGTCAGGTGATATGCTATTGAAGGGAGATCAAACTTCCTTTACTGGATCGTTAGGTTGGATATATGCTAATGATTACATTGCTATAACTAACAGATCTGATGGTCAAACAACACCTCAAGTTGTAGGTATTCAGGGTAATGCTACTGGAACATTTGCTAGAATTAACTGGAATACTGGTATTAATAATGGTTCTCTAAGTATTAATAGTTCTACTCAAATTAGAATTACTAATGCTACTGGAACATTAGCAGTTACAAATGGTGTTTGGAATATTGTTCCAGGAAGTTTTAACGCTTCTAACAATTATATTGATGTTATTCTGAACTCTAATCTTTCTGTGTATCCAGTTAATCTTAATAATGGTAAAGGATACCCAGTTGATCAAGTAGCACAACCAAATATTGCAATCGCTCGTTCGTCTTCTCAATTTAAGGAGTGGGGTGTTCTAGGTGCAGAAGCAATTAGAACAGAAACTTCTTCGATTGGAAATTACAAGTTAGGTATTAATACCGTTGCTCGTTCTCCACATTCTGCATATCTGACAGCATTTGTTTCTCCAGAAACAACGCCAAGAGCAAATCTTGATGTTGTCGGTAATGCATTTATCAGTGGTAAGGCAATTAATTCTTATTTAACTGAGCAAACATCTACGAAGACAGAAACTAATTTAGACAATGCTTTGGTTGTTGGTGGCAATAGTTTGAGTCTAAATGGTCCTGCTACATTCCGTGTTCAGACAACGAATAATGGTAGAGTAGGAATTAATACTTCTCTAGTTGATGTCGTAAATCCATCCAACGTTCTTGATAGAAATTTTGTAGTTGTAGGTAATGCTAGAATTACTTCAGATTTTGAATTAACAGGTGACCTTCAAGTTAATGGTGGTGATTTAACTACAACTTCTCCATCTTTCAATTTATTAAATACTTCTTCTCCAGACATTTTAAACTTTGCTGGTGGTGCAGAAATATTTAATATTGGTCACACGACAACTGGAGCTCAAACAATTAATGTCGGCAATGCTGCTTCATCTAGTTATATTCAAGTTGGTAACGTTGCTACAGAATCTGTTTTCAGAATTCATAGAAATTCATTAAACGCAATTGTTGATATTGCTTCCGTTGCTGATACTGTTGGTAATAGTTGTGAAGTTCAAATTGGCGGAGCATGGAACAATACTGCTAGCTTCACTGAAATACGCACCAGACAAACATTAATTGCTGGAGAATTAGAATTTGGAACTAGGTATGCTTCTGGAACTAGTCAGTCTAGAATTTTCACTCAGACTAGAGTTCTGAATGCATTTGATGGTGATCAAACCAATACAGTTAATCTTGCTACTAATGCAACTACCTTCAACCTCGGATCTCTTGGTGGTAATACTACCATTAGAAATACTCTTAATGTTCTTGCAAGTGAAAACGTTAATGGTAATATTAGACTGAATGGTGGATTAAATGCAGGTATTGTTGAAATTGTAAGAGGAAGATTCTCTACAACACCAGTCGCACACAACGTAGGAAATCTCGCAAACACCAACATTGATTATTATCAGTATAATACAACTGGTAGAATAATTGATACTCAAGGTGTTGCACAATGGGGAGGAACTTCGTTCTTGGTTGCTGGTGGTCAAATTGCTGGTATTGATACTATTACAAATACTGGCGGAACAAATAGAAATCCTGGAACATATAGTTTCATTCCAGCAACAGGTGGAACTGGAACGGGTGCTACATTTACTATTAGCATTGCTAACGATAAAACTCTTAATATTGATATTGTTAGCCCTGGATCTGGATATACTGATAATGACCTATTAATAATTACTGCTGCACAAATTGGTGGTGGAACTGGTGCTGGCAATCTTACATTCCAAGTAAATGGTGTAAATGCTGGTGGATCTAGCTATTATCTACCAATTTCTACTCCTGGTGTGTTTGATTTCAGAGTTGGTGATCTTATTCTCATAGATCGTGGTGATGCAGCAACACCAGATAGTGTTGTTGTTTCTGGTGGTGGAAGCATTACTGGATTAAGAAATCAAGCAAACAGTGAGATTGTTCGTGTTACTGGATTAACAAACTTAAGTAATCCAAATGATCCAGAAGGTTTCCGAGTTCAAGTTATTCGTGGTCAGGAAGGAACACAGGTAAGAACAGATCACCCACAAGGTTGTGTGCTTGCTAAATTAATTAAACAAACAAATGCAAGTTATATTACAGGATCTGATCTTAATAATGATGGAGTTTTAGATACACCTGTGACGGGTATTTCAAATTCCTCTGTCAATGTTAATATTGGTGTTGCTGAATTTGGTGGAGTTCTTACTACCAGAGACTTCTTGAGATTATCTGGTTCAGAAATCGTTGGTATTGCTAGAACGGTATCCACTGATATTCAAGTTCTTGAAGTTAACGATGGATCTTTAACACCCGCTACAGTATTCAAAGTAGAATCTACTACTGGTAATACAATTATTGGTGGTAATCTTGGGGTTGGAACTGGATTTAATAAATTTACAGTTACTGGATCATCTGGAAACACTAATATTGCTGGAACATTAACAACAGAGAACACATTAACTATTAATGGATCTACTATTCCTAATACTCAATTCTTTACTATTACTAACGGTGGTGCTACAGGAACTCCATTGAGAACTACATTCCAGATTGATACTGCGAATGGTAATGTTAGAATGAATGGTGGAAACATCAACATCTATGGAACTGATGGAACAACACCTAGACTAACGTTTGTCAATTCTTCGGGTGACTTTACCACATATGGTTCTTTCTCTGCTCTTGGAACGGGTGCTAGCACTTTTGGTGGTGATATTGTTGCTGCAGGTGATTTAACAATTAATGGTGGTGATATCACTGTTAATTCTGGAGGTAATCCTATTTTTGAGGTAAATAGTAATGGTTCTATGCGTATTGCTGGAATCAATAATTACTTTACTCAAACGGGTGGTAGAAGATGGGAGTATGCCGATGGATTTGTCATTAATGCTTTGGCAAACGTTAATTATTTTGTTAATGCTACACAAAATACGCTATTTAAACTTCCTCAAAATGCTCTAATTGGTGATATGATTCGTATTATAGATATTGGTGGAAACTTAAATTATAATTTAAGTTTGATTGTAAGAGCTCCTGACAACGTAAAAGTTCAGAACGCATCTGATAATACTGCAAGAAATATTGCTTCTGGTATTCCAGTTTCTGATTTTGTTGGATATAATGGTGGTGAAATGGTTGTTCAAACTCCATACGCTGCATTTGCACTAGTTTTTGCAGGATCTACAACTCCAGATGGCAACACTGCTGTTCCATCATCTATCGCTGGTTGGTATTTAATCGAAGTCTAATATGTTTTACCAAGAAGTAAAATCCGCAAGGGCAGCTGCAATAGGCACCATCATGCCCTGGACAGGACCAATTAGTGACGTTCCTAAGGGATGGGTATTCTGTAATGGTCAAACTGTTACAGCAAGTGAGTATCCATTATTAGTTCAGGCAATAGGTGATACCTATAATGCAGGAACTTCAGATCTTGGTGGGTCTTTTCCTAATTATAGTGGAAGTATAGTTCTTCCTAGTTTAAATGGAAAAGCATTGATGGATTTGGAAGAATCATATTTTGCTAGTAGAGCAAGTGGTGGCACTGGAAGAGCAGCGGATACAAATACAGAGGCAAGAACTATTATTTCTCCGTATATTGGAACTAACTCTGATAATTCTATTCCAGTTATTTTTAATGATGTCTATACTGATGTTATTTTTACATTAAATGATAGAAGTGGATATGGTGGTAGGATCAGAGGATCTAGTATTCAAAGAGGTGAGGCTTCTAGAACAGTTTATATTGCTCCAAGAAAATTAGGTAGAAATCATCTTAGGGGTCATAGACATTCTGGTAGTTACGACACCATATCTAGAACTCCAGATTCATCTCCTGGTGATGGGGTAATTCCTTGGGATAATATGGAATTCAAATTTGGTCTTGGTATTCAAGACGTTGAACCAGGACCTCAGGGTGATGTTTATGGTTTGAACTTTCAAATGACGAGAGGTGATACGTGGTCGGATATAGAAAGCAGAAGTGGTTTTGGTAGTGGTCAGGCAGGAAGAACTGTTGCTGCTGTTTGGTCTGAAAATCCTCCCATAAACTTATTTCCTCAATCTGTTCGTAGAACTCCTATTTCTGGTGCATTGCAAGATGCAAGATTAACTTCTGGCAGAACTGTTTCTTATGGTATAGGTGGAGGAACTGTTACTGTTCCTAGTGGGTATACAAATTATTATGCTGATCTTGGAACATCTACAAATTATGGAACATTAAATAGTCATCCAGCATATGATTTCAATCAAAACTCAGGAGCAATTGGATTTAATCCAGTTATAGAACCACATAATCATGACGAAATAGATGTAACTTTTGATACTGGAAATCTTAGACCACAAAGTTCTTTGACGGCTAGTGCAAACATACCAGTAACTACTACATTAGATAATACTCAAAATAGATCGGTATTGCAAGTTAATTTTAATACTTCGCAACCAGGATTAAATTGCATTTATATCATCAGAGCATACTAGGATAAAAAAATGGCAGTTAGATACGCTAATTACGCAAGAGAAAAATCTAGATTTGGTGGGTATTGTGGTGCTATTATTATGCATTCAACTCCTGGAGTTGGAGTTAACAATGACCCTACTTCTGCAGTATTTAAAAATAATTTACCAGCTGGTTATTTAAAATGTGATGGCACGGTAAAGAGTGTTAGAGATTTTTATGCTTTGGCTCAAATTCTTGGTGTTGGTGACGATTGTAGATTTAAAAAAGATGGAACTCAATTAAGAAATGCTGATCCCACGACAGGAGATTTGGGTCAATTTCAACTTCCAGATTTAGGATCTAAAGTTATTCTCCCAAACAGATCAACAGGAACATACGTTAATGATAGAGTAGAAACGGATGGTGGAACAACATCCACAAATATTGTTAATAGAGTGGGACCTCAAATTGAGGTCGCTAGTAATGTGGGAAATCGTATAGAAGTAAATTATTCTGGAAATCTACAAGTAACTGCTGCAAGTGGAATTAATTTTAGTGGAAATGCAAAATACAATATGGTAAGCACTTTATCCACTACAACATTAGGAATTGAAAATTTCCAAGGTCATGCTCACAATTCATCGCAAAGTTATTTAAATTTTTCTGCTACCCATAGAGTTGGATCAACAGGTGGTAAAGATGGTGGTAACTTAAGTGGAAATAGTGGATCTGGTAATGTGTTTGGAGAAACTCAGACAAATACTTCATCTCCATCAACACATAGTCATGGTATAATACGACCAACAACATATAATCCTAATCCATTTACTTATTCTTATTCTCAATTTAACGCTCCACTAGATAATGTAGTTTCATATGTTGATATTGATATTCAAAATCAAGATAAATTAGATCAGGTTGTAACTCCTTTTATTCTAATTGAATATTTAATTAAGTTCTAATGCCACAGTTAGCATCTATCACCAACACTCAAAATTATACTATACCACAAGATGTTTATAGTATGCGTATACGCATCTATGGAGCAGGAGGTGGTGGAGAATTTATTAATAATAATGTTGCACTAACATCCACTGCTGGAACTTCTGGTGGATCTTCGTCTTTTCTTGGATTAATTGCTGGTGGGGGAACTGGGGGTGGAATTGGTGGTAAAAATTCTGGTGGAAATGGGGGAGGAACTTCATTTACTTACAATTGGTCTAATTTAGGAGCTACTATTTCTACAGTTTCTGGTTCTAGTGGTGGAATTAGCACAGGTGGAACTGGTGGAAATATTGCGGGGGTTACAAAAAATGGAGGAAACGGTACACCAGGGCAAGTTAGCTATACATCTAATGTATATCATGAATTTAATAATGAGACTAATGTTACTCTTTTTACTAGCAATAGCCCTGATTTGACAGTTTCAATTAATAACACTGGATCTCCTGACGGAACTCCATGTGGATTACCTCCTAGTGGAAAAAATTATGGAGTTTATTTTAATGTTCCTTTTGTTGATTCTAGTTATAGTGTAAGTGTATTTGGAGTATGTCAGCAAGCAGCTGCGGGTGGAACAGCTGGTGCTCCATATTCTTTGGATGGAATTGGTGCTAAAAGTGCAAATGGATTTCAAATATGGTTTACTACGGGAGCTTGTAAAAATACTTACATTAGATGTTTTAGTTTTACTGCTACAGGATTGAAGGTAGGAGCGCGTGGGAGAGGAGGTGGTGGTGGAGCCCTAGAAACTACTCTTACTAGAGAAATGTTATTGGGATCTGGGGGGACATATTCACCAGGAACTACGCATACTGCTACAGTTGGGGGTGGTGGATCTAGAGGAGGGAATACTGCATTTGATGGTGCAAGTGGGTTGATTGATTTATATCTTTTGATTATTCCTAGGATTAGTTTAAGTGCTACTAGAACACAAATTGCAGTTGGGGAATCTACTACATTAAATTGGTCAACCACTGGCGATGCTAGTAGTATTTCTTGGTCATCTGGAGGATTAACGAATGGAAATTTAGCTAGTAGCGCAACAGTTTCGCCAACAGTTACTACTACATATACTGCTACCGCGAGTGGATTGGGTGGAACTTCCCCACCAGCAAGTGTTACTATAGTAGTTTATCAGAGACCTACGGCTTCAATTACAGTTCCTTCTACTTTATTGTATGGTCAACAGGGAACAATTAGTTACGATACAAATTACGCTAATACTAGTATCACAATAACGCCAACATATAGTTATGATAATGGCACTGTAACTGGAACCGTAGTTAATATCACTCCAGCTGCTTCTGCTGAAAATGGCTCAGCAGGAACTCAAGTTGCTGGTAGTTTCACATCATCAATACCCTACAATAATTATGGACCTAGAACAGTTCAATATACTTTAAATGCAGTTGGATCTGGTGGTAATACTACAGCACCTGTTACTAATACTACAATTATTATTGACGAAACTCCAGAAAATGTTAATATTCCTGAAACGGAAGATGCGTTTAAAAACCAAGATCCAGTTTTCTCTCCTGATTATGATGTTACTTCGAGTTATTTGCAAGTATTAGATATTGATATTCCAGTAGAAATTAAAGCTAGTGCCCCAATTAAAGTAGATAAAAATTTACAAGAAAACTGGCAGGATGTAAGGAGATTATAAAATGCCAATATATTCAACTAGTAGAGATGTAGGGTGGAATGCATGTAGTAACTCTAATTGGAGTTCATTCATGAATAGTTATGCATCAACTCCTTATAATCCAAGTCAAACTACTGGGTTGAGGGGAGTTGTAATAACTGGAGGTTGGAATATTAATGCTCCTTATTCTGGCAACTATACATTGACAGTTGCTACAGATGATTATGGAACTATAAATTATAGTGGAACTACATTTAGTTCTGGTGGATTCACTACAAGTGGAAATAGTTCTACTAAGTATTTTTCTCAAGGGCAAAATATTGCGTGGTCTTGGAGTGTGCAGAATAGCACTAGTTCTGATAGTTTTATATTTAATCCTGTTGCTATCGCTTTTACTTTAGATGGTCCTTCTAGACCAAATGCTCCATCTGTAAGTATTTCTGTAAACCCTTCTTCTATTATTAATAATGGATCATCTTCAGCAACATTATCTTGGTCTGCTTCTGGAAACGTAAGTAGTGTTAGTGTTACTGATGTAAGTAGCCCTGGAACATCAGGAAGCAGAACTGTTCAGCCAACCTCTACTAGAACATATACTATCACTGCAAGCGGTGAAGGTGGAACAAGTAATGCAAGTACAACTCTTACTGTATATCAACCACCAAATCTTACGTTATCTTTAGACAGATCTTCTATTGCCGCAGGAGAATCTACTACACTTAGATGGTCAACTACTGGAGACGCAAGCACAATTACATGGACTTCTGGTGGTATTACTAATGGCAACTTGAATAGTTTTACTACAGTTTCACCAACACAATCACAAACTTATTCTGCAACTGTTTCTGGATTAGGTGGTAGTGATAGTGATAGTATTAGATTAACAGTATATCAAAGACCAACAGTTTCATTGACTGTTCCAACTACATTAAATTATGGTCAACAGGGTATTATAAGTTATGAGAGTTGTTATAGCAATACATCATTAACAATTACTCCATCTTACAGTTACTCTAATTCTTCTGGATCATCAACTGTAACTGGTGATGCTATTGCTCTACCCACACCAAATTCTGCTGAAGAAGGTGTTGGAATAAATTGTGTTAGTGGAACGTTAAATACTACTATACCTTACACTAGTTCTGGTCCTAGAACAGTTACTTACTCTTTAGCTGCAGTAGGTTCTGGCGGCGATCGAACAATTACTAATAGTGTAACAATTAATATCGATGAAACTCCAGAAAATATTAATGTTCCTGAAACAGATGAGTTATATAAACAACAAGAACCAATTTATACACCAAACTACACAATAACATCAAATTATTTAGAAATTGCTGATATTGATATCCCCGTGGAGATAAAATCTAATTTTCCGATTAAAGTGGATAGAAATAGACAAGACAACTGGCAAGATTTAAGACAAATATAAGATGGCAACATACACAACAAATCAAACCGTAACAATACCAGCAAACGCAGCAAATGTTAGAGTTCAAGTTGCTGGAGCTCGCGGTGGTAATGGTGGAAATGACGGAAATCCTGGAGGAACTGGTGGTAATGGTAGAAGAGGAACTTTTTATCTATCCGATTTTACTGCTAGAACATTAACATTAAATATTGGTCAATCTGGTGGTAACGGATTTGGGTGTGTTTCTAATAGTGGATCTGGTGGTGGAGGATCTGGAGTTGCTAGTGGTGGTAATGGTGGTCTTACTGGTCCTCAAGGATGCTCTGGTGGTGGTGGCGGCGGCGGCGGTGCTACTGGAGTATATGATTCTGTTGCTAGTGGTTGGATAATTGTCGCGGCTGGGGGTGGCGGAGCGGGTGGAGCTAGTTATCCTGATAGTTTTTTACGTGGTGGTGATGGTGGTTTTGGATTGGGTTTCCTTACTGGTGATGTAAATAGCATATCTAGAGGTGGTAATGGATCATCGCAAGGATTTGATGGGGGAGGTGGAGGTGGTGGTGGTGGTGGATGCCCAGGAGGCGGCGGTGGTAGAGAAGGAGCTGATGATAGAGCAGGTAGATATCCATCTGGAGGTGGTAGTGGAGGTGCCAGTTCATATAATTCTAGTTATGCTACTTTGAGTGGATCTGGCGATACTCATAATGGAAGTGGTTATGTAGATATTACTTACGATTTAATTAGCCCTAGTGCCACTAGTTTTACTGCTACTCCTTCTTCAATTATACGAGGTCAATCTACTAGATTGGAGTGGACTACAACTAATACAGTTAGTGCATCAATTAATAATGGCGTTGGTAATGTAACGGTTCCTAATAGTTTTGTTGATGTGTATCCCACTCAAACTACAACATATGTTCTTAATTTAGTTGGATATGGTAATGCAACTGGATCTGCTCAAGTTACGATTACTGTATATCAACCACCTATTTTAACTTTCACATTAGATAGAAATCCAATAGCCGCAGGAGAATCTACTACACTTAGATGGTCAACTACTGGAGACGCAAGCACAATTACATGGACTTCTGGTGGTATTACTAATGGCAACTTGAATAGTAATGCCATAGTTTCTCCTTCAGAAAGCACAACATATTCAGCAGTTGTTTCTGGATTGGGTGGTAGTGATAGTGATAGTATTAGATTAACAGTATATCAAAGACCAACAGTTTCATTGACTGTTCCTGCAAGTATAAATTATGGTCAACAAGGAACAATATCTTATAGTAGTTCATATTCTAATACGAGTTTAATATTGCAACCTGTTTATACTTACGGAAGAGGAGTTGGAACAATTAACGGAACTGCAATAACTTTAACAAAACCAACTTCTGCTGAAAGTGGTGTTGGTATAACTACTGTTAATGGAACAATAACAACAGAAATACCATATAATACTACTGGTCCTTTTTCTGTTTCTTATACTCTTACTGGTGTTGGTGGTGGTGGAGAAGCTTCCACTACTTCAGAAATACAAATTATAGTGGATGAAACACCCGAAAATATTAATCTACCAGAAACTGAAAATGTTTATAAATTGCAAGAACCAATTAATACACCAGATTATACTGTAACATCAAATTATCTTGCAGTTGATGGTGTTGACATTCCAGTTGAAGTAAGATCAAATAGACCTATTAAGGTAGATAGAAATCAGCAACAGGATTGGCAAGATATAAGACAACTATAAATAACATGGGAACTCATAACTAGACTGAACGAGGATGCCATATCAATATTCTACAACACCGCTATACGTTGCTGAGGGTGATATTCTTCAGTTTAGATATCAAGCACCTCCTTTTTGGGATTATACCGAAACAATTACTATTCAGATTGGTGGATTAACAACATACTGGTATGTTACTACAGTTCCAGAAGATTTTAGACCAGATCCTTTTCCTTTAAATGAAGTTAATGATGCTTTGTTGGATACATATTATTATTTTGATCCAGTAGTATTCCAAGCAACAACTGGCAATTCAAATACTGTAACTGGATTAACTCCAACAACACAAGCTTCTGTTAGTTTGACTTCTAATTTTATCGGAACCGTTACTGATTATTCTTTGAGAATAAATGATGGAGCATGGTTTATTCCAGGATCTTCGACAACTGTTCAAAATGGAGATAAAATTGCTTTACGATTAAAATCTGGTGCTGGGAACCAAGAACTTAGAGAATTAGTTCTTGGTATTGGAACTGGGTATGAAACGTGGAGAGTAACTACTATAGCTATACCAAGAAATGAACCTATTCCATTTCCAAATTTTACAGATCTTACTGCTCAGTCATTAAACAAAGTAATTTATAGTAATGTTCTTCGTATTCAGGGATTGTTGAGACCAGCTGCTGTTCAAGTAGATAACGGCGCTTCATTTGCAATATCTAGCACAAATACAACAACTACAAATGCAGATGGATTTGATGTATTAGATGGAGTAACGTTTGGAACTACAGGAACAATTTCAAACGGTCAATATTTGCAACTTAGAATGACCAGCCCAAGCACAGAGTTTACTTCTAAAACTACTGTTTTGGGGATTGGTGATATCACTAGTGGTTCTGATTGGGTTATCACAACAGGTCAAAGCTTATCAACTACTCCAACTAGTTTTACATTTCCTGATATTAGTGGAGCAATTGAAAATTTCCTTCAACCATCTGCTGCTAGACCTGTTGGGGGAATAACTGGATTGGGAACTGGAATTAGTGTTCCTGTGGAATTAGTTTCAACTACTGCTTCTGAGGTTAAAGTTAAAATTAATAATTCTTCGATTGGTGTATTTCCTGCTACCGTTTCAAACGGAGACACAATAACTTTATATGCTAGATCTTCTTCTACTTTTGGGGCAAGTGTTGAGGTTAATGTGAAAGTTGGTGGAACTACGATTCCTACATGGAGAGTTCAAACAAATACAGGACCAGACACAACAGCAGATTTTACTCCACCAACAAATAAAACAAACCAAGTTCCAGGAACTTATGTATCTAGTTCGGTAGTTAGCATTACTGGAATTAATAGGTCAATAACAATTAGTGCTACAAATAATGCATTAATTTCAATCGATTATGATACTGCAGTTGCTGGACCCAGAACATTTGATCCTACTGTAAATACTTCATTTTATTTGGTGTTACAATCTTCTTCTTCATTAAATACTACTGTTTCTACGAGTGTGACAGTAGGAACAGGAACTACAAATAATCCATTTACGTGGTCAGTTGGAACTTATGCAGTTGCACCTCCAGCACCTAGTTACGTTGGATCTTGGTATAGCAAAAAGAATGAGAAAGTAATTAGAAATGGATCAGGAACAATCACTTCTATCCAGAAAACAAAATATGATGGATATTCAGTGGGAACTATTTTACCAATCTTGAAAGAAAGCACAGCTGCTGGTTATGGAACTTTAACCGCTGGAAGTCTTACTGCTAGATTCCCAGGATATTTACTTTGTGATGGATCTTCGTATAATGTAGCAGATTATCCAGTATTGTGGGAAGTAATTGGTAATACATATGGTGGAACTGGATCATATAATACTACAACAAAAGCATATAGTGGAACATTCAATGTTCCTGATTATAGAAATGTTAGAATGTGTGGAACTGGATTGATAGATGGTAACAAAGGATCTTCGGCATTCTTGCCAGTTGATGGTGGTAGTGTCTTTAGTGTTGGATCAACGGGGGGATTTTGGTTTGTTGATAGTGTTGGTGTTGCTGGTCCTCTTCCATACGAACAAGTCGAAGCATCTTCAAACACTGCTACTACAGGAACTACCAGCCCATTCTTTACTTTGGGAACAGTAAAAACTACTGGTGCTAACTTAGTTACAGCAGAAGTAAGTTTTACTACAATAGGAACTATTACTGCTCAGGTCGGACCAGTTTCTAGTGTCACTACTTCTGCTCCTTCGCATAGTCATACATATCTCAGTGCTGTGGTTGATGGTGATAGAGGAGATCCACTAATTCCTTGGGGAGCTAGAGCATTATTTGGAACTACTGCTGGTCCCATTGATACTGGAAATGATTACGCGGGAGAATTTCCAGATGAATCTGAAGCAACCAATGCTCCTGGTGTTTGGCGACAGTTCCTCACTGGAAGATTTCCAAATTTGGCAGCTGAATTGACTGCTGCTGGAACTTCTATTGGTGAATTGACAGGTCAGTTGACACGAGAAGGTGACACAAGAATTCAATACGAAAATCTATGGCCCAGTAATCTCACTGGATTAGATACAAGCAAATTAATTACTCTGAATACTACTGGAAATCGTGAAGTTGCTGGTGTTATTGATACAAATGCGACGACTTTTAGAATAGATGATTTTGTTTCTACATCTGGTTCGACGGAAACACACTCTCATTATATTACAACATCCATAGTTACCAATCCATTAACTGATTATTCTTATGGAAATTCTTCTGGTTCTGGAACCAAGAATGGTTTGGGTGATGCTGCAAATACTTTAAGTATTTCTTTCAATGCATCTGAAACAGGAATAGGCGTTAATGAAGGAACTTTTACAATGAATTCTACCATAAAAAATCCAGTTCCAGAAGTTGCTTTATCTCCAAATAGAACAGTTCCTATTTTAGCACCATTCCACAAAGTTAGATATATAATTAAAGCATACTGATTAATTTATGACAATACAACCATATAGACCACTTGAGTTGATGCGAAATGATGCATTTACTAAATCTTCCTTTGATGATTTCATTGGGGTGTGGGAAGATTTTGTTCCGACATCATTTTGTGAAGAACTTATTCAGTATTTCGAAGATACGAGATCTTTGAATAGTAGTATTGCTCCAGGTGATTTGGAATCTGACTATCAAGAATTTGTTAGAGGTGAAGATCAGTATCAAGGAGCATTACATAGGAAAGATGTTTCTATGTTATTGAACTACCATCAACAAGAATTGTCTTATAAAGTGCATCAATTTTTAACATCTTGTGTATTGCATTACATTGTTGAGTATGATCAACTTAGGAAAGTTCCTATGTTTTCCACTGATATAAAATTTCAAAAAACTTCCCCTGGCGGCGGGTATCATTTATGGCACTATGAAAATTCTGCAGCATCACATGCTCAGAGAGAATTAACATGGATGATTTATTTAAATGATATTCCAGATGGAGAAGGAGAGACAGAATTTTTATATCAAAGAAGAAGAATTAAACCAAAGCAAGGAACTGTTGTTATATGGCCTGCTGGTATGACTCATGTTCATAAAGGAAATACAGTTCTAACAACAGATAAATACATATTAACAGGATGGTATATTAAATCAGGAAAATAAATCATGCCATATCAACCAATTTTTAGAACAGCTATAGTTGAGGCTGATTTCTTAAATAAAATTCTGATTACAACACCAACATTTGTTGAGGCGGGAGAAAAGATTCCTCTCAATAGAGTAAATATATCAGAAGAAATTTGTGAAAGATTTTTAAATGAACAAGTAGATTCATATTGGCACTCTGAAAAAGATAAATTAGAATATTTTGTTGCATATAATGATGGAACTTACTATTGTCAAAGAAAAAGAGTAAGGTATGATTTCGAAACAAAAACAAATTATTGGTCAACATATAATTTTAATGGAGCCTCTAAAGATCAAATAGAAGCATTAACAAATAAAATTCTTGATCTTACCGCTGCTCTTAGGGAATATAAAATTGCTGAGTATGAGGGTGTTCTTGAAAAGATTGATCAAGAGTTTATTTTCTTTGATCAAAGATGGTTGAAGAAATTCAGAGAAAAACAAATGATGTTATCTGCTTCTGATTGGAGAGTTCTTCCTGATGTTGAGGATTCATATCCAGGCGAAAAGGATATGTGGATAAAGTGGCGTTCTACGATGAGATCGGAGACTGTAAAGAAACCTCAGGAATTTGAAACGAATTTAGAATTTTTAAAATATTTGTATGACCATAAGTGGCCAATAGATCCAAAAAGATATAAAGAAAAATATCCAGATTCTGATGTTGAATACCTTTCTACTGAAGATCAATGGGTTAGTTATGATAGTGAAGCATCTACTGATTTTGTTGATTCTAGACTTGTCAATATTCTCAGTTCCAGTGGTGTTTATAGAGAAAAAATTGTTGATATTAAACGATCTGTATTCGAACTTATTAAAGATCTTAGACTGGAAGACTTCACAGAAATTAATTACGATCAATATAATATTATAGAATGATACATGAAATTGATTTACTAAATGATGATCAACTTCAATATATTAATGATTATTTTAACTATCTGACATTTAAAGATGGAAAAATTAGCAATCCTGGTATTTTGAAAGTATGTGAAACTGTTTTTGATGGTCCAGGTATTGCAGAACTTAATGATTATTGTCAGCAAATTATTTTAAATACAAATTTACCATTTTTGGTATCTAGAATATCACAAATTTATTTTGTAAAATATAGCGTTGGTGGTCAATATAAAGATCACTATGATTCTAATCCTTGTGGTGGAGTTAGACCAGATTACAGTATGACTTGTTTTTTGAGTGATGATTATGATGGTGGTGAATTAGTTATAGAAAATGAAAAATCTGTAAAATTGAAAAGGGGCAAAGCAGTAGTATATCCAGGCAATTTACTTCATAGAGTAAATAAAGTAATGTCTGGAAGACGAGATGTTTTTATATGTTGGATTGAAATATGACTGAAATACTGTGTTATGATAATTTTTTTGAACAAAATGAATTCAAAAAAATACTTGAATATGTGGGCAGACCTTGTTGGGGATTTGGTCATGGAACATTTGATGAATCACATCCTCAATATAAGAATAGCATTCCTTTTTGGGGTATGAATTTAGATGGAGAAGAGTATTTTACTAATTTTCTTCTAAATAAGATACAGGATAAAACTCAAACGAGATTTAAACTGCTGACAGTGTATGCTAATGGGCATACTTTTGGAACAAAAGGATCGTTTCACCAAGATTGGTATGACTATAGTGGGAGAACATTTCTTTTATATGCAAATACTGATTGGAATGTAGAATGGGGTGGAAACACGGTTTTTGATTTGGGAAACGAAGAATATCAATTCTCTGTTCCTAAACCAAATACTGCTCTTTTATTCCCTGGTGTTATACCACATTATGCAGATGCCACTACCAGATTGTATACTGGTTTAAGAATAACAATAGCTTGGAAGTTACTTTTGGAGTAAAATGAAACAGGATTACGAAGTATTATACTTTCAAAATTTCATAGAAGAATCTGTAAAATCTTTAGGTAAACCTGCAATTTACCTCAGATCTTATGGGTGGAACAACAGCACAGACATTCAGAAAATCAATGATTCAATGGATGTTTATAGATCCATGCTTCCAGTTGACATGTTTAATGCACTTCATGATTCTGAATTTGTTTTTCTTTTACTAGAAGATATGGAGGAAGCAATTCAATTTTGTGAAGATACATTTCCAAAAGATCAAGCAAGTTGTGAGAAAGAATTTTATATTCATTGCTCGATAATCAACGAGCAGGGTCAAACGATATATTCAAATTAATATGTTTTCAGCAGAATTCACTACTTTTCACAAGTATAATTTGAGAACAAAAGAGAAAGTATCTACGGTTTCTATTATGCCGTATGATTACACTTCTTTGTATGACCCTCAGTATCTACCAGAATTGTCTGAAAAATCTTTTGATGTATTGAAGTCTTATTGTGCATATAGATTTCTTCATACAGCCTATCCTTTGTATGATGATGCAAAATTAGTTAAAATTGAACACTGTGATGATAATATATTAAAATATGAAATAGTAAATTCTTTTCCTTACCATTTAATTTATACTGATACTAGAAATTGGAATCATTTTGTTTCTAGTATTCAGTGTGAAGAAATGAGATCATGTAAAAAATACATTGACAGAATGACTGACATAACTGATATTGGTGTCACTTATTTAACATCGGTAGAATATGATGAAAATTGTAATTTTTCTTATGTGAATATATTTGATTCTGATTACAATTTAGTCGGATACGATGATAATATATCACTTCATTCGATGAATAATTATTGCAAATCTTTTGGTGGAACTAACTTGAAACCAGTGGGAGTGATTGGTTTTTCTCCATCTGGTAATATAAAATTTAATCTTAAACTTAATTACTATGATGGTGTCTATAGGTATGAAAAACTGTCACCCCTTCCTTCTAAAATAGAAAATACTAGTAAGTCTTCGCAAAGAGAACAACAAATCAGTCAAATGGTTGCACATGGATTATTGGAACCAGAAGATCTTGATTTTATAGATTCTATTTCTACGGATGAAACACGCTGCGATTTCGAATATTTCCTGAACGAAGATGGTTCTATAAAAGAAATTTATGTATACAACTGCGTTGTATATGAATTTAAAAACCTTTTGGGGGCTTGACAAGCGGTTGACATCCGTGCTACAGTAGCAGAGCACTGAACAAGACACCCATGAAAGGCATCATCGATTACGGTGACGACGGCGTAGTTCCGATGATTGATTCGGATGACGTTGAGAATGTCGTAGAAACCATTCTTGAGTATGTAGAGAATCGCTTTGAACTTCTTCACAAAGAAGGAGGTCGTGATCGTGACATCTTTGCTCTCGTTGAAGAGTTCCAAGAGTGGGGAGCTGCTGAGCAAGGCGACGAAATTTCTTACTTTACTTGCCCTACTTTTGGTTGATTATCATGCTTTGGAACATTGACGCTCAAAAAGTTGCTGACGGTTACGGTATTAGTCTGGATGATTTTATTGACACCGTAAACGGTAGCGGCACATCACCAATTACAGAAGTAGCAGTTGCTAACATTCTTGGTGGTCAACGTGTCGTTGGTAAACAACTTCCTTACGATGTGATTGCCAAGGAACGTATTAATCAATTGGTAGAAGTTCGTAATATTTGCAAGACACAATATGTTTATTTTTCGCCCTCTACCGCTACTGGTAAAGGTCGTTTTTACGATGAAAATGACTACCAAAAGAAATTGAGTTCGATTGATTCTTATGTCTTCTGTGATCTTCGTGCTCGCTTCACTGAACCTCCTAAGTTCTATGAAATTCCAGTTGACAAAGTAGTAGAATTGACGGATAATGGAACAATCAAAGATGGTAAAGTAACGGTCAAGCAATTCTTTGATCTCTTCCCCTACGAACAATACGCTCTCAAACCCTGATATGAAAACAAACATCATTCACGTTGGAGACAACATCACCAATCTGAAGAATCTTCCTGATTCTTCTGTGGATTTGTGTGTCACTTCGCCACCTTATTATAACCTGCGTGACTATCAGAATGCAGGTCAAATTGGTGTGGAAAATACTGTGAGTGAGTATGTAGAGAATCTTTGCAAAGTATTTGATGAGATCTATCGTGTATTGAAACCGACTGGATCGTGTTGGGTCAATATTGCTGATACATACGATAAGAAGCGTTTGCTTCAGGTTCCTAGTCGTTTTGAGATTGCCATGTGTGATCGTGGATGGCAGCTCAGAAATGAAATTATTTGGAACAAACCTAATCCACAACCAATCTCTTCGAAGGATCGTTTCTGGTCTAATCATGAGAAGTTCTTTTGGTTTGTGAAGGATGTGAAAAAATACTATTTTGATCGAGATCCTATTCTTGTGCCACAAGCAGAGATTAGTATTCGACGCATGTTCTCTAAGAACAATGTAGATAAGCGTAAGGATGCTAATGCATCTGAAAAGGAAGGATTTGCGATTTCATCCGTGAGTCAGGATAAGCATTATGCCCGTATGCGAGAAGAGATGGGTATCTCCAAAGATTTTGATTATGAGGCATTGATTGCTGCTGGCAAGTGCCCCATGCGACCAGAATTCAGCGTCTGGGAGGTCGCTAGCACCACCTACAAGGGCGCTCACTTCGCTGTCTACCCTCCCGATCTGATCGCCAAACCTGTTCTCTCGTGCTGCCCCTTAGACGGCGTTGTGGTCGATCCTTTTATGGGGTCTGGAACCACGGGTGAAGTGGCAAAAGCAAATCAGCGTAAGTATATTGGGTTTGAACTGAATCCAGAATATGCTAAACTGGCGGAGCAACGTATCGCGTCGGTCTCGGGGGCTTCTCTGGGGAAATTCCTTGACACGGTTGCCTGAAACCTATATAATGGTGGAAACGCGACGGATCGATGACCACGCCCAACTGGCAGCACCACTCTAAGAAAGAGCAGAAGCGCACCCTGAAACCACAGGCGATGCGTCAAGCAAAAGCTCGCAAGCAAGCACTTAAGCGTCAACTGGAGGTAATCAAATGACTCATTATGATCAACTGATTGATTCTATCATTGATGAAATTTATTATGTGTGGACAGAATGCTCCAGTTGGAATGAAGATGATCAAGAAACTGCAAAAGAAGCAGCACACCGTATTCTTCAACACGTAGAAGAGTTTCAATCTGTTCGCACTAAACTTGGACAATGGAGAGCAAGTGACTAATGGCATTATCTAAACAAGTAGAAGAATCACTAGACGAAGCACAATCATCATTGCGTAATGCACTTGCATATGCAGCACGAAATGAACGTGCTGTAGTTAATCAAGGTATTGCAGATTTGATGTGTAGCATTGAAAAACTAAAATCTGTAGACCAACTGTTTGATACCCTTGATAAGTGGAAAGATGAGTCTTCTAAAAATCAATAAATCATCTCTGGTCGAAGAACCAGTAAAAACGACACCAGAAAATGTTAGGGAAGCAAACGAAGGATTGTTTCATGCTAAAATGACACTTCCTGCTGCAGCAAAGCATTGTGGTATGACTAAAAAAGAGATGAAACTTACATTTTTTGAATATTTGAAGTATCATCCTCCTACTTATGAACTATCGTGAAGTAGCAGAACTAATAGCAAATCAAAATATCGTTGCTATTTTTCAAGGAAAGTGTGAAGCTGGTCCTAGAGCATTAGGAAATAGATCTATTTTATATGATCCCAGAGATCCTAATGCTCAGAAAAGAATCAATAGAATAAAAAAGAGAGAATGGTATCGACCTTTTGCCGCTACCGTTCTCTTTGAGTATGCACATGAATGGTTTGAAATGTATTCTTTACAGGATTCCAAATTCATGATGTATGCTACAAAAGCAAAACAACATGTTATTGATCTTATTCCAGGAGTTCTACATGTAGACAATACTTGTAGAATACAAACGATCACAGAAGAAGAAAATTATCATTATTATCACATTATACAGCAATTTTATAATATAACCAATATTCCATTATTATTTAATACTTCTTTTAATTTAGCTGGAGAAGTGATAGTATATACTGAAGAAGACGCTATTTCTACTCTTGAAAGATCAGAAATAGATTATGTCTATTTTCCAGAAAAGTCATTATGTATATCTTAGCAGTAAATATATCACATCATGCGTCAGTTTGTTTATTGCATGATGGTGATATTATTTTCTTCTTAGAAGAAGAACGTGTTTCTAAGATAAAACACCATCCTGTTGGGGTATCACATAATTTAAAATGCTTAGAACTAATTCCTGTGAAGCATGTAGATTATTTGGTAATATGCTCAGCTTCAAAAGATAATTATATTCACAACTCTTCTGTGGTAAAACAGATATTAAATTTTCCACATTCAAATTACGTTGAATATTCAGATCATCATCTATTTCATGCAGCAAGTGCTTTTTATAATTCTGGATTTGATGATGCTGTTTGTTTAGTTGTTGATGGTGGTGGATGGGAAATAAAAAAATTCTATTCAGAAATAGAAAGTTTATATAGTTGTTCATATAACAATTTTGAACCATTGTATAAGCATTATTCCACTAAAAATATAACAACCAATCATTCTTATTTGTATAAAAACGCATATATGTCTGATAGTTTAGGATCTGGTAATTTATTTCGTAGATTTACAAAACTTTTAGGTCTCGGATATGAATCTGGTAAACTTATGGGTATGTCTACTTATGGTTCCAATGCATATGCAGATGATTGGTTTTATTATGATGATACTATTTGTTTGTGGAGAACAAACAATAGTATAATCAATCAAAAATTTATTAAAAAATATAGTTCGTTTACATCGAAAGCAAATTTAGCACATAAGATTCAACTTGAAACAAAATATCATACTATAAAACTTTTAGAGAAAGCTTTTTTACATAATGATAAAGTTGTTTTGTCTGGTGGTTATTTTCAAAATTGCGTAAACAACTACGAATATGTAAAATATTTTCCATCTAAACAATTTTTTATTGATCCGATTTGTCATGATGGTGGAACTTCCATTGGCGCAGCAAAATATTTGTGGCATCACTTGACAAATGACAAAACCTCTCGTAAACTAAAAACTCTTTATTTGGGATGATAGACTACGGTAACGAAAAACTCAATCAAATATTTCAAGATACATGGCCAAACTTAGGATGGGCAAAAAAAGACATGGATATCAAATTTGCTGGTAATTACCCAGGACCACTATATGCACCTCACCCTGATATTAAGAAAATGACACACGAAGAAATGCTTGAAGAAGCAGAGCGTCGTGAGAAGAGCAATCGTGTTCTTCAACGATATAATGACTATTACAACATGGAATGTGCTGGTTTACCTCACGGAACGCCAATCACACCAGAGCATCAACAAATTATTACTCTACAATCTATGATTGATGCTATTCGTTGTGAGTATCTTAATCGTGAATATAATGACATTGCCATTTCTGATATTGAAGATTTGATTCAACGACTTGATGAGCAGGCAACAGCATTTCTTAAAAGAGTGAAAGAGTTTAAAGATAGTGCGGATGGTGTAGCATGAGTAGATTCACTAAAAATCCAGACGAGATTGTGCTGGAAGATATTAAAATGTTTCATTATGAAACGATGGAGGAAGGTCGTGCTGTGTGGATTGGCATCTATACTAACGACGGTAAAATCTACCACATGAATATCGGTGGTGACAATCTTTATGTGAATTATTCCGATGAGACTTGTTAAACAAACACAGTGGGAAGATTTCCTTGAGGGATATCACAACTTCATGTATGCTTGGGATAGCTATGACACCCCAGAATTCTGGGAAGCATTGTGCTATGGATGGTATGACGAATATATCTATCCATACGATGATCCATTTGTTATACACATCCCTTCACCACAGCGTAAACTGAGGTTAGCAGAATGAAACTCTTTGATTACTACCACTACGAAGATTACGGGCACGAATGGTATTTCCAACTGCTTGGGTGGTATCCACATTTCGCATTGATGGATGTTGTTATTCAGTGGGATGAGTTTCCTGCCACTGAAATATTCCCAATGCTGCTGATTAGCTTCGGTAGTCGCTCACTCACAGGATTCTCATTCCGCTGGAAGTGGTTTGAGATTCGCTGTGATTTTCTCACATCTGCACCACGCAACTATGACAAATACCATCGTTATGGAGAATCATATCAATGACTAACCCACTGATTGAAAAATACGAAGAAATCTACGGCGAGAAGAAAGAGGAAGTCGTAGAAGAAAAAAATCCGCCTCTATCTATCAAAGAGATGAAAGAAAGATACACATCATCTGGCCTGCTTGGAGGTATGGGAGATGATATTCTCTCTTTTGGTGGTGCTAATAGTATTACATCCATCCCACCTAACACCAATCCAGGATTAACTATCAATGGTGGGTCAGAAATCATGGATAGTGGAGCATTTGTCATTCCTGCTGCTACTGTAAACAATGGTGCCATAACTATGGATGGCAGCTATATCAGACCAAACGCATTGATTAGCAATGGCACAACTGTATCAGCACATACACCAAATACATTCATGTTGCCACAAAACACACAGATGGATAAGCATCTGTGTAAGGTGATGGATGATTTAGCAAAAGGAAAAGCAGTGTTATCTGCTATCTCAGCAGACGTTGACACATCATTTACTGGATTCGGCGGTCAGATAAGATATACTATTGAGATTGTTGGCAGGTATCCATGAACCCGTCTGATAAGGATAAGTTATACATCACATTATTTTTACTAATGCTCTTCCTACTTGACATGGGCGTGGTTGCTGGTGTATTATTACATGGTAAAGCAAACTTCCCCGAACTCATCAATCATCTGCGATCATGAGGAAAGTCACTGTAAAACCCAAATCTAGCAAGGCAAAGAATCGTCTTGCTAACATCATGGAAGGCAATCCTGTTTGTATTGTAGAACAGGATACTGGTGGTGAGTTATTCTTAGCATCAGAGAATCGCAAATACTTTATGTGGGTTAGCACCCGCACTGGCACAAATCGTTTTGGTGACAAATCTGACGCACATTGGGAGGTGATTGAATGAACTACCTTTGTCTTGTTGATGGTGTTGTTGAGTTTGGTAGCACCAGTTTGAGTGACTTTGCTCACTATCAACTGGTGTATGCTGAAGAGCACCAAGGTGCTGATGTAGAGTATCTTACTCTCACTGATGAAGAGTATGCTAATCTGTTTCTTGTGGAGGATGAAGAATGAAACCTAAGTTCCGTGTTATTTTAGAACAAGCAATCGAAGAAGGTGTGCGTCGTGGTTGGCATCAGGCACACAAACATGTAGAGAATCCTTTACCAAGTGCCGTTATGGAGCGCATTGACGATGCTGTAATGTCTGCAATCTACGAATACTTTACTTTTGACGAGGAAGACTACCAATGACCTACGATCAACTCTACAAGCACATTACTCATTATGTTGCTCAACCATTGGATGATAAACGTAAAGCATGTTTGATTCTAGGTGCATTTATGGAGTTTATTCTTGACTGCCAAGAAGAAGGTGTTGATGCAAATACTATTGATGTGACTTATTTTATTCACGAAAAACTTGATGAAATTGAGGCAGTAAAATGAGCGGCGGACACTTTGGAGATTGTGGTTACGATTACTACAAGGTAGCACAGTTTGCTGATGAGTTGGAAGTAGAGATTGAGAATAATGGTAAGGCGAGGTATGAAGATCGCACTTATGGTTATGAATGGTATCCCAACCATGACCCTGATGTGATTGATGTTTTACGAGAGCAAATCCCTAAACTGCGTAAGATGGCAACGATTATGAGAGACATTGATTATCTTTACAGTGGTGATATTGGTGATGACACTTTCCTGCTGCGTATGAAAGAAACGGAGGCTAAATATGACTTCTAAAGTAAAGTTTGTTTATGTGACCCGCACGATTGACCCAAAGACACGCATTCATTACTTGGATGCGATTGACGAGAATGGTCAACACTGGATGGCAGAAATGTCACACAAAGAAGAGCCATGGTTGTGCTTCACTGATGTGTGGAAGAAAGATGTGCAGGTGCCTTATGATTGAAACTTTGATTGCTGGTCTTACTTGTGGACTTGCTACATATTATGGAGTCGGAGATGGATTTCATGGACAAAAAACCGCTAATGGTGAACGGTTTGATGCTTATCGTTGGACTGCAGCTCATCCTTATCTGCCTATGGGTAGCAAAATACGGGTGACGAATCAAGACAATGGCAAACAAGTAATTGTTAGAGTAAATGATCGTGGCCCTTATTCTCATGCTGATTTGGATCTCTCTTATGCTGCTTTTGCTCACATTCAACCTGCGCGTAAAGGTAACGCTACCGTCTGCTGGAGAGTAGTAGGGTGACTGGAGTTGCAGCATGGGTCTTGACAATGTGCTTGGAGGGTAATATACTGTGTGTGCGTGGTCAGGTTCCTCCCACTAAATATTACGAACCTGGCAAATCCTGTTACATTGAAGGAGTCTTTTACGAATCATGCCCAAAGCGAAACTGATTGCTATTCTTTCTCTCTTTATTGCTTCTCCTGCATTCGCACAACAACAAATTTATCGCCCATTTCGTTATGAAACTCCTTGCCTCTTAGAGCAGGGTATTCAAACCTATCCTGATACATGTGTTGTGATTGAGACTCGTGAAAAAGGTGGGGCACTTCGCACTCGTAATATCTTTTCTAATAAGCATGGTCTGACTATTAAAGGTCGCTTTGACAAAGAAAAAGGTTATATGACTTGGGATAGTCACAACAAGTTTGAATATGAGTGGGAATATAAAGTTGGTGGCAATAATGATCTCGGTGCATGGACTTATGTGATGCCTGGTTTCCTTGTTCAAAACGTTAGCTGGGATTGAGATGATTGATTTCAATGACATAAAAAAAATATTTTCTGAATCCGAATGGGATATCGCTTATCTTTCTGAAGAAAATTTAAAAAGATCTTCTAGTGCTCCAATAAAAGTTAAATTGCATGTATTTGGTCATGATATGACCAATGCTATTCATGCCACGTCACCAAATGGTATTATATTAGCAAAATATTCTACAGAATCAAATGATTATTCTTTATATACAGAATCTTATGACAAATTACTGAATCTTTTTAGTAAGGAAGATTTTGTTCCTGCTTATGTTAATTTTAAGGAAGCTGCAATACTATCTGGTTTTGGAGCAAGAGCTAAAAATTCATTAGTTTACAATAGAAAATTTGGTTTTCAATGTAAATTTTGTGTCTATATTTTTAGAGATAAAATAACAAATCATGAAATATTAAAACCACAACGGCAAACTTTAGATTTGTGTGAAGAGTGTGAGGATTGTATTATAAATTGCCCTGTGAACGCTATTCATGAAGATTGGGTTGATGCTGAAAAATGTGATAATTTTATTGGATATGGAAATGATCCAAATATTTCTTCTTTGAAATGGTTTTGGTATGAAAAAATGAATCCTAAAAATGTTTCTAAAGAACAAATATATCAATGGGATTCACATGCGAAATATGGAAAAAATATTCTTTGGGGGAATGGTCTAGATGGTTTCTATGAATTAACAATCGAAGGATTGATGAAAGATGGTAAATCGGTGAAGATACCTCATTGCAGAAAATGTCAAGAACAACCAAAATGTAGTAAAGCTCCCTTCATCAATGAACAATAAAAATATGACTGAAATCCATTTATTCGTGCAGGAAGGATGTAGACCCTGCTTGTATGCTGAAACACAACTGAAGAAGGTTGATGGTTGGGAGAATGTTGTCACCATCACCAACGCTAAAGAGGGCAAACAGTGGACTCAGTTTGCTACTGATTGTGGAGTAGTTGCAACACCAACTCTAATTGCCTTGATTGATGGTGTAGTGGTTGCTAAGATTGAAGGGTCGAATAACATGACATCAGACTTTTGGAGGGCTACGGTAGAGAAGCATGGGAATGTTTGATTACTTTCGTTCGTCCTATGATTTGGGTGAGCAGTTTACAAATGTGGTGTGTCAAACCAAAGATATTGAGGATGGTATTGGTGGCACAATGACAGACTATTGGTTAGATCCCAATGGTCTGTTATGGTATCCAAGCTATATTGGATGTCACACAATGGAAATCTATGAAGAAGGTCATCCAAAGTATAATCCAGATAGAAAGTTTTTAAACTTTGAATGGATTCCAACAGGCGTTCGTGGTAAGTATCAACCATGTATGCTTACAAAGTATATTGAAGTCTATCCTGCCAACTGGAAAGGCAAATGGGAAGATTGGCCTCGCTTGCGCTTGCACCTGAAATATGGTAAACTACAAGACCACACTGATGTGACAGGGCGATGAGCACAACAACTTTCACTTACAAAAGCGACGAACTGGTGTGCATGGGTGAACGCTACCCAGGCAAGACACTGACAATCTCAACAAAGTGTGACGACCTCAATGCACACGAGTTGCTTGACATTTTTAAATCTTTCATGTTAGGATGTGGTTATGCCGAAAAAAGTTTCTACGATGCCTGCTACGAAGTCTGCCAAGAACACCCGCGCTATCGCCAAAGCGGAAACGGATCAAAACTGGGGCAAACTGACAAAACAGAAGAAGGATACAAAGATCCCTACACCTACCCAACAGGAATGTAGTCTTAAACTCAGCAATGACCCCGCTAAGTTTCCTCACACTGGTTTCCCTATTCGTCTAGAATACAAAGACGGCAACGACAAGAAAACCTGCTGGTTTCAATGCTACGACCACTACATTAAACATATCACACGATACAAAGTAACTGACTATGAAGCAATCACGAATGATGTGGCGCTGGTGGGCAAAAGCACTGGGGCAAAAAGCAAGCAACAAAGATCACGAAGCAGATAAGGTTGCTATCATTCGCACTATTATCTTCGCTACATATCTTGTTACCAACTGCTTTATTGTAGCTGGTGTAATCAGGCACTGGAATGACAAACAAACTATTAACATTGAAATCTATGAAACTCCAAACTATTCCGAAGTCTTACACTCAGAAGGATGGAACAATCTGGGAGTGGCAAGAAACACCAGAGTTGAGGGCGTATATCACTCAGCAACAATCAAAAATCGCAATGGTGAATTTGAATGAACCTCCCAAACGAGCATCCTGAAATCGCAGAACATGAATGGATTGATGATACATTCCGTGTTGAAGAGACTCGCTGGAAAACTTACAGAAGTTTTTCCAAAGATGGTAAAGAACTCGTCACCTCATTACAGCGAGACTCTTGTATTAATGCAACCAGATTTTACCTTAAAGGATGCCAAGAAGGTTGGGTTGCTACCCAAACATATGAGGGCACAGTAGGTGGAAAACTCTAAAGATTACCCATACCATGAGCTAGACCCAACTACGCCATGGTATGAGTTTTTAATGTATTGTGAGATTTGTCATCAGTTGGGAGTTAAAGACCAACCTAAGTTGGGCAGATATCATGCATATCGTAGGTATTTAAAATACATGGGAATTATATAATTGTTACAAAGTGTAAAGTAAATAAAAATAAAGTATTAAGAAATCCCCATTTATCAGCAAATCCACATAAAATACTATGGTAACCGCCAAAGAAACCATGACAGATCAAGAATGGAAAGAACTGACAGAAATGCGAGATTGTATTCGCAAATCGGGTTCAGTTACTGCATTCGACAGCAAATACATGGAACATTATACTTATCTTCTTGCTAAATCTCTTCAAGGAAAAGGTGATGGAGTAGTATACAATGACCGATAAAGAACGCTTGACATTTCTTGAAGATAAGGTTAAAATTCTTGAGCAAGAAAATATAGAAACTACCAACGCATTATATGAGCTGGAGAATCGTCTTCAGGCACAACTTGATGCGTTGATTAATTATACTATGATGAATAGAAATTGGGAAGAACCAAATGACGTATACTGAAGATTCTCTCACAGTTACTGAGAATGAAGATGGCACACTTGGAATTGAGTGGGATTCAAATGACCCAAAATATATGTTCTTAAATGAAATGACGCAAGATGAGTTGCAAAAATATTTCACTAGGGCTCTGGAAGAATTCATTAAACAATATGAATCTACAGGATCTTAAATATATGGCACAATATAGTGATGAAGAACTGATGCAAATGGAATACGATGCCATGAAGAAAGAAAGAGATTCTTGGCGTCGTAACTTTGAAGAATTAAAAATTAAATATCAAGAACTTCAAAATTTATTTGTAGAGACAGATGATGAACTTAACGAGTATCGTGATAAGTTCGTTAATGAATCTATTCAGCATGAGTATTTGAAGAATGATTATGGATATTTGATATCGGATATGGAAGAGCTAAAGAGTAGAGTATCTGTTCTTGAAGCAATGCTAAAAAATTTAAATGCCTAATATAATAGAAAGATTTTGTTTCCGAGAGATTATAACTAAGTTTGCTGGTTGTGAATCAGTGAATGATAGTTGTGTCTCTTTTGTGTATGAAATGTTAAATGATAACAATGTTCGCAAGAACAAGTTATCAATTCGTGAGGGTGTGCAACTGAGAGATATGCACACAAATGAGACATGGTGTGAGTTGTTTGAGAAAAATGTATCTGCAATATATGATACCGCATCAGATTGGATAAAACATTCTTGGTCTATTGATGATCTATCTGATGTTGCATTTGGTATAAACAATATGTGGATCAATTATAGCCCGCCAGGTGCATATAATGTGTTACATCATCATCCACATGCAAATATATCTGGTGTTTTCTACTTGAAAGCAGAAGAAAATTCAGGTGCAATAGTATTTCCACATCCATTTCCTCATGAGCTAAGTGCATCTAGATCACATAGAGTATATCCAGAACCAAACACAGGATTACTATTTTACAGTGGATTGCAGCACTACGTTGATGTAAATCATTCAGATGCTGATAGAATATCCGTATCATTTAATATAATGGTAACTGATCGCTCTCATCGTTTCTGATAAGTAACACTAATCGATCACCTATTGACTCCTGCCTCTGGATGCCCTATATTACCTAGGTAATCGAGAGACACCGATGCCTGACACCTACGGATTCGGCGGCGATGCTATCACCTTCCTTGGTTTGGTTGGTGTTGTATCTACGCTGATCATTGTTGTTACTTCTTTCCGACGCTACTACAATTCTCCTCTTCGCAAATGACTTACGTTGTTAAACTCTACGTTGGTGGTAAAGTCTTTGATGAAGAAGTTATTGCCACCAACCCACAAGATGCGCGTGAAACTGCACTTGCTCGCAATCCAAAAGCTAAAATCGTTGGTGTTAATGTGAAGTTCTAATGAACATTGTTGACCTTTCACTGCTTGCCACCTTTGTTCTTTTAGTGGGTGGCATTGTGTTTTTCTTCAAAGCAATTTACCGTTAATCATCATGGCAACTCGCTCTCGCATTGGTATTCAACTCGCTGACGAATCTGTGCTCTCAGTGTATCACCATTGGGATGGTTACCCTGAGTGGCTGGGTCGCATTCTTCGCACTCATTACAACACCAAAGAGAAAGCTGCTGAACTCATTGATGGTGGCGACATGAGTGTTGCTTGGAATGATGATCATCAACCAGAGTATTATTCTGCTCGTGGTGAAGATTGCCCTCCTCGCCTTGATGAAAACAAATATGGTTATCTGTGTGGTAACAACTCTGGTGAAGAGTATGCTTACCTGTTTGTAAACAACGAGTGGGTGTGCTATAATCTTCACCTGTTTGAAGAAAACACTATGCCTACTGTCGCTGAAATCCCTACTGGTGCCCTTGCTGTTTAATTTTTGAGGTAAATTATGACTCGTTACAAGGATCCTAACACTTCTGTTGCTATTGTTTTTGGTTCTGGATTTTTAGTTGTGGTTACTCTACTGTTTTTCGGTGGCCCACAATATAATGTTTGGCAACAATCGCTAGCTGGTAAAGCAGAACTTCAGAAAGCAGAATATACTCGTCAGGTAGCAGTGTTGGAAGCACAAGCAAAGAAAGATAGTGCTCAACAACTTGCTGAAGCAGAAGTGATTCGTGCTCAAGGTGTTGCCAAAGCAAACCAAATCATCGGTGATAGTCTGAAAGATAATCGTGAATATCTTCAGTATCTGTATATCACTGGTATTGAAGATGGCGCTAAGAATGGTAACGTGACCATCTATGTTCCGACTGAAGGTGGAATGCCTGTTCCTACTCTGTCATACGATAAGCAACGCTAATCAATCAGGGGGTTGACCCCCTCCCCTTTTTCCCCTATACTACTAAGGTAATCAAAGGAATGGCATTGAACTACTTCAACACCAACATTGTTGCTCGTCACGATGATATCATGACTCTGAATGCTTGGCAGGTTGATTTCTTCAACATGATACTCAATTTTCCTTGGTTGAATGATGCCGAGCGTGACTTCTACGAGGATGAAATGGCATCCTATCTTTGCTACGACGTTTGATTCTTTTCCAAAACACTTCGCTTTTTTTTATTATGACTAACCAACTGATGATTTCCATGCTCAAGCAAGCTAACACTGGCGAGGAAATGCTGAATGTTCTTGATGCTATCACTAGTGTTGATGAAGAAAAAGAAACTGTTGCGTTTGCTATGATGCCTAGTTCTGGTATGATTCTCAACCACAAGGGTGAAGAAGTAGTGTTCTGATTTATTAACATGGGGTTGCCAGATCCCCTCAAAACTGGTATAATACTCTCATGCTCAAAGCGAATTGCAATTTGAGCAACCACATTATTTAATTAAACACAATGAAAAAAGTTAAATTTGTTCCTGGTCAAGACTTTGATGTGACAAGTCTTGAAGTAACTGCAGAGGATGGCCCTACTCTGCGTCTCCTTGAATTTAAAGGATTTAGTGTTCGACGAGTAGATGAGATTGAAGTCTCAAAGTGTAACGCTCCTCGTAAGACAGAATATACTCATGGGAATGTTGATGTTCTTGAAGGTTCGATGAAAGAAGGTTGGGCAGTTAAACTGTGGCCTCTTGCTATCTTCCGTTCTGCTGATGGCACTGAAGTATTGTTTGATGGTCGCCACACTCTTCGTGCTATGAAGAACATTGGAGTTTATTCTGCTCCTGTTGCTATCTATGAGCGTGCGGTGACAGGTAATCCTGTGCTGGATTCTATGTCTGATGAAACTGCACTGGGTTTGATGGGTCTGTTTATCAACGCTACTGAGGGTGGATATGTAAACGCTGTTCAGTGTGATTTCACTCGCATGATTTCTGCAGCGTGTGCTGATGAATCTATCCCTCTCACCAACAAGAATGTTCGTCTGCTGATGGATATTTGTGGCGTGAATATTCGTTATAACCATAAACCAACTGTTACAGCTATCTATAACGCAATCACCAACCAAACAACTTCATCTGTGCGCGTGTTCAATACTACGAAAGAAGAAGTGAAGAAGTATATTACTGACAACCCGTTCTTTGGTTATAACAACACTTCTGATGAAGATGGTGTAACTCTTCGCACGAAGATCATCGACCACCAGTTTAACTATCGCTACGCTGGTGATATTCTTCGATGGTATTTCGAGTCTGAGAATGGTCTTCGTGTTGCTGTTTCCAGCAAGGCAGGAGATGAGAAGAAAATCGAAGACGAACGCGAAGAGATCTTGTCTTATATTGAAGAGATTTATCTCAACAATGCCAAGCATTATGCATCTCGTTTGCGTGAGAAATTTGGTTCTCTGATTAACCTTCCCGAACCTTCTCTCGATGACTTGAATGGTCTTGAACTTTGGGGAATTCCTCAAATTGAAGGAGAAAATGCATCAGTTCAGCTCTTCTGATCTATAGCATAAGCAACGCTAATGGGCAGGGGTCTTGACGATCCCTGCTTTTTCCTGTATATTATATTTGTTGAAACGACACGGCATGAAACTTCGCTCTCACCAACCTCGCACCATTGCCGCCATGCAGAAAGCATGTAAAGGCATTGTAATTCAACCTACGGGTGCTGGCAAGACTCTAGAGCAGATTCTGCACTTGCAGGGGCGTCTAGATGCCTCTCAGAGCGGTCTTACTGCAGTAATTGTTGCTCCGCGTCTGCTCCTGTGTAATCAATTGTCTGACGAATATCTGCAGGTAATTGACACCAAGAAGGTTCACATTTTGCACGTTCACTCTGGTGAAACGCACCACTTCAGCAGCACCAAATCTGATACGATTGCACTGTTCAACAATACTGCTCGTGCTGCTGGTGAGTCTTGCCTGATCTTCACCACCTATCATTCTCTGCATCGTATTGTTGATGCTGGTATTGATATTGATGTTGCTTACTTCGATGAAGCACACAATGCTACCAGCAAGCAATTCTTTCCCAAGACTGCTATGGTATCTGAGATGGCAAACAACTGCTATTTCTTTACTGCAACGCCTCGTCATTCTAAGAATCCGAAAGGTCGTGGCATGAACAACTCTCTGGTGTTTGGTGATGTGATTGAGATCACGCCTGCACAGGAACTGATTGAGTCTGGTAGCATCATTCCTCCCTCGATTCAGATTCACGAACAACCTGCAGTTGCTCGCACTAAAGCTAACGCTCACGAGTGTGATGCCAACACTGTGCTGGAGATTGTAGACAATCTCGATGCTGAGTCTGGGCAGAAAGTTCTGATCGCTGCACCATCCTCCAAGATCATTTGGAACATGGTTGCTGCTACTGCACTGCTGCAGGATCTATCTGAGCGTGGTTACGATGTGATGCACATCACTGCTAAGCACGGTGCCTACGTTAACAAAACCAAAGTGAACCGTGAGGTATTCTTTGACACGCTGACTGCATGGGGCAAAGACCCCAACCGTAAGTTTGTGGTGTTTCACTATAGCATTCTGTCTGAGGGTATCAATGTTCCTGGTCTGACGCATTGTGTGCTGCTTCGTAACCTCAACATTGTGGAGATGGCACAAACCATTGGTCGTGTAATCCGCATGAATGTGGATGATGCGCGTGATATTGCGGAAGGCAAACTCACTGCTGGTGACCTGGGTAACTATCGCAAACCGTTTGGTTTCGTGACTGTGCCCATCTACGGTAACTATGGCGCACAGATTCAGAAGCGTCTGCAGAATGTTGTAGATGCTATCTTCGTCAAGGGTGTGCCGCCCACTTCCATTATTGCATGAGTGTCAAGGGGCGGCAGCATGACCTGTTGCCCCATCCCTGCAGCCAGATCACCGAAAAAATCAAAAGTATAATATAGGAGACACAATGATCACCAAAGATGGATATGCAGCAGTGCCATGGGGCACCAGATACGTTATACTTTACAATGGAGAGCAGATTTCAGACGTTGCGACGGCGGAAGAGGCGGTAGCATACATTCGAAATGCTCAAAAAAGCACGAATCAAAAGCAGCCCCGATCGACCACCCCCAAGACCCATAAGAAAAGCAAATCGAAAGGGCGCTTGACACTCGACCCCTGATCCCCTATACTACTAAGGTAATCAACGGAACACCCTATGACTGACTATCTGCTCATCACCTTCGGTCCTGCTGAAGATGTAGAGCGTAACGGTTGGTATAACTGCAAAGAGCGTTTTAATTACAAAGGCGCTGCTATTCGCAAAGGTCTTGATTCTCTTTGCATTGGTGGTTGTTTTGGTTATGTTGTGATTGAAGAGGGTGAAGATTGGTGGGAAATTGTTGATGAGTCTGGCACTGAGAATGCTAGCATCACTGCTAATCGCTTCACTTTCACTGTTCAACCTGCTCCCAAACTGGTGATGGTCTGATGAGAACCACTTACATTTTCCTTGTCTTTATTGGCATTTTGATGTATAATGTTTTTCTGATTCAACGTGATCAAAAAATGTTTGAAGCATACGATAAAGCGTGTGCTACACTACCTCAACCTCACCCTGATTGTCACTATGCAAAACAACAACCTCGATGATGCTTTACTCGATATTGATGAATATCGTGAGAAAGAATTGATTGATTACTATGTGGAAGATCTAGAGCGTCTTGCTGCAGAAGCACAAGTGACTGTAGATTATTACATTGCAGAGTTTGTATGAACACACTCTCGATTCCTAATCTTCTTTATGAAGAATTGATCATGCTACAGGATATCATGGTGATGCTCGACAAATCTGATTTTGCATCAAATCTAGATCCTACAGAGCGTGAGATCTTCAATGACCTTTACACTAAGATCATTCAATCATAATGGATAAAGTATCACACTGCCCAGCATGTAATAGTTTATGGCATACGCTAGCTATACCTGAGCATTTACATGATCAGTATTCTCCACCATACTATTACAGCACAGTGATTGCTGTTCAATCATGGGAGACAGATCGCACACATTACTATTTGTGTCCTGATTGCGGAACCAAATTTGACCTTTGCGGAACTGTTAAGAACGATGACGCCAACGCTTGACATGAGCTGGCATCCCTGGTATGATGCTCTCAGTTCAGACAAACCAATGATCGACAACAACAGCGGTATTCTCTACCAACGCAACTTCAAAGAGTTGGTATGGTATCAAGAGTATATCTATCAGAATGGTGATCTGATTGGTGAGATCTTTACTAACATCGATGGTGTTGGTTACAATCTCAAGAAAGCAACAAATGTAAAAAATCTGCATGGGCAGTCTATTGTTGTGATGGAAACGATTGCACAGTTCAATACTGTTGCAGATGCCAAAGAGTTTGTTAATCAAGCAGGAGGTCTTTGATGACTAACAAGATTGTTGATTTATTGATCCTTGAATTGAAACTCTATATAGAGGGTCATACAGCAGCATCCATTTCAATTGAAAACTATCGCCGTGGTATTGCCACGCTCTACAAATGATTACTACTATCATGGCTGCATTTGCGTTTGGTTATTGTGTCACTGATATTATTCAAAACTATCGTGCCAACAAACGCATCGAACAATTTGTCAAAGATCTGGAGAAACCCGAATGATCACTCTACAAACCATCAATCCCACCACCTATAAAGTGGTTCTTCAAACCGAAGATCTTACTGAAGAAGAGCGCACTAAACTGATCAGAAAGCGTGACTTCTTCCCTGCTGAGTTTGTTCACGCACTCATTGATCTTCTCCCACCTGATCAAACATTTGACACATACGATCACTATAACATGACTCTATATGTCAAATGAACAGCAATACAATGAATTAATCGATTGGGCGGGGGATCGTATAGATCTCCTGCTCTCTCGTAGTAAAGCATGTAAAACATCACAACGTAAAACAACACATAGACTGAACGCACAAGCATTAGAAGAAGAGTTCTTTGATTGGTTCGCTGCTAGACATTCAGACTCTACTCAAAATGTTCTCTTCATACCCTATCATGGAAAACTATCCTAGGTGCTCTACTGTAGGTGTCATTCAAACTCACCTACCACATACAATCATTGATACAATTAGAACTGAATGCCACGCCTACGATAATCAAATCAAACAAGCAAACACATTCAATAATAATACTAATTACCGTAAGACATTCATCAAAGCAATATCATCCTATGAATGGTTCGCTGGTATGCTCTGGCATTATATCTCACGAGCTAATAGAGAGAACTTTCTATTTGATATCACCTGCCTAGAGAATGAAGGATTAAATCATCTCATCTATCCTCCTGGGCATTACTATCATTGGCATCAAGATCAAGCATTGACATCATGCCTTCGCCCAACAATACTACCATCAGTCTATAACTCTACAATACAAGAGTCTTTGACTGTAGAACACCAATGGATAAGAAAAATTTCTTTCTCATTACAACTAACAGATAGTAATGACTATACAGGGGGCGATCTACAATTCCATAATAATAATTACACTAAGGAAGGAGTAATCACTGCACCTAGAGAGAAAGGATCATTGATTATATTTGATAGTAGACTATCACATAGGGTAACAAGAGTAAGAGAAGGAACAAGAGAAGCATTGGTAGGATGGGTATTAGGACCACGATGGAAATAGTTTTCCACAGGGTTGTGGAAAAAGTATAGAGTTTTTCCACAGATTTAAATGTGTTAAAAAATAGTATTGGGTTTTCTATGTGCTTCGTAGAATGTGTCTACAAATAGTCTGATGATACTGTGAAAGGTCTCAGAATCTTCAGAGTTGTTGTAGTCTTAGCACGCGAGCTAACGAGTTGTCAAGCGTTTGTCACAAAACTCAAAAATCTCAAAAAACTCAAAAATCTCAAAAACGACAAAACTGAGATTTCTGAGAATTCTGTATTTCCAAGGTTTTTTGAGTTTTTTCGAATTTTAAAAAACTTAATTTTTTAGTTTTTTGAGATTTTTGAGACTTTTGAGAATTTTAAAGTCTTATAATTATAACTTATCATTATAATAAGGGTTACTAATCAATAAAGGGTTGACAAACCATCGAAAATACAGTATTATTACTAAGTAATCAATCAAAGACATCGAATGACTGTCAAAAACTACACTGATCTTCCTAGTTCTGCTATCAAAAACATCACTATTGATACTGTAAAGAACACTGTATCAGTAGAGTATACTACTGGTAACAAACAGTATACTTACAGCACCGAAGATGCTGAAGGTTTTGATCAGCAACTGCTGTCAGAATTCGACTCTGATGATATCTCAGTGGGTCGATTCATGAATCAGAGCGTCACAAATGGCACTCTGAATCTGCTTGTTGACTGACCCTACCACAGATAAATACGTTTGTCAAGGGGTAAAGACACCAATTTGGTTGTCAATATCCCTTCCAGACGATTCTAGACACCTCTCAGAGAACATTTCAAACCGATGGCTAAATCCAAAGCAGGAAACTACAAGGATAATTTCTATAACGAATTCGATGAATTCGAAGAGCATGAAGTAGAACAAAAGTATGGTGTGAAAGTGAAGAATATTGGTCGCACTCCAAAGAAACAGAAAAAGCTTAAATTTGATGGTGATTTTGAATGGTAATCTAATAAAATAGTTTTCCACAGATATACTAAAACCTGTGGAAAACTTTCAATAGTTTTCCACAACCCTGTGGAAAACTCTCATAAGCCCCCCTAATCAGACCCATAAGCAAAGGTGATGGTTAGGGGGGTTGACTTTTGCCCCGATCTGACCCATACTACCTAAGTCAACAGCAAACGACCCATGCGCCTCATCGAACGCCAAATGAACGCTGCTATCACCAACAGCAAAGATTGGCAGAAAGACAATACCATGGTGAGCAACGCTGATGGTGTTTCTTTCGTGTTTCTTCATGGTAACTGTATCGCCCAGATTGGTGATACGTTTGTGCGACTGTTTGATGGTGGTTGGCAAACTAACACCACCAAATCTCGCCTGAATGCTATCCTGACTGCACACGGCAACGGTGAGCGTGTTTTCCAGAAGAATTTCAATTGGTTTGTTAGCACTGCTGCAGGCGATGTTGAGTTCGAATCTGGTATGCTTCTCGCCTGAACTTTACACTACATACTAACTGAAACCCATGGAGGATTACATGACCATTTCTGAAATGTATCAAGAGATTGTTGATCAAGAGGTGGCAGACATTTTCCTTGATAGTGATAGTTTGATCGTTGACGATTATGCTCTCGAAGATGTAATCGAAGAGGTCTACGATTTGTAATACAAACTGATCAGCCGCCCGACCAGTTGGGGAACTGTCACACCACTGGTCGCCGCGGCCACCCCCTGCCCTTATACTATAGAAGTCAAACGCACCGAGACCTATGTGGGATGAGATCCAAGACATGCCTGGTGAGATCTTCGATATCGAAGATTGGGGGCACCCCCTAGCAGAGTGCTGGCACGATATGGAGCTGAATGTGCCAGATGAAGAGGTGGCACAGGAGGGGTGACCCTCCCCCCTCTCCTGCCTCTATACTGATCAAGTCAACCACACACGAGACCATGACCCGCTTCGAAGTTTACGTGCCCTCTGCCCCTTACGAGTCCGAGAGCACCTGGGATCTCGATCGTGCCTGGGATCTGTGCCTCTCGCTGAGCGAGGAGTTCGGATACGCTCAGGTTCGCCAGGATGGTATCATCCTGGGAGACTACACCAACGGGGGTGTGTGACACTCTAGAAACTGGCACAAGGGGTCACCACAGACCCCACCCTGACCCTCTATACTGATCAAGTCAACCAAACAAAGCAAATGACCGTGACTCTGACCTCCAACTATCGTGACATGCTCGCTGCTGCCACTGTTGAGAAGATCGATGAATTGCTCGATGAGAACTATGCTCTCGATGACATGCTCGAATTCATCGATGAGCGTAATGAGAACGATTTTGTAGCATACTATGAAGAGTATTGCCGTTGTGGTGAAGCAATCGGTTACGATGCTGTAGATGCTCTCATCGATGAGATGGGGTGCGTTTCTGACATCGAAGGGTGTGATGATCGCTTCCGTGGTTGGTATGAATCGACCGCTGATTTCGCTGAAGAGTTTTATACTGATACCTACGATGTTCCCTCTGCATTGGTGATCGATTGGGAGGCAACTTACGATAGCACCCTCCGCTACGATTACACTGCCTGTGAGAAAGGTTATCGTCAGGTGGCGATCTTCTCTGATTACTGAGTGACAGTCTGAGAGGTGGCACACGCTGCCTCTCAGCACCCCATCCTAGCCCCTATACTGATCTCAGTTCAAACGACACACGATGTTCAAGGCATTCACCCTCGGATCTACCGCCATCAGCAAGATGACCGCCGATCCTATCACGGGCACCGTTCGCGTTCGCTTTCGTGGGGGCACTAAGTTCTACCGCTTCGAGAACGTCTCCCGTCGCGCCATCGTGGCGATGCTGCTGCGCCCTCCCGTGAGCATGGGCCAGTGGGTAAACCGTCACTGCCTCGCCTGATCAGGTCGCCTGACCCTGTAGACTAATCACATCAGCAAACAACCCATGAGAATCGAAGTTCGTTACCAGACTCCCTACAATGCTTGTGAGTGGCGCTCGCAGTGGTTTAAGGATCTGGCAGAGGCAGAGCGTATGGTAGAATTCTATCGCTCCTGTGGGTCACCCTCTCACATCGCCCCTTCCTCCCTCGCTCAGTTCGATCGCTGATTCTACCATGCCGAACCTCATCCGCCTTTCCCTGGTCGCCGCCATCTGCCTGATGTTCGCCAACACCCTAGGATCGGTGTTCGCCCTAGCCCAGACCCTAGACCGTGTGACAGCCGAGAAGGTGGCACAGATCGCCGCCATCGACTGACCCCGACCCTGTAGACTGATCTCAGTTCAAACAAAGCAAATGACCAACCCCAAGATCGACCTCGCCGCCATCATGGCAGACTACACCACCCGCTACAATGAGATGCAGGCACGGTCTGCCGCCAACCGCCAGGCATTCGCTGAGGGTCGCCCCTTCCCCTTCCCCGCCCCCGAGTGCCAGTCTGACACCTGGAACATCAGCGACCGCCACTGAGCGGCGCTGCCTGTAGAATTCTCTCAGTTCAACCGACAGACGACCGATGATCCTCAGCATGGCATCCGACCTTCAGACCCGCCGCATCGTGTGGGCAGGTCGCAAGACAGAGACCGCACAGCAGACCATGGGGCAAGATCTGCCCCTGACCGTAGAGAGTGAGTGGATCGCGGGCGCTTACTCTGACCGCTGGCATGATGAGGCGATCGCCGCCCTGCCCCTGTTCACCCACGCCGACTGACCCATGAAAAAAATCGAGCGCGAGCGCCTGATGATCATGACCCGTGAGGGATGGGCAGAGAAGCGACGCACGGGAGGGCACATCGTATGGCAGCACCCCCGCTATGGCACAACCACCACCAGCGCCACGCCCAGCGACATTAACTCACTGCGACAGATCGAGCGCCAGCTGCGACGCATCGCCGCCGCTGCTGCCTGACCCGCCATCCTAGCACACTGCCCCCTAGGGGGCAGTTATTTTATAACGATACCGTTATGGCGGCGCGGCCGAGCGAAAAGTCATAGATACTATTAACCTACAAAACTTTGAAAACGCTCGATCGATTACACGTTCATAAAAAAAATTTTTCCCTAACAAAATGACTCAAAAAACCTCAATGAGCACAAAGACCACAACAGCAGAGGAATTCGGATATATTTGGATGACTTTGAAGGAACTCGTAAGGATCTTGACAAATCGCACATAGATACACTATAATCTGTAAGACTTTTAGTGTTTGAACAAATAAGTCATGTTGAAATAGATCTCAGAAATATGTGTATCTACGCCACTAGTGACCTTGGAAGACGTTTAAGAATTTCATTTTATACGATCGAACACTTTCAGTATGCCTGCCAGCGATGCCATCAATGGCTACCCACTGAAAGAATTCGTAGATTCTGAACTATATAAAAAAGATTCCATAAAATTATGAGTAAAGTATATCAATCAACAGTAGAATACAACGAAGATTTCAACGAATACTACCTAACGATTCCCGACGAGCTTTTAGATAATCTCGGATGGGAAGAAGGGGATGTATTAGAGTGGCATACAAATAAAGATGGCACTGTATTACTCGAAAGAGTAGATGAATATTTTGATGGAGAGAATGAGAGTGATGACGAACAATCCTAAGAAAATACAATACAAGGTAGTTGATAAAAGCGGAAACGTTGTAAGTGACGAAACGTTTGAAGATTACGAAAAACTAGCAGATCATATGCTAGACATAGCAGACAAATATTATCAAGGTCTTTACACCGTAGATGATAGCGTTAATATTTCAACGTTTGATGAGTCTGGAGAATTAATTTATGAAGACACTGCAAGCTTTGGAAGCAATGTAGTAACAAACGAAGAGATGGAAGATGAATTCAGAACAGAATCAAAGCGAAGAAATTCAGGTCAAGGATTTGGCAGTTAAACTACTTGGTCTGATTGATGCATTAAGTGCAAGAATCAGCAAGTTAGAAGAAAAAATGCCAGAAACTTTTGATATTTTTTATCGCCCACCTGGCGCTGAGAGTCATCAAAAGTTACACTTGTCATTAGACGAGTTATATGGTAAAATAAATAGTATTGAGACGCGACTTAACGATGCCAGGTAGAGTTGTTGCAACTTTCACAGGTTCTGACAGTGGTGGTATTTGCCCATGTGTAACACCACCACAGACACTCTCACCACCTGCGCCAGATAGGAGAGTCTTTGTGAATAAGATTCCTGTTATGGCGGCTGGTGATGTTCTGTCACCTTCCCCTGGGCAAGACTGCAGTAGTGAACCATCACCATGCACCTCACCAAGAACCGTAGTGTCAGCTGGCAGAGTTTTCGTGAATAAGAAGCCAATTGCTCACATTGGAGACATTCTCAATCAATCAACGAACATAAAGATCGTTGGAGTTCCATCACAAGTATTTGCAGGAGAATCATAGTTATGGCAAAAGCAAAAATCGGTCTGGTCAAAACGAATTACGTGCCAGGCAAACCTAAAATGACCAGTCAAGGTCGTTCGAAGAACACAAATCTTGCTGCGACTAGTCGAAATGGTCGCAAAAAGCGTTATCGCGGGCAAGGAAACTGAGATCAAGCGCCTTTTTGGCGCTTTTTTTGTGAAAAAAATCAAAAATTTGCGATAATTCTCGGTAATTTCGGGATAGCAACCCCGTAAAAAGTTCTGTTTTAATCAATTTTGAGGAAAAACAGATGGCAAAATACCAAGTAGACAGAGATATCTCGTATATGAGAGAACATTGGGGCACTACGAAGCTCATTACAGACTATGGGGCGCTGACTCCGACAGATACTAAGAAGAAAAACGACCCACCTACAGATAGAATGTCTAGACCTTGTGGCGGCAAGGGAGGATTTGATGATTATGTAGAGAGATGGCACTGAAGCTCCGTCAATCTGGGTATAAATAATGGTATAAATATGGTATTTTTATGCCGATCAGCAGGTCTTTTAAAGATATTAGTATAACGTTTGACAAGAATTTCGTGACCGATGATCTTGCGGTCACGAAAGATTTTAATGCTATCAAACAATCGGTTAAAAATTTGGTTACTACTGTTCCTGGAGAGCGATTTTTTAACCCAAATATCGGAAGCAGAATCACAGATCTGTTATTTGAACCATTAGATTTTATTAATGCAAATTTAGTTAAGTCTGAAATTACTTATACCATCAATGCATTTGAACCAAGAGTAAAATTAATTGATGTAACCGTTGATCAAAACATGGATGATAATGGTTATGATGTTCAAGTAGAATTTGAGGTTATTGGTTTACCAGAAAAAACTCAAGAATTAACATTTTTTCTAGAAAGAACTAGAGCATAGAATCAATGGCATACAATCAACTAACAAACTTAGATTATTTTGATATAAAAAATGCTCTTAGAGACTATCTAAAAGCGAACTCTGACTTTAGTGATTATGATTTTGAGGGTTCTACTCTCGGTATGCTATTGGATGTTCTGGCATACAACACGTATTACACGGCATTTAATGCCAATATGGTTGTCAATGAAGCATTTTTAGATTCTGCAACTGTAAGAGATAATGTAGTATCGTTAGCTAAGCAATTAGGATACACTCCTCGCTCAGCGGTTGCAGCACAAGCTGCTGTTGATTTACGTTTATCATTGACTTCTAGCACTACATTACCAGAAACAGTATTTTTAAAGAGAGGTAATGCCTTTGTTTCTAATGTAAATGATTCATTGTATCAGTTTGTTATTGTTGATGATGTTCAAGCACAGGTTTTACCTAGCAACGAAGTCTATTTTCCTGGATTGAAAATTTACCAGGGATCTTTTGTTAGTAACAAATATACAGTATCGTCAACTGATCAGTTTACCGTAATACTACAAAACGCTGGAATAGACATTACCAGTATTAGAGTTAATGTATATCAATCATCAACATCTTCTACTTTCGAAAAATTCTATCAGTCTGATAATATTTTAAATGTAAATCCAGATTCTGCTTCATATTTTGTCAATGAAGTAGAAGATGAGAATTACAAACTTAGCTTTGGTGATGGAGTTTTTGGTAAGAAACTCACTCCAGGGCAAGTTGTTGAAGTTAGTTATATTGTTACTAGTGGAGCAGAAACAAATGGAACTAGTAATTTTACATTTAATGGTATAGTAACGGATGTTTCTGGCAATACTACATTTTTATATAATGTAAGTAATTTTACATTATTAACAAGAGCATTTGGTGGTGCTGCTATTGAAAGCATTGACAGTATTAAGAGAAATGCTCCTGCAATGTATGGAACACAAAATCGCGCAGTAACTGCTACTGATTATACTGCTATCATTCGTAGGGCATATCCAGCAGCTGCAGATGTTATTACATATGGTGGAGAAGAAGCAGATCCTCCAGAATATGGCAAAGTTAAAATTTCTGTCAAACCTAGAAATTTAACATATCTTTCATCATACACAAAAAATTTAATTCTCACTGAGATTAAGAAGTTTTCCGTTGCATCAGTTGTTCCTGAGTTAGTTGATGCCTCTGTTATTTTTGTTGAACTCTATAGCAGAATATTTTATGATCAAACTATCACAAATCAAACATCAGATGCGATCAAAGGAAAAGTAATTGAAAATTTATCAAAATATATTGAAAGTAGTGACACGGAAAAGTTTGGTGGTAAGTTTAGATACAGTAAATTCATTAGCACCATTGATAGTTCAGATCGCTCTATTAGATCTAATCTCACTGATATTGTAATGAGAAAGGATTTTTATCCTTCATTAAATAATAATGCATACTATGAACTTTGTTTTAGTAATCCATTTGATGACGATATTGATACCCAGACTTTGACTTCTACTGGATTTGTTGTTCAGCAATATCCAAATTATGTTGTATACCTTGAAGATCGTGGCGAGAAAATAGTTCTCTATCGATTAGATTCTCAAACTGGAGATAAAATTGTATTGAATGAGAGTCAAGGATTGATTAATTATGCTAAAGGTGAATTAAGAATTTATAATTTAAATATTATTAAAGGAACTTTCTCCGATAATAAAATTGAAGTAAGACTAAAACCACAATATAATGACATCATCGCAAAAAGAGAAATATTTTTGGATGTTGACATCGATAAAAGTTCATTCACCCTTATTCAAGAGTAGGATAAATGGCATCTAAGGTAAGAAATCTATCATCCCTGGTAGACAAGCAACTACCAGAATTTATTTCGTCAGAATATCCTAAATTTTCTGCGTTTTTGCAAAAATATTATGAGCACCTTGAATTAACGGGTGAGCCGATAGATTTAATCTCAAATCTATCGAAGTATCGTGATATCGATACTTATGAGAAAAATTTACTGAAAGAAAATACATCACTTACTCAAAATCTAAGTGATTCTGCTACTACGATCAACGTAGAAAGCACTGTCGGATTTCCATCCGAAAATGGATATGTATTAATTGGTGATGAAGCTATATTTTACAAGTCAAAAACCAATACTTCATTTCTAAATTGCTATAGAAATGTAACTCATACAACTAAACTAGGTGATTTATATACAAAATCTGATATTACTACAGTTGATTACTCTGATATTGGATCAGGTAAGCAACATCTTACTGGAGATCTAGTCTTAAATATCAGTAATCTGGTATTATATGCTTTAGTTAGAAATTTTGAGCAAGAGTATCTTGGAGCATTTCCAGAAAAATCTTTAAAGAATGCCGTTGATAAGTCAGTTTTAATTAAGAACATTAAAAAGTTCTATGCAGCAAAAGGAACTGATCAATCTATTCGTTTTATATTTAACTCGATTGTTGCAAAAGAACCTAACGATATTCCAACAGTATACTACCCAAAAGATAGCACATACAAGTCGTCTAATGGTCAATGGATTGATAAGTTTGCGTTAAAGGTAAGAGTAATCTCTGGTGATATCAGTAAAATTATTGGCGAAAAAATTATTCAAGAAGAAAACCCATTTGACTTGAATGTAAGATCTGCTTTTTCATATGTAGACAATATTATTGATATTGGTGATAATTTTCATGAAGTAATTTTGTCTAGAAATGATATTGTTGGAGAATTTGCTGTTTCCACAGAAACATACCTCACAAAAAACTTATTATCAACGGATTCGACCAACAAGAGAATTAATGTTTATTCTACTTTAGGATGGAAACAGCAGTCTGGTCAACTTATAATTGGAAATGAATTAATTACATACAAGCAAAAAAATGTTTCTCAATTTGTTATTGACTCTAGAGGTGTATTACCATCAACTTACACAGTAAATGAACCTGTATATAATTATTCTAATGTTTACTGTGATTATATTGACGGTTCTGGCACAAAACAAAGAGTTAAGCTATTAGTATTAGGAATATTATATTCATTAACTCCATCAGAGTCTTTACCTTATTCCAAAGAAGATGATATTGTTCAAATATCAGATTCTGGGTTTGAAACTAGAGACACTATTATTTTTGATAAATTTTCAAATGATACAAGATGGATTATCAATGAAACTAACACTATTCCATCATCAGATCATGCAAATATTTCTTCTCAATTATCTGAGATTATTTCTGATGTAACTGCAGTATATGAAGATAATCAATATTATTATATTGCTACATCTGGATATCCTTCTCACAAAATTGGAAAGGCAAATTGGGGTGTTACATTTTTAGATCAGAAAAAATTAAAACTAATCAAGAAAGTTCCATCGGCAACCACAGAAATTTATCCAACACCTTCTAATGAAGTTGGAATTTTTGTCAATGGAACAACTGCTAGATCTTTCAAAGACACTGATGAAAATTTGATTGTTTTTGGAGAAATTCAAAAAATAAATTTAACTAATCCAGGAAGCGGATATAAAAAACCTCCATACGTTTTGGTTCAAGATGGAGCAGGATCTTTAGTAGCATCTGCAGAAGCAATATTAAATGGGGAAGTTATCGATCGCATTGAAGTCGTAGAATCTGGTAGTGGATTTTTCCCACCAGTTCCAGTAATTACAATTACTTCTGGAAGAGGAGCTGTAATTACACCTGTTGTTACTGGCGATAAAATAACTAGTTTGAAAATTATTAATCCAGGTGAATATTACTCTTCTCCACCTCAAGTGGTTATTAAAGATTCTACTGGAAAAGGTAGATTTGCTAGATTTGAAGCTGTTGTTAGTGATGATGGGCAAATAATAGATTTCAAAAAATTAGACGAAGGAAAATTCTACACTCAGAGCACTACGACAGTAGAAATAATTCCATCTGGGAGTGGTGCCACTGCAATATCCAGTGTTAGATCTTGGAGAAGAAATTTATACAACAAACATTTCAATAATTTAGATAATGATAACGGATTTTACTTTTTAAATAATGATATATCTTTAGAGTATGGTTATAGCTACTTAGCAAATCCGAAATCATTAAGAATTGCTTTATCTGATAATTTAGATCAATCTGGTAATATAACAAACACATTATCACATTCTCCTATTTTAGGATATGCATTTGATGGCAATCCAATATATGGTCCATATGCATATTCTGATCCATCTGATCCTACAACATCTATAACTAGGATGACTTCTAGTTATTCTTTAAATAATAGAAGACCCAGCGGACCATCAATAGTAACATATCCTTTAGGTTCTTTTGTTGAGGATTATCAATATAATCACAGATCTGGTTCTCTAGATGAAAATAATGGAAGATTTTGCGTCACCCCTGATTACCCAGAAGGAACATACGCTTATTTCTTGACAGTAGACTCAACAGGGCAACCAGCTTTCCCATATATTTTGGGAAATAATTTTTATTCTCTTCCAGTAGATTCAAATTATTCCAAAAAAATATCACAAGATGATATTCCTACTAATATTATAAGATTAAAAACTCAAAAAACTCCTAATGATGGAAAAGGAGCACAATCTTATATTAATACAATTTCTAGTGGTTCGATTTCTTCTGCTTTAATAGAATATTCTCCCTCCACATTTTCAACAGGTAGTTTAATTGAAGTTAATTCATCTGGAACTGATGGTAAAGATTTATTAGCACAAGTTAGTTCTGTAAACGGAAAAAATGTAACTTCTATCCAATCACAGCAAACAAAAGCAATAAAATTTACTACAGAAAATCCCGCATATTTTTTTGCAGATAGTATTATTACACAAAGAAATACTAATGCAACTGGAAGATGTTTGGGGAATGTATTTGATGGCAAAACTATAGTATTATATAATGTAAATGGATCATTCAATGATGTTGATGATTTATATTCTTCAACTGTAGTCTATAATTTGTTATTAGACAAAGAATCTGATTATACAAGAGGAGAAACTTTAAGTTTAACTAATGGCAAGCAATCTATAATTATCCGAACAGAGAATTCTTCATTTGTCGTAGCACAAAATTTATTTGAAGACGGGGAACCTATTATATTCACAAATAGTTTTTCTGGAATAATTGCAAATCAAATATACTACATTACACAATCAACCGCAACCACATTTAAAGTATCAACTAGTATTGGTGGAACTGCTGTTGTAGTCACAAGTAATAATTCTCCTGGAGCAGTTGCTATTAGCAGAAAGGCAACAGGATTAATTTTAGAAACAACAACTAATAGAAATTTAGTTAAAGTGCAATTATTGCAGGGAAATTTTGCAATTGATTCTGAGTATTTCTTAAGAAGCACTTCATTAAATGATACTATTGGTAGTAAAATATCACAAAGATTTATATTAAGTGACGAAATTATTCCATTATCTTTAAATGATAAAGTTGCTATTGTATCCACTTCACAAAATCATGGTGTTGGAATAGGTGACAGAGTTAATGTGTCAGTGGATCCCAATGACAATACTACTGAGACTACATTATACACCAGAGCAAGAATTTATCAAAAAGTAAAACTGAATACCATTAAGTTTACAAAATATATCAATGATACTGGTATTGGAAAGTTATTTACTTTAAATAACGGAAGTTATAAAAATAATAATGGAAATATAGTTGGCGATTACTCTAGTGGAGGAAATGCTACTTTTACACAAGTAGAGTTAATTTTTGCAGATATTACAAAATGTAGAGATTCCGAAGGAAGAATTGTAGGTGATTCTAATTTAGCTGTTATAGGAAGACCAGGAAATCCAAACAATGCAAGAGCAACGATAAGCGTAACCAATGGAGTAGTTACTAATGTAGTAATTACTTCTAAAGGTATCGGATACAAACGAGGTGATTTTTTAACGGTTTCTCCATCATCTTTGAATAGAAGTCAATCTTCAACTTCAACTAGATTTTATTTTGCAGAAGTTCAACATGTAGGTTTTGCTCAGCAAGAAACTAGGTTATTTTTGAATGATGTAACTTCTATTTCACAAAATGATTATTTACAAATAACTGATGAAATTGTAAAGGTAACAAATATTAATACAGCAAATTCTTATGTAGATGTTCAAAGATCTCAATTAAACACTGTTGCTGTAGATCATTACAATACTCAACCTGTATCTAGCTATAGGGAGAGATATAATTTACCTGTAAATTACCATATTGGCAATACAAATTCTGATGCGTATGTATTAAATTACGATGACGAAAATCAAGAATTAACTTTAGTTTATGAAATTTCAAATACTCTTGTTAGTATAAATCCATTAGTTTCTGGATCTTCATTTTTTGACAACAGTTCTCCCAAAAAGTTAATTGTAGTTGAAGAAAATATCCAAAATCCAGAATACAAATTCGAATTTTCTTATGATAATACTACATGGTTGACCAATCCAAAATTAAAATTACAAGAATATTACAAATATAAATTCGATACTTCTCATTACACATTACGTGGTAGTTTCTTGGAATTTTCTCCTAGTAAAAACTACAATATAATAACTACAGAATCTAAGAGAAATGATATCTTACCTGGCAATGCGGGGTCATTTATTACACTAAAAATTGGGTATGGATCAGATATAGAAAGCAATAATTATTCTACCAGAGTTCCTATAAATTATAGTTTGTATTTTTATTTTGATAAGAATTCAAGAATATCTTCGGATGATTCATTTTTGAGAATTATTCCAGATCCACTACAAGGAAGTAAAACAATTTCATATGTAACAAATACTAGTTTTGTGTATGAGATGGATTCATATCCTCAATATGATGGTTCTGGGATTATGAAATATACTACTTCAGCTGGTCTAGCAGTTGGTAGTATTGCAACCGTTGGTATTATCAACCAAGGATTGAATTACAAAGAATTACCTACAGTTACTGGTGTTAGACCATCAGTAGAAAATGAATGCATAGCAGAAGTTGTTTGGAATTCTACCGCTAAAAACATCACATCTGTAATAATTTCTAATCCAGGAATAAATTATGTAAAACCAAAAGCAGTATTGATTTCATCTACTGGAGAAAACGCAGAATTTAATATTATTAAAAATCCTGATGGATCTATAAGAGGAATTACAGTAACAAATCGAGGAAATGGATATCTTTCAAAACCAGAAATTAAGATAGTAGAATCAAATGTAAAAATTTATTTTGAATCATCCAATATTGGAGTTCCGAATAGTATAAGGATTTTATATAACGGAAAAAATTATGGTAATGATAGAAGTATTCGTAAAAAATATTCATCTCCTCTTATTCTAAAACTCAAGCAAATTAGTGCTGGATCTTTTGCTGATGGAGAAAGAATTGAGCAGTATGATGGCAATACTTTAGTTGCTAGTGGTTATGTTGCTTCCAAAGGATATAAAAATAACACAAACATTTTAAGATTAGAAAGAGTCTCTGGGCAGTTTAAAAATAATTTGCAAATTACTGGAAAAAATAATTATGCAACTGCAGTTGTTTCTAGTTCTTTTGCTTCATTATTTGATTCTGATATAAAATCATATTATGATAATTTGGGATATTATGCATCTGATCAAGGGCAATTGAGTTCGAATAATCAAAAGATAACAGATTCCTATTTTTATCAAGATTATTCTTATGTAATTAAATCAAAAACTCCAATAGATGTTTGGAGAAATTTAATTAAACAAACTGTTCATCCAGCTGGATTTCAGTTATTTGGAGAAGTTTCTGTTGAAAGCTCTACTGATGTAAAATTACCACAATCACAACCAAAACAAGAAAAGTCTTCCATAATACAATTATGGGATCCTGTAAAAAATAAAATTTCAGTAGAAAATAGTTACAGAACAATTACCCAATCTTCTATAAGATTAGGAGACATCAACTTATTACCAGGAAAAGGTTCTATATTCTCTCCATCATATGATACTGGAGAAACTTCTTCATATGAATTTAAATTGGTTCCAGAATTTAATGGATATTTTGATAATAATGGAAATTTAGCAGGAAATAAAACATTTACCGCAGTTTTACTTGGATCAAATACTCCTTACTCAATAATTAATAAAAATAATGTTTTTATTACTATTGATGGTGTATTACAAGAACCAGGAAAATCATTTGATATAGTAGCTGGTCAAATAGTATTTTCACAACCACCATTAGGATATAGAAATGGATATACTAGATCGGCAAATATTGTTAGTGTAAATAATGGTTATATTTACGCAGAAACTGCAAATGCATTTTCTTTAAATGAACCTATAATATTTTCTGATAATTTCTCTACCGTATCAAAATCACAACTTTATTATGTTGTAGAAGTTAGTGGATTAGGATTTAAAATTGCATTGGGAACTACTGGGACTCCTCAAGCAACTCCAATAAATCTAACAAATGTTTCTTCTATTTCTGTAGTAGCAACTAGTCAAATTAATCCTGGAGATCCTATTACATCTAATCAATATAGAGAAGGTGTTGATACAGCATCACAAAAATTTGTTGGTAGAATTATTAGATTTAAAGATACTTCTTTAAATTCCCAATATTTCAAAAAAATTGCAAATATATCATCGCAATTTAATGGACAATCTACAGCATTTGATTTAAGATATGAAGATAATACTCCCGTATCATTGTCTTCAAATGAAAATTTGATTGTTTCTATAGATGGTGTAGTTCAAAGATCTGGTGTTTCTCCTTTACTTCCATTAGACAGATCATACTATATTAGAAGAACAGTTACACCAAATCAAATTGTATTCATAGAACCACCAAGATCAGGACAATCTTTCCATGGAATATCTGTAGGTTCCTATGAAAGACTAAAAGTAGATTACAGTAGAGTAAATGACATCCGAAGAGGACCTTTCTTATTACGTTCAGCTGTCACAAACAAAACAGTAACTATAGACAATGATAATAATGTTTTAGTATTTGTAGATGGAGTATTACAAAAGAGAAATAAAACATATATTATTAGAGGAGCTAATATAACATTTGTAGAACCTTTGAAAAAAGGTCAGGTTATTAATGTAATCTATCAATATGGCAGAGATTATATTAGATCATTAACTACTTTTAATTACGAAACTACACCTTTTTATAATAGATATGAAATTATATTAGATGGAGAATATCAAAATATATCAGATGGTGGAAGATTAAAGTCAAATACTGCTAGAGGAATAGTAGTAAAGAGTTATTTTAATGGATTGAATACTGTTTTATTAGTAGATTCTTATAATCAGCAGTTTATAGTTGATGAAAATATTGCATACAAAAATCCAATAGATTCTTTTTATGATTTTACTATAAATTCTTCTGATATTATTTCTATAAGTTCATTCGAAGAAAATGAAGATAGACAAGATATTTTAAGAAAATCTACCATAGGTTGGTTAAATGGCACACAAAAACATCCATCAACTGATTTTATAGAAATAGGTGATTCTATTAAAATTGATGGTGAATCTGAATTCAGAACTATTTTAACAACTCCTTATGATGCAATAAAAACAGATTATAGAAATACAGATAATCTTTCATACTTTGCAAAAATTGGAACATCAAATTATGATGGAGTTTCTAGAGGAGAAGGATTAGATATTGTAGCAGAAATCGAAAATGGTAAAGTTGTTTCTCTACTATGGAATAAAATTGAATGGGATGAATACGTCACACAAAGAATTTTACCATCACCACCTGGATATGGTTATGAAACAGCTCCTCAATTAGTTTTTGTAGCACAACCACAAAAAGATGAGGGTGGATCAATTGTAGCAGAAGCTCAAGGTGGTGGTGCTAAAGCATATGCAGTTGTAAATAATGGAGAAATTATTGATATTGTTCTATATGATCAGGGTAGTGGATATATTGCCCCACCAAGAGTATATGTAACTAGAAATTATCAGGTATTAAGAAAAGGAAGAAATATTGAGACAAGTTTAGTAGTTCTAGACATGTCTCCAAATGTAATTGATGCTAGAACTCTTTATATAACTTCAGGTGATATTGTAGGAAGACCACAACCTCCAATTTTAACAATATCTTCATTTATTCTTTTAACGCCACTAGAAGCATCTAGAGATATTACAGCAATTATACAAAAACAAGTAGATGTTGCTGCATCAAATCAAAGAATCTTGCAGCATACATCTACGATTGATTTGAGTATTAGTATAGCATCTATTTCAGCAAGAACTGATATATACACTTCTTCTATTGAAACTCCTTTATCTAATGTTGTTATTGGATCCCAAAATAATGTAAGTTTTTCAAATACACTAACAGAATTACAATCTGGTATTAGAACTTTCTTAAAAGTTAATTATTTACTAGCATACAAATCTATTCATGCTACTGGAGCATATCTAGATGCTTCAATGGATCTTGATGATACTATTGCATATGTAACAACTACAGAGAAATTTAAATCATTTGGCAAATTATTGATAGGGGATGAAATAGTATCATATACTTTAAAACAAAATGATCGTTTCTTATATCTAACTAGAGGATTAGACGGCACTACCATAAAAAATCATCCAGCTGGTGAATTTTTGAGACAATATGGAGATGATGTATCTATTATTAGTGCTGGAGTATCATCTGCAGAATCTATCGCTCAAATTCAAGTAGTGGGCGGTGGAGTATCTCAAGTATCATTTGGCATTGAAGAAATAATTCAAATTGAATTGGATCCTATAGATGTTTTTACTGACATTGAAATTGTAGATATAATTCAGTCAACAAAAGTATGCGATTCGGTATTATCCGTAAATATTTCTCAAACTAGTTTTATTGATATTGGTCTAGATATTTCAATAATAGAATCTAAAATTACCAAACAAATTACATTAATACAATCAACTGGATTATCAAATATACAAGTAAATACCATTACGCAAATTTCTCCTTCGGTAGAAAGATTCTATAAAACTGGATTTATTGATTATTACATCGAATCTATCTTATTTACGGATCCTATTATTCAAAGAAATTTGAATGCTGTTGTATTAAATAATCCTAAAAATGAGGTTACCAGAAGATCGGGAAGTATTATTGCAGTAAATAATGCAGTGTCTAATGATGAAAATCTCACATCTTATAGTGTAGGTACTGTTGGCAATAATCTAGGGATGTTAAATGATTGGTATAGCAATGATAATGGATATACAAATGTATCTGGATTAACATTTAATGAAATAGAAATTAATTATAATCAATTCACAATAAAAGATTTTGAAGAACCAAATCTATCTTCTATATCCTCATCAAGATCGGTATGGAATCTGGCATATCCATCAATACAAAATCCAGTTACAATCTCTTCCACGAATGGAAATATTAACTCTACTGTAACTGCACAAAAAACAACAAATTTTGCTGCTAGTGGATATTTTTATCACAGTGATGGGTCTAATTATGGTATTGTTCAATATACAGGAAAAACTTTAACATCATTTACAGGTTGTTCTGTTTATTCTGGATCAACAACTATCACTAATACTTCTCAGATTATACCATATTCTATCTAAACCATATAAATATAAATAAAATACCGTTCGGAGAACTATTAAATGGCTGCTATCATTTCTGAAAAGTTCAGAATTTTCAACGCCAAGCAATTTCTGGAATCTCTTTCAGAAGGCAGTGGCGATACTGATTCAAATCGCTCAAGGATGTATTTCTTTGTTGGTAGACCTCAAGATTGGAAAGCTTATGTTGAAGTTTATGGCGTAAGTTCAACTGCTTTCTCTGTTGGGGAGGAAGTTTATGTTGGTGCTAACTTAGCTGCTGCTACTTTTAGAGGCACAGTTTCGGAAGTTTATCCAAATAGTTTACTACTAACAACGATTGGTCCTACAGTTTCAGCAACTCCTGGTGCTGGATCAACACTAACTGGCAACACCTCTGGTGCAACTGCTAAAGTTGGCGTTTACAGATATGCTACCGAAGAAATTCCAACTGCTCCTCTTGATAACCAAGAAGAGAAGTTTGAAATGTATGATGATATGATCGCTATGAAGCGCATCACATCTTCATATGCTAGACACGTCATTAGACGTTATAATTGGGATTTAACTGTAAATCCCAAGTTTGACATGTGGAAACCTGACTATTCTGCATTAAAACTAACTGCAACTGGAGAATCATCTCTTGGTGCTGGCAAATACTCTGTAATGAACTCTTCATATGAAGTTTTTGTCTGTTTATACAATGGAACAAATCCATCAAACTTAAACGGTCAAAATGCTACTTATCCACCAGCTACTGCACCTGTATCTGGTCAAGGAACATACTCTAATGGCATTTTCAAAGAACCAAGTGGAACTGCTGGTTATGTTTGGAAGTATATGTATACTATTCCAACCGATGATGTAATCAAGTTCCTATCGACTGATTTTATGCCAATTGTTTTGGATTCAACTGTTCAATCTGGTGCTGTCGATGGTGCTATTTCAGTAGCTTTATTAACAGATGCAGGAGCAAATCTACCAACCAGTGCTACTTTATATGCAGCAATTCTTGGTGATGGATCTGGCGGTAAAGTAAAAATTACAACCAATGGTTCTGGTGCAATTACTGCTGTTGATATAGAAGCAGCTGGAAGCGGTTATACTTATGGAAATGTTCTCCTAAAGAATGGTTATCTATTCACCAACTCTACACTTGCAACTGCAGCCACTGTAAGTGCAACAGCTAAAGGTCAAATTGAGGTAATTATTCCACCTCAAGGTGGTCATGGTGCTGATCCAGTTCTAGAAATGAACTCGAAGCGTGTTATGTTAAATATCCGTTTAACATATTCAGAAGGTTCGGGAGATTTCCCTGTTGATAACGATTTCCGTAGAATTGGAATTCTTCAGGATCCTCTACAATATGGGTCAACAAATTATCTGACTGCCGATAATGCAACTGCTCTGTATGCCGTAAAATTAACTGGTGTTACTGGCAATTTTGTAGTTGACGAAATTATTTCGCAAACAAACAGTGGTTTGGTTTCAAAGGGAACTGTTGTTTCGTGGACTTTAGATAATGGATCAACCACTGATGGGGTTCTCAAGTATTATCAATCACCATCTCAACATACCGACAATGGTGTTGTAAGAGCGTTTGTATCAACTGCAGCAAATCCTATTGTAGGTGCTACTAGTGCTAGACAGGGAACTGTTGCTACTACTTATAATAGCACTCTACTTGGTTCCACATTTAATAGTGGGCTATCAACTCCAGAGGTTAAGAATAACTCAGGTGAAGCAATTTATGTTGAAAACAGAAGATTAATCACAAGAGCTCCTGACCAAATCGAGGATATTAAGTTAGTTATTGAATTCTGATTATATTATATTTTTAAAAGTAAAACACCTATTCCTGAGCTAAAATGCCCCAGAAGATTAATCTCAACGCGCCCCCATATTATGATGATTTTGATTCTAGTAAGGGATATTATAAAGTTCTATTCAGACCTGGATATTCCATTCAGACTAGGGAACTGACTACTTTGCAGTCAGTTCTACAAAATCAAATTGAAAATTTAGGCAGAAGTAGATTTAAACAGGGGCAGCAAGTAATTCCTGGAGAAGTATCTTTCAACAACAAATTAAATTATATTAAACTAGCATCGGTTTCCGAAGTAGCTGTTAATATTAATGGAAATATTGTATTTCAAAAATATGATATTTCTCAACTTGTTGGAGTTACTCTCCAGGGATTGTCTTCTGGAGTTACTGCTAGCGTCATTTCTTATGCTTTTGGAAATGATTTAGAATCAGATATTTTATTTGTAAAATATACAAATAGTGGAAACGCAAGTAACGAATCTACTTTTAGACAAGGTGAAACACTAGAGGCATTAAATATTACCGATACTCCTACTTTAGTGGTTGGAACTGACGGTAGTGTTCTGCCAACGACTATTGATGTACAAAATTATGATACTGGAGTAATTACCACTATTGATAGCCCAGCAATGGGTTTTGCTTCTGCGGTAAAAGTTCAGGAAGGCGTATATTTTGTTAATGGATATTTTGTAAATAATCATGAACAAATTATTGTTGTTGATAAGTATTATGATAAACCATCCGTAAAAGTAGGTTTTAAAATTTCCGAAGATCTTGTTACGCCAGAACAAGACATTTCTTTATATGATAACGCAAGAGGATTTTCTAATTTCTCTGCTCCTGGTGCTCACAGATTAAAAATCGACTTATCTTTAGTCGTTAAAGAATATGATGCTTTAGCGGATGAAGATTATGTTTCTTTAGTAACTATTAAAAATGGAGAAGTTCAGCAATTAACCAAAACTGCTGATTACAATGTTTTAGAAGAAACATTAGCTAGAAGAACTTTTGACGAATCTGGAAATTATGTAGTAGATGAATTTCCATTAGATTTAAGAGAATATTACCAAAAAAACAACAATAGAGGTGTTTATCCTTTAAATTCAGATACTAGTTTAGTTAATGGAATTTCCCAAAGTGAAGCTAACACACTAATGGTGGCAGGTGTTGGATCTGGTAAGGCATATATTAAAGGTTATGAAGTAATCAATAAAGATGTAAAATATTTAAACGTATCCAAAGCAAGAGATACTCTAACAAGAGAAGATACTAGAATAAAAACATTATCTCCTTCATTTTTCAATGTAAGAAATGTTTATGGATCAGTTCCATTAAATGCAGAGGGTCAAGAATTAACTGCTTATCCAAATATTTACTTGAACTCGGTATTTAATGATGGTTCTATAGGTTACAACAATGAAGAACTGACAGCAGAAGCCAAACAGACCTTAAACAGAAGAGGAAAGGTTTTTGGTTTAAATGATGGAATTATTACTTTATATTGCCAAAATCCAAGTAATTTTTCTAGCTACACATATCCAACACCCTCTACATTTGGCGTTTCTTTACAAAAATTATGGTACGTCGTAAATAGAGGAACTACTGCAGCAACAACGACAGTAAGAAGCATTGATCTTCTTTCGTATGCAATTGTATCTAGACCGTCTGATTTAGGTTCATCCACAGATACATTCTTAGAATTAACCGTTGTTGGAAATAAAGAAGATATTTTATACTTCTTGAGAGAATACGATGAAGATGATTCAGATAAGAGAAGAAAATTATTTGTTTCCGAGAATGATGCTAAAGGATTCTATTTCCAATCAGGATCTCAAACTATATTTCCATATTCACAAATCTTAGATTACAACAATTTAATAACTCCCATTGTTGGTGTTTGCAAACCAAAAGATTTTTCTCTTCTAGAAAGAGGATCTGGGTTCAATGTAGATATTGATAAAGTTGTATCTAAGGGTAGGTTAGCAAACGGAACTCCTTCATACAATTCAGTATTCAGATTATCATATTTCAATCCTTCATTTTTTACTAGAATTATTTTAGATCAAAATATTAATTCTAGCACATTTGAACCAGGAAAATATATTGTTGGATCTACTAGTGGTGCTTATGGTGTTGTAGAAGGTTCAAGCACATCAAAATATACTACTGGCAGTGTTTTATTCGTAAAAACTCTATCAGGAACATTTTTATCTGGGGAAACAATTACTGATGAAGGCGGAAATTCTAGAAGAATTGCTAGAGAAGGAACTATTTCGCACTTTGTTGTTGTGAAAAGAGGATCTGGATATCCTTTCAACACAACTGTGAGGATTAACGGAGTTGATTATAATAATTCATCTATAACAGTTGGTATACAAGGTAATATACCATATAAGATTGATATTGTAAATAGAAATTTAGTTTCTCAAGTATATTCTACTACACCAGTAATCACATTTAATACTGGAAGCACTAATCCTACAGCAGAAACTTTAGTAAAAGCTGTCTTATATAGAAACACTGTTTATACTTATACACCACAAAATGTAAAATCAATGCATTGCTCTTTTGGAGCTGGCAATGCTTACAATTTTACTGCCGATGTTGAATCATTCTCGACCTCATATATTACTAGTAAGTCTTTGACAGACTTCACTTTTTCTGGATCTATAGGATCGAAATATTTAGAATGTAATGGATTTTCTGGAGATCCATCTAATGAATTAATGCAAGGTGATATTGTTCAATTTACGGATTCAAACAACAATCCTATTAGATCTGTTGTTCAAAGTGTAGATAAACCAGAAGGATTAACAAAGTCTAGAGTTTATTTGGATAATGTTTTACGTGGAAATGTAGTTAATAGCAATTGCGTAAAAATTAAACCAAATGTAGAAAATATATCTACCTCTACTCTCGTAATTCCTTTAGGAGCAAAATATATTAGCTCAACAGTCGATTCATCAGAAGATTCTAAAATTAAGTATCATTTTAGAAGAGATTTTGTAACAACTGCTTCCACTAGTGGTGGCAATGTTACTTTTGCCGCACAACTTCCATATGGAACACAAAGATTTGCAGGATTCACTCCAGAAAATTTCTTACTTACTGTATTAGATAAAAAATCATCTACTACATTCCAATCTGGAGATTTGATTTATCTTTCATCTGATCAAGTTGTAATTGAAAATACCACAAGCAGCACAACAGGATTAACTGCTGGCAGTGTTCAAATCACATTAGATCCTGATATTTTTGGAACTACTACAAATTTTCCAATTTTAAAATTAACTGCTACACTAGAAGTTTCGAAAGCAAGACCAAGATTAAAAACTGTTTATAGAAATAAGCGTATTCTTATTGTATCACCTGGAGATAGAATAGTTCCTCTACGAGGAGTTGATTATGATTCTGATTCAACTGATATTTTATCGTATTCGGATGCATTTAAAATCAAATACGTTTATGAGGGAACCACTCAAGTTCCACCCGTAGTTTCTGCATCTGGAGATTTAGTAACTGGAACTGATGTTACAGAAAGATTCTCGTTTGATGATGGTCAAAGAGACACTTTCTATGATGTTTCTAGACTAGTATTAAAGCCTGGATTTGAACCTCCATCAGGTCAGTTAATTGTAGCATTTGATTATTTTGAACATTCCCAAGGAGATTTCTGTACAGTAGACTCTTATCTACACGAAGCAGGAGTCAATTTAGATGAAATTCCCGACTTTAATTCTATTGTTCATGGTAAATTATCTTTAAGAGATGTATTTGATTTTAGACCAAAAGTAGATTCGAATGCTATTATTAGTGGTTATCAAGATACTTCAATTCTTTCTGTAGAAGACTACAATAGTTTCTTTGGATCTGGCGGTATTACTTCCAGCACACCAGCATCAGATCCCAATCTTGCTTACACTATATCATTTAATCTCAAACAGTATCTAGATAGAATTGATGGGGTTTTTGTAAATAAAAAAGGAGAATTTTTTGTTAAAGAAGGCAATGCTTCATTAAATCCAACAAAACCAGCAGATGTTGATGATTCACTAGCTTTATATTATCTTTATGTTCCTGCGTATACCATTCAGGCAAATGATGTAAAAGTCATCACAGTGGATAACAAACGTTATACGATGAGAGATATTGGTAAGTTAGAACAAAGAATAGAAAGACTTGAAAGATATACTATGTTAAGTGTCCTGGAGCAACAAGCATTGAATATGCAAGTTAGGGATGATATTGGAATTGAAAGATTTAAATGTGGCTTCGTAGTAGATGGTTTCGAGAACCATAGTGTAGGAAATCTTTCATCTATAGATTATTTGTGTTCTATAGATCCACAGCAATCTGTATTAAGACCTAGATCTATAGAAAATTCACTGAGACTGAAAGAAGTTAATACTAGAGACGAACAAAGATTTTTAGATGGATATCAAAAATCAGGATCTGTAATAACTTTACCATTTACAGAAGTTAGGGCGGTTGAAAATCGTTTCGCAACTAGAAAAATTAACATCAATCCATTTGTAGTTGTTCAATATTCTGGAGATGCTTCTCTATATCCGAACGTTGATCAGTGGTTTGATCAAAAAGAATCGCCAATTATTTTAAATAATGATAGTAAAGTTTTCTCTGTATTTTATGCTAAAAATGATTCTAGAGAAGGTTTCAATAGCATTCACAACAATTTTATAATTAACTGGGTAGGAACCGATAGAGTATTCTACAATGTTTCTCCATTGAACGAAATAACTACACTAGAAACTACAGGAACAACTAGAGACGCATCGACTGCAAGTTCTTCTAATATAAGCCCACAAAATAATCAATTAGCGCAAGGAATTTCTTCTAAAACAGTAGGAAATGTTTCAGTCTCATCTTCGCTGCAATCTTTCTGTAGATCTGTTCCAGTTTTCTTTAAATTAACTAGATTAAAACCAAGCACAAGATTTTATGCTTTTATTGATGGTAGATCTATAGATCGATGGATAATTCAAGATTTCAAATTCACAGGAATTGCAGGTAATTCATTAGGAACATTTAATAGTGGTATTACTACTGATGCAAATGGAAATGCGAGTGGAATGATTCTAATTCCTTCTGGGTTGCCACCTCAATCTGGATCATCTTGGTTAGGGGATGTTACTACAGTTCAATATGATACTGAAACAGGATCTCCATTGTCAATAGTTTCGGGTGTAAAGACTATTAAATTCTCATCTGATATAAATGGCAGTGTTGATAGCACCGTAGAATCTTTTGCTGAAGTTAAATATTATGCTACAGGATCTTTCCCTGTTCAACCATCTTCTGTAGTATCTACTTCTCCAGCGATATTAAAATCGCCAGAAGGTATCCAATATATCGAAAATACAAAAGCTCAAGCAAAACCAAATCCACTATCACAAACGTTTACCGTTGAAGGATATCCTGGTGGAGTATTTGTTACTGGGTTAGATCTTTATTTCAATAAAAAAAGTTCCACTATACCAGTTAAAGCATATTTAACTAATATAGAAAGTGGAAAACCAGGAAAATATATTGTTCCAGGAAGTGAATCTGTATTAAATCCCGACACATATTTAAAAGTATATACTAATGGAACTATTAATATTTCTCGCAATGAAACAGTAACGGGAACTTCTTCAAATGCATCTGGCCCTATTAAAGCAGTTTATGATAGAAATAATACTTTAGTTCCTGCATCAATTAATGGAGAGTTTACATTAACAAATGATCAAACATATACTTTAGTATTATCAAATCATAACGGAAGATCTTTTATTCAAAATGAAACTTTGAATTTATCTTCTTTATCCACCTACAATAATGCTCAAAATACAAACTTATCTCTTACGATTGCTAGAGATTCAGGAAGACTTACTGGTTTAACAATTACTAATTGTGGAACTGGTTACGAATCTGCTACTCTTACTATTGAAAGCCCTCAATTAATTGGTGGTGTTAATGCCACAGCAACTTGTAAGGTTTCAAACGGATCAATATATGATACAGATTTAACTGTATTTGGTGCTGGATATACTGATGCACCAGCAGTAATAATTAATTTCACAGGAACCTCTGCTTCTGGAGCTTCAATTGAAGCTTTATTAGAAATAGATACTCCCGCTGTTAGAATGGGCGTTGCTGTTGATCCTGGAACTGTTTCGGTAGTTGATTCTACTACTCCTACTAAATTTGCTTTTGAATATCCAGTGTATTTACAAAATAACACAGAATATGCTTTTGTGATTGAATCGGATTCCACCGATTACGAGATATGGGTTTCTAGATTAGGTGAAACAGAAAAATCTACTAGTTCTGTGGTAACAACACAGCCACTATTAGGATCTGTATTTAAATCTCAAAACGTTGATTCTTGGACAGAAGATTTATTTGAAGATATTAAATTTACACTTTATAGAGCAGAATTTAATACTGAACGACCAGGAATTATTGAGTTAACAAATGAAATGCTTGGATATACTGAACTAGATTTAAATCCAATCCAAACAGATTCTTTATCCGACACAACTGCTACATCAAAACTATTCAAAAATAATAATAGTATAGTTAAAGTAACACACAAAGATAATGGATTTGAGTTTGGAGGTAATTCATATGTAGCATTTAAGAGATGTAATGATGTTGGTGGTCTTACTTCGGAACTATTGAATAACACATTATTCAATGTTTATAATGGTGGTGTAGATTTCTACACTATCACTTCTCCAACAAAAGCATCATCAAATGCTGTTGGTGGTGGAGAAAATACTCTTGCTTTATATAATAAAAAATATGAAAAATTATATGCACAAATAGCATATTTAAATTTCAGTGACACAAGTATTAATGCAGAAGTAAAAACAACAAATATTATTCCTGTAGATTCAACTGTTACTAATTACACAAATTATTCTCAATCTTCTTTCGAAAAAACTTTCTTAAATCAAGAACATTATTTTAACAATCAAAAAGTGGTTGCATCTAGAATTAATGAGTTGAAGAACTCAAATTCTATTTCTGATAGATCTTTAACTTATAAATTAACTTTAGAATCTGATGTATCTTACCTATCTCCTGTAATTGATCTTCGTTCTTCTTCGGTCAAATTGATTAATAATAAAGTAGAAAAATCTTTAGGAAAAGAAGATAGATTTGGAAGAAGAGATCAAATTATTAGTTTCTATCCAGTTTATAATTTTATTGTAGCTGGAGCAAATGTTGGTGCTATTAATGCAGGTGATGCAGGTAATCCAAAAATTATTACTGGATTCACTTCACAGGCAAGAGGAGTTATTGTTAAATTTGATGTTTCTGCTAGCAGATTATATGTAAAGATGTTGACAGATATTTTATTCTCCCCTAGCGAAACTTTAGAATTTGCTTCCCAACCAACATTAAGCGGAATTACAGTTGGTTCATCGGGAGTCACAGAACAATCATTTAATTTTAATTACAACTCTACTGTGATTGCAATTGATAAAACGGATGTGACTAAAACATATGATAACGTTATTAGTGGAAAAGTAGTTCAGTGGGATGCAGAGAAGAAAATACTTACTGTATCAAACAACAAAAATCCAATTAATGACAATTATACTGCTGCTGCAACTCCAGGGTCTGCTTATGCACGAGTTCCTTTCTCAAGTGCTTCTCAACAGCAAAGAGACATCTTTAGAGTGGGAGATTTAATTTCTTACGAAAATCAAGCATCTGATACGAAGTCATTTTTAGAAGTCAAATCTATTTCATATACTGATGGTGTATTGTTTGTTCCTGAGTTTAATAGAAATAGTTCTTCTGTAGCAAAATATGCTACTAAAGAAATTTCTATAGAGAATGCAGGAACAGGATTGGATGTTAAATTAACGGCAAATATTTTTGAAGAAGATGATATTCAGGTTTTATATAAGATTAAAACAGTAAGTTCTCAATTTAATTTTGATGATCTTGGATGGGAATATTTTAATGGAACTGGTAAACCAGACGTGAGAGTTATTCCATCGTCTGAAAATAGTATTGCTGGTTATATTGAAGATCAAAGATCATATAAGGAATACAAATTTAGTGTCGCAAATCTTCCCGAATTCTCTTCTTTTGCAATTAAAATTGTTATGAAAAGTTCCAATCCAGTATTTGTTCCAAAAATTCAAGATTGTAGAGTTGTTGCATCATTCTAATGGATTATATTAAAGTTCTCGATCATGACTATCTTGTAAGAGACAACGATACTGGTGCCATTATAAATACTGATAAAAGTGTATTTGAAGATGCTAAAAAACTGCGTAATGGCAGTGCGTCTATTAAAAAACTTCAAACTGATGTTGAAGATTTAAAGAATGAGTTATCAGATATTAAAAATCTTCTAAGAGAATTTATAAGAAATGCCAACACCAATCCTTAGAAATGTAGCGAAAACCGATACTTTAGAAATACAGAGGCAGAAGATAAATCTACTGGCTTCTGATTTATTCAGCGTGCAAACTAGCGTTGGCGAAGGCGCTTTTAGTATGAGTGATGGTAGTATTCAGCAACCATCTTTGTTTTTTACTAATGCTACGGATGTTGGTATCTTTAGAGGATCTAGCGGAAAACAATTATATATTGCAGCCGAAGGCAATGCAGTTGCAAAATTTGATAAAAATAATTTAACTTCTTTACGAGATTTTAAAACATTAGTTTCGGCAGTTCCAATTGGAGCTAATGGAATTACAATTACAAGCCCAGGATCAGAATATAGTGGAGGAACTTTTTCTTCTGTTCCTCTTACTGGAGGATCTGGAACTGGAATAAAAGCTTCTCTTATTGTAAGACCTATAACAGGAACTATCACAAATGGTGGATCTGGATATGTTGGTGGATCTTATGTAAGCGTTCCTTTGACGGGGGGAAGTGGAACTGGAGCTACAGCAGATATTACAGTTTCTCCTTTCTCTGGTTCTATTCAAAATGGTGGATCTGGCGGAAATATCGGGGGGAATGCTTCTCAAATATTTACAAATGTATCGTTAACTGGTGGTTCTGGTTCTGGAATGAGAGCCGATATTACTGTTACTACTGCCGGACAAATTGTAGCTGTTACAGGAGTAACTATAGTTAATCAGGGATCTGGATATCAAACTGGTAATGTTCTGTCAGCTGTTTCTAATACAATTGGTGGAGTTACAGGATTTCAATATGTAATTAATGGTGTTGGTAACGTCACTCAAGTTCAGATTTTATTAGCAAACACTGGATATCAAGTTGGAAATGTTTTATCTGCTAGTAATACAAATTTAGGTGGTTCTGGATCAGGATTTCAATTTACAATAACTGGAGTTGGAGCAGTAGTTGATGCTTCTGTTACTGATGGCGGTGACGGATATATTATAGGAGATCAACTTTCAGTAAATGCTGTTGAATTAACACCAGCAGAAACTTGGTATGTTAGGATGTGGATGACACAATTATTTGTGTTTTCTGGAACACTTCCAACAACAGGATTTAATGTTGGAGATACATTAACATATGCTGGAGAAGGAAGAACTGTTGTAAAAAGGTTTTTAAATGCTCAAAATAGAGTAGAAGCAGTTGCTGTTAGAGCTGGTGCAGAAGATGGAAATACTATTCAATTTTTCCCAAATTTATCTGCTAGTGATGGAAATGGCAATAGTGCAGTTGTCGGATCTTCTACTTCTGCATTAAATTATTATTTTTCTTTGAATCAAAACGGTCCTTTTGAAAATATAAAAGATTTTACTTTCCAAAAAAACAAAAGATATATTTTCAATCAGACTAATTCTTCTAACAATACACACCCAATACGATTTAGCACAACTGCAGATGGTATTCATACCGTATTGAGTGGTCAAGGGGCACAAAGAGATTTTGGTGATTTATACGAGGGAAGTGAAGTAAATTACGAATATACTCCTTTTGATGTTTCCATCACCCCAAATGATAATACTCCAACTACTTTATACTATTATTGTAGTAATGGTTTTGGAGATCCCGAGAACCAACATATCAATGAAGGAGGGTTTGATGGTAGAGAAGGAAAAATAACTATAAGTGGAGCAGCAACAGTAGGTGGTGGTGGTTTAGTTCTTACTGTCGGTGCTGTTAATACTGCTTCTAATATTATCCTCAAAAAGAATGGAGAATCTACATTAGGAGCTACAACAGCTTCTTCATTAACTTTAACTGGAGGATTATCAGTTGGATCTTCAACTACTTTAAGTGGCAATTTAACTATTGGATCAAATAAATTTACAGTCAATTCGTCAACTGGAAATACTAATATTGCGGGATCTTTAACTGTTCAAGATGATCTTTCTTTCTTGGCAGATGCAGCATTTGGAGGAACTTTATTTATAGACTCTGCAAATAATAGAGTTTCTGTTAATATAGATCCTGCAGTTACACCATTAACAGAAGCGTTTGAAGTTTTTGGAGACACAAAAACAAGTGGAAATGTTGTTTTATCCACTGCTTCTGGAAAAATTGTAAAAATTGGAGATATTACTCAACTTGGAGGAACTTCACGATTACAAGTTGACGGTTCGGTTTACTCCACGCAAGGATTTTTTGCAAAATCATTATCTGATGTAAAAAATCCTACTATTAGTTTTAGGTCTTACGAAAGATTTGGATTGTCGCATAATGCTTCTAGTTCTACTTTATCTGTAACTACGGGAAGTGGAGAAGTATTGAGATTTGGAAATTCTGTTACAACATCATTAAGAAATTTAAATTTTGATAGAGTCGATGTTACAGCAACTACATTAGTAGGAGGGGAAGGATATACAAATGGTTCTTATAGTGGATTACAACCATCTGGAGGAACTGGATCGGGATTAACTTTATCTTTAATTGTTGCATTTACTGTCAATATTACTAATGCTGGATCTGGATATACTCCAAATACTTACGAAAACGTTCCACTTACTGGTGGTTCTGGATCAGGAGCAAGTGCAACCATTATCATTAATTCTACTGGTGTAGTAAGTGATGTAATAGTTACTAATGCTGGAACTGGATATACAGCAGGTAATACATTATCTTTCAATTATACAAATTTAATTGCAAATAACGGTGGAGTAATAGTAACTTCTACGGCACCGTCTCAAGTAGCATCATTAACTATAAATCAATTAGGTGCAGTAACAAAAATTACAATTACAGATAGTGGTATTGGATATGCAGCTGGAGATATTTTAACTTTATCACCTCCAGGATCTCCAACAACACCAGCAACATTAACAATCAATACCACAGTTTCTACAAATACTATTAGTATAAATTCATCTACTGGCAATATTTTAGCACAATCTTTAAGCACTCTAGGTTCTGGAATTTTAATAGATAACAAACTTTCTATAGATTCAAATACAATATCATCTACACAAAACGAAGATATTAATATTTCACCTGGAGCTGCATCGAGAATTCTTTCGGTTTCTGGAACAGGTGGGGTGAAATTACCTGTTGGTAATTCCACCAATAGACCATCTGCATCAACTGCTGGTATTATTCGTTACAACACACAGACTTCTCAATATGAAGGTTCGAATGGAGTTAACTTCATTTCTCTTGGCGGTGTAAGAGATGTTGATGGAAATACTTATATTATTGCTGAGGAGACTGTAGGTGCTAATGATAATATTCTATATTTCTTCAATGATAATTATAACTCGGCAAGATTAAACCGAACAGAGTTAGAACTTACAACTGCAAATAAAATTTCTTCTAGAGATACTGATGGTAAATTTGCATGGAAGGCAAATACAGCATATCTTTTAAATGCATATGTATATTATGGAGATAATATATACAAAGTAACGACTGCAGGAACAACTTCAACTATAGCACCAACTCACACATCTGGTTCTGCTACGAATGGAACTACAGTTCTTGAATATTATGGAGATTCTTATGGAAGTCTAGAAATAAGAGCAGATGAATTAAAAGTTGGTGTTAGATTTAACATTAATGATAAGTTAAAATTATATTCATATAATACAAATGATTTTATTCTAGAAAATCAAATTAATAATTTCCAGTTTGCTTTTGGAAATGTTTTAGGAGTTCCCGATACATTCTTAACAATAGATACAGCTGGAACTTTAAAAATTAATAAAAATTACGACACTGCTGGATCCACAAATAATCACATTCTATTAGATAAGACTCTCAAATATATTGAGCTAGATGATATTGCTTTAGCAACCGCCGATTCTTCACTAATTAAAGGAACCACCAACAGCGCAGCAACATCAGTATACAACACAACTACACATAAAGGTGCTAAAGTTGTGGTAGTTGCTGATAATATTACAACTGGTGATAGACATATCGTTGAATATAATGTTATTCATAAAAACTCAAATATATACGTTAATGAGTATGGCAACTTAGATACAGGAACAGAACAATTTACCGCTTTATTTGATTTTGATGGTTCTGATAATGTTCGTGTTACTTATACATTAACTTCTGGTGTTTCTTCTGGAGACAACGTTGTGATTACTACTACCAAAACTCAAATTAAGAAGTAATAAAAGATGGCAACTACTATAAAAACCTTTAATTCGGAAGGTGGGTTTGGTGTAAATCAAGTCACACTAGTTACAGATAAATTAGATATTCAGAATGTCAATACATTCAATTTAAAAAATTCTAATTATACTGATGCCTCACGAACAGATTATATTTTAAGGGGATTAAATACATCTGTTCTAACTTTAGATGGAACTTTTCCAATAACGTTAGCATCAAACACTATTAACTTTATTACTGGATATATTGTTGCAGTTAATCCAACTGGAGTTGGTCATTATTCAGTAAAGATTGAATCTGCAGTAACATGTAATTCGTCGGGAGATGTTCAAGTTTTATCCGAAATTTTTACAACAGTAAAAGATAGCGTACCTACTGGTCAGACTTGGACAGTTGCTAGTTACGATTCTGGCACAGCAAATCAATTTAGTTACACTACAACAAGAGGCGGAACAACCGATACTATTAAATGGATTGCAAACACCCAAGTAGTATCAGTTTCTTGGTCATAATAACTAAATAATACAGAAGAAAAAACAGAACTCTAGAGGCATTACGAGAAAATGAGTTTAGAATTTAATGCTGATAAGCAGATAATCAAATCAACAAATCCTCAACTTATTGGTAGTGATGATCTCACTATTAGAGCTGGTTCTGGATCGGATGAAAAGGAAGTTTTTAGAGTTCAATTAGATGATACTACGAAGTTACCTCGTATTGGTATCAACCGAACTGGTCAAAAAATCGAAAAGATTTTAATTGATCAAGGATTTAATGGTAGTGGATATACTACCCAACCATCTGTTATTATTGGTCCTCCAGATCTTACTAATGGTATTCAGGCACAAGCATCTGCAATCATCTCTGCTGGTTCTGTAGTAGCAATTGTTGTTGATAATGTAGGTTCTGGATATCTTTCAGCGCCATCAGTAAGTATTCTCGGAGGCAATGGAAATGGTGCTGCTGCTACTGCATATCTAGATACTGTAGATTACGAACTAGATGTTAATGGTGCTATTAGAACATCTACTTCAATTATTTCAGATACTGCAAGAATCCTAAACCTAGATATTGATAATTTTGTAACTCCAGATGCAAAATTTCGTGCTCCATCCTTAAAAACGTATGCTAACAACACAGGAATATTGTGGGCACCATCTACATCTATAAGTATCAATGAAGTTTGGTATTACGGTAATAATATTTACCAAGCATTAAACACAGGTCTCAGTGGAAGCACTCCACCAACTCATATTGATGGAACCCAAACAAATGGAACTGTAAGTTTCAAACATATTGGATATAGAGTATCTAGCCCTCTATTGAAAGGATATAACCAGGATATGAGTTATCCTCGTTCTATCACGCCTCCTTTTGGTGATGACTCAGATAAAGTTGCTACCACTGAATACGTTCTAAACCTCGCTACGAATGACGTTGGCGGCCGTGTTTATGTTTCTGCAGAGATTGGCAATGATTCGAATAATGGTAGATCTGCAGCTGCTCCCGTAAGAACGATTAAGAGAGCATGTCAGATTGCTTCACAGACAAAAGGTGTCAAAGAAACAGTTGTTGTTTCTGGTGGTGAGTATGTAGAAGATAACCCAATTTCTATTCCGCCAGATTGTTCAGTTGTTGGCGACTCACTTCGTATTGTTATTGTTCGCCCAAACAATCCGAACAAGCACATGTTCAAGTTTGCGGACAAGAATTATATTTCTGGTCTAACATTCAGAGATAAAATTGATAGTAATGGAGATCCTATTGCTACTTGGAAATATGCTTGTGTCTTTGACGACAAGCAAAGAATTTATTATGATCCAGCATCTGGTGGAGATTTTAAAAGAGATTTTCCAATTGGTCATCAAATTTTCGGTCCTGCAAAAATTAGAGTTACTTTCCAAACAAACACTGGAGGAACTGCTATTGCTGAAAACGAATATGTAACTGGTGTAAACACTGGTGCGGTTGGTGTTGTAACGGCAAGAACGTTTTCTAGTGGAACAGTTAGTGGAACTATAGATATTAAAGTTCTTAGTGGTTCTTTCCAAACTGGTGAAACATTTACATATCCAGGTGATGGTGCCAGATCATGGCAAGCGAATACAACTTATACTCTGAATACTATTATCTACAATGGTAATAATGTTTATTCCGTAACTACTGCAGGAACTTCTGCTTCAACTTCTCCAACTCATACAACTGGAGCAGAATCTAATGGAACTGCGACTTTAACTTGGATTCGTAATGTATATAACTTGATTGCTATTCAGGTAGAGTCAATTAGAGCAGAGGGAGAAGTTGTAGAGCATGTTACCGATACTACAACTACTCTACCTATCACCAGAGTTGATGGTTCTCTCCAAGCAGATCCAACAGTTGGTGGTATTGTTCTTTATACAAACCCATTGGTAGGAAGAACAAACTTCCACAACTTCAAAGAAAACCAAGAGATTGAAATTTCTGGTTTACCAACTTCAAACCCAGATCTTTCTTCTCTAAACGGTAAGCAAAGAGTCTTCAAAATTATTAGAGATGCTGACGGAAGATCCAGACGTATTGTTCTTTACAAGCAACTAGCGGCATTTAGTGATGTTAACTACATTCCATCGAATGCATCAGTAAAATCTGCAAACAACTACATTACTCTATCCCTATTAAACTCACCAAACAAATTCCCACTTCCTTCATTTGTTTTAAGACGTTACCAGGATGCTTGCAACTTAATTAGAAATAATATTGATTTCATCAAGGATGAAACATATCTACAAATCCAGGATGAATTTAGCCCCAACTTCTCAATTTCGTCAATTCAAACAACAACTGGAACTGGTGCTGATGCTGGTTATGTAATCTTCAGAATTACTACCACTGGCAATCATGGATTCTATCTAAATGATACTGTATCCATTTTTAAGAATGGATTGAATAATAATATTAATGGAACATTTACTGTAAGCAATAAAGTAAGTAATACAGTATTTGAAGTTAAGTGGTTAGGTGTTATTGGAACACTTGGTTTAACTTCTGGCACCATTTACACCACAAGTTCAACTCCTGCTCTATCAGCAAGTGCTTACGTTCAAAGAGCATTCACTATTCCAAACGAAGCAAAGTGCCGTAGAGATATTGGGCATATTGTTAATGCCATCATCATGGATCTTGAGTATGGTGGCAACTATAACGTTATCGAAGCCGCCAAGACTTATAGAAATGGAACTCAAATTGGTTATGTCAGCAACGAGATTGCAGAAACAGTAAGATCAGTAGAGATTGCTCGTAATCTTTGCATTCTTGCAATGCGTCGTTGGAGAACTGGAAACGGTCAAATAGCAGATCCACTATATACACCAGTATATTCTAATGTAGCGCGTTATTACGACACATCAGTAGTTCAGGATACATCTAACCCTGCATGTAATGATGTTGCAAATGCTATTACAACACTTGCATACACTTTCACTGATACATTATCAAACAATGCTGATGGTAGAAACCTAGATGCCGCTATTCAGATTGCACGTAATACTGACTTCATTGCATCTGAAGCACTTGGATATGCTAAGGCACTATATCCTTCTCTTGGTTTAACAGCAGACCAAGAAAGAAAGTGTAAGAGAGATATTCGCTACGTTCTTGCTGGTCTAAGAAGAGACTTGATTCTAGGCGGAAATGCTGGTATTGTTACTGCTGCCGAATCATATTTTACAGGAACTGAACTTACTGGTATCCCAACAGGAGAGTTGGCAGCAACTCGTTACGCATTCACTAAAGTAAAAGAGCTAGCACAACTAGCAATGCGTAACTGGAAAACAGGAACGAATGGAACTGGAGCAACATACACTCCGACTTACGAAACATCCATTTCTCTGTTCATTGACAACACTTTAATTGTTGACCCTGCTTCATCTAAGTGTGCCAATATCGTCACAGCAATTGACACTGAAATGACATTGCTTGATGGTATTCTTGCTGGAACTACCGTTGCTGGAACTACTACTAAAACATATGGCACGCTTTATTCACCAACTATTACATATCCAGATGGTGTTCTTTATGATGCAGACAATAACTATATTACTCCAAGAGGAGTGTGGGATGATCTGCCAGCAATTGAAGCATCGCCATATATTCAAAACGCTTCTGTTATTTCGTTCTTAGGGGGTGGCGGTTGTGAAATCGATGGAGATAAGGTAACTCAACCAAACTCACCTTTCCCAGGTCTAGAACTTAATGGTGCAGCATCATATCCAAACCAAGGTAAATCCATGGTTGCTGCTCAGTTCACCATCGTTTCATTTGGTGGAACAGGATATAGGGTAGTCAACGATGGTTACTGTCAGTTGGTTTCTGTGTTCGTTCTATTCTGTGCTGATGGTGTTTATGCTGATAGTGGTGGTTATGCTTCTGTTACCAACGCTGCTACCAACTTTGGTATCTATGCTCTAAGAGCTCGTGGATATAGAAAAGATCCATACACATTTGATATTGGAACTATTACTAATATCACCACATCTGTTACTGGTAAAACAGAAATTTCCGTCAGTGGTTTGGGTAGAAGACCATTTGAACATTATGTTGTAAAGATTGATGGATATAGAAACACAAATACCAACATAGAATATTTCATTGATTCGGTAAGAAACGTAACTGTTGGTCCACCTTTCAGTGCTACTATTGTCTTAAACGATGGCGCAGACTTCACCAAACTTTCTACTGGTGTTCCTGTTGGAATTTCTAACTCAGAATTTGTAGGTAAGACTATTAAGTTACATAGACCTTCTATTGTTAACTCATCTGGTCACACTTGGGAATTTGCTGGATCTGGAACAAACTACAATGCTCTACCAGAAAATGGTGGTATCAAAATTGAAGCATACGAACAAGTATCTGAATACTATGGTCGTGTTTATACATCAGGAACCGACGAACTTGGTGACTTCAAGGTAGGTTACTTCGCACGTATTGAAAACAGAACTGGTGCAATTACCTTTACTGGAACAGTTACCATCTCGGAAGTTGAATTCCTCAAACTGAAGGGCGGTGACGTTGTTGTTACTGGATTCGATGCTTCTAATACTTTAGGTGGTGCTTTTACTACTGACTCTAAACTACCGACTCAAAAGGCAGTTAAGGATTATATCTCAAATAATCTTGGCCCATACATCAAAGGAGCACTTGCTGGTGACATTGCCATTCAAGCAGATACATCAGTATCTTACATTCTTAATAATGATTTAACTAGCTTGTATCTTGGATTCGCAGTAGATACCGCTTTAGTATTCAACACAGGAAATATCTTTACTGGTTCTGGATCTGGTGGTCAAATTCAAGCAACAGAATACAGAGAAGGTGTAGTTTGGAAGATTAACATCACGAATCCTGGATCTGGATACACAGTTCCACCCAATATCGTCATTTCTGGTGGAAATCCTCAAGGTGGTGCGGTATCAGCAACTGCTACTTGCACCATTGCTAATGGTCAAGTTGTTTCTGTAACCATCACAGAAAATAACGGTTATATTGGTGGTAAAGGATACACCACGCAACCTTCAGTCGTATTCACTGGTCCAGGTGGTGCTGGTGTTACTGCTACTGCTTCTGCTCTCATTGAAAACAGGTTGTATGGTGATATCGTCAACAACATCAAGATTGTTGATACCGATACAGTAACATCTAATAATTCACCAACAGGCACAGTAGTTGATATTTCTCGTGTTGTTAATACTTCATCAAAGATTAATGGTAACTGGGTATCTCTATCTTCTAACCAGATTTCTGCAGATGCCATTACTTCTGGTATTATCGCTACTACTCGTCTGGCACAAAACTCAACGGAAGCAAACTCTTTTACATTCCTAAGAGGAGATCAATCTTATGCTCCTGTTCTTCAATCACTCAAAGGAACAGAGACAAGATACTTTGCTAAGTTGACAAATGCTGTTTCATCTGGTTCGAGCACATTTGTGTTTGAAACAAACGCAAACATTCTCAAGGGGCATGGTATTGTTAATGACGTTAACGGCATTCCACTAGGAACATTAGTTAACTCTGTAATTACTGCTGCTGGATTCACTACAGTTCAGTTAAACAACCCAGTAACTCAAAATATTTCCTCTGGAACAGTAATTCAGTTTACTCGCCCAGCATCTCCACTTATTATTGATACTTCTTACACCATTGGAAACTTTGTAGATAGTATTGTTGTTGCAAATGGGGGGAGTGGATTTACGAATGGAACGTATTATGATGTTTCTTTAAGTGGTGGAACTGGAACTGGATTAAAAGCAAATATTACTGTTGCTGGTAATGCTGTAACAACTGTGGCGGTAACAAGTGGTGGAGTTAATTACACTGGTGATTTTAGTGTTACTTCTGCTCCTTCTGTGATTGGTTCTGGTTCTGGATTAGTTCTTCTGGCTAAAACCGCTACAACCAACAAAAACTATGCTAATGCTGCTATTGATGTTAAGAGAGTTGATGATTTAACTATTTCTTCTGATCCATATGGTTCAGTTGGTGTAGCTAGATTCCAAAAGTCACAGTTCACTTTAAACGCTGCTGGCAATGGATCAGTAACTCTCAAGACTGGTGCAGATAGCGGATTGGATGCAGACTTACTTGATGGTGCCCAGGGTGCTTACTATCTAAATGCAAGCAACTTAAATTCAGGAACATTATCTGTTGACCGTCTTGCTGGAACATATAATATTTCTATCTCTGGTCAGTCAGGTAATACCTTACGTCTGATTACTTCTACAAACAACCCAACTTCATCCCCTTCCCCCAACTCATTTGCCGAAGGTATTATTGCTGACACGAGAAATAATATATCAGATAGCTTAGATGATGGTGGAACTAAACATCTAGTTCTTACACTCAGAAATGGTTCTTCGGGATTTGACGCTACTTATGGTGGAGTAAGACAACTTGCTTTTACCGACAATAATAATATGTGGCTCCGTGGTTCTGGAACGGGAGTTACTACATTTGGTTCTTGGGCAAAAGTGTGGACAGATCTTAATGATGGTCCTGGAACGGGATTGGATGCTGATAAACTCGATAACCGTCAAGGTTCATTCTACCAAAATGCTTATAACTTAAACTCTGGCATTATCAGCGATAACCGTTTACCATCTTACCAGACACAAAAGAGTTTTAATAGTGGAGTAAAAGTTCTTACTACAACTAATAATCCATATTATGATATTTACGTCACTGGTTTCGTATTAACTGCATCGCCATTCCTTGCTGGTCAGACTGTTAACCTCTATGATGTTAATTCACAGGGAACTGGAACGATTCTGATCACTAACGTCGCCACATATAACGATGCTGACGACGCACTAGATTACAGCATCATCAGTGGTGTTCTAACAACTGGAACATTCACTGGCGCTCAAACGATCGGAACTGCTTCCAATAGAGTTGCATTCCAAGATTATACTCTCAGAAATCAGGGAACATTCGAAACTGCTTCACTTGAGAGTTTAACTGGAACTGCTCTGCTCAAGCTTGGTAGAAAGGATGGCACTGCATCATCCCCTGCTATCTATTTTAGCAGCAGCTCTTCAGCAGCATCCAACTACAACGTTGCTCTGGTTGCTTCTGGTGGTAGCAACACAGATGGTAGCGGTAACCTCAACATCGTTGCTGGTTCTGTTGATGCAGTTACAATCAATAACAATAAGATTTGGAACGCTGGTAACCTAACTCCAGCAACTAACAATGTTGCAAATACCGTTGTTCTCCGTGATGCTTCTGGTAACTTTGCCGCTGGCACAATCACTGCTAGTGTCACTGGTGCTGCTTCTCTCAACGTATTGAAGGCAGGCGATACAATGACAGGTCAGTTGAAGATTGCCTTCAACAGTGGTCTTGGGGTTAGTGAAACAGGTGGGTCTGGAGCAAGGTTGACTATTACATCTGCTGGAACTGGTGCTATCATTTATCAAAATGATAACTCCGCAATTATTTTTCAAACTGATACTGCAGCTGAACAAGGCAGATTTAGACAAACTGCTGCGGGCGGCGGTTTCCAAACCAAATTACTATCTGTAAATAACAACACATCTGATGCGAGTGTTACTGGTGGATTGGGCGCTGATATTGATGCTCCATGGATCAGAATAGGCGATGCAACTACAGATAGAACCTATACTAATGGTCAGGGTATCAAATTCCATGATAATGCTGTTCAACATTATTCTATTGGTCAACTTGGCGGCAAATTCTTAATTGCTCAAACTGGTTCAAGTGGAAATTCATTATTCCCAAGCACAACTTCGACAGTTGGTATCTATATGGATTCCAACTCAAGAGTTGGTATTAATATTGCTCAAAGCAATACATTAACTTATCAACTACAAGTTAATGGTTCCTTCGCTGCCACTTCCAAGTCATTCCGTATTCCCCACCCAACCAAAGAGAACCATGACCTCGTTTATGGTTCGTTGGAAGGACCAGAGCACGGCGTATATGTTCGTGGTAAGTCATCTGGTGTTATTGAGTTACCTGATTACTGGGTTGCTCTTGTCGATGAGAACACCATCACCGTTCAACTCACTCCAATCGGCAATCATATGTCATGGGTTGAGAAGATTGAAGATAACAAGATCCTTATTGGTGGTGGTGAGGCATTCTACTTCGTTCAGGCGATGCGTAAGGATATTGAGAAGTTAGAGGTTGAAGTTGAGTTGCCTGTTGAGGAGGAAGAGTGATGGCGATTGGATATGGGAATGTATTGCCAGGTTTAGATAATATTGTTCTTTGTGTTGATGCTGGAAACCCCAAAATATATGTTGCTGGTAATACAACATACACTTTAAATAATGGATTGCAACCTCCATCAAACGGATATTTTACTTTTGATGGATCTGATGATAGTATTAGTGTTCAAACTGTATATTTAAACACTCCCTACACAGGAAAAACCATAATTGTTGCAGCCTGGATGGATTCTGATGTTGTTTTTACAACAAGTTATTATAGAGCTATGATTGGTGGTGTTGGTGATAGGAATGCAAATTTTTACATTAGAACTAGAGGACCAAATCCAAATGATTATGATTTACATTTCAGCACGGGACCATCTGGAGCATATTATGGAACTTTGAGTTCTGGAATCACTTTAAATACCCAACAGTGGTATATTTTTGCAGTTACGCAATCTTCACTAGATGGTGCTCATAATTATTATATGAATGGATCTCTGATATCAACCAATCCTTCCACTTGGTATTCTTATGGTCAAAACTCCACAGAATACTTGGGTAGAGCTGATAATTTCTGGAAGGGAAGAATTGGTTATTGGTATGTTTATAATAAATCTTTTACCGCAGAAGAAATAAAAAGACATTTTGATTTAACCAAAGGGAGGTTCGGAATCTAATGGCACTAGGACATTCTCCCTCTATTGTAGTTGATAGCAGTTTGTATAGTTGGTTTGATTTTACTAATACAAATTCATATGTAGCACAAAATAATCAAGCAACAATTTATAGTTTATTAAATAATGGATATAATTGGAGCACCGCTAATTTTTCTGGCACAGTAAATACCACAACATACGGAACAATAGCAAAAGGATTACTATTTGATGGTAATGCTCAAATGCTTACCCAAAATGGTGGTAACAGTTATTATTATGGATGGGATCCAACTGGAACATATGGCACACCAACATTAACAAATGAAATGTGGGTATATCCCTACGAGGGAAATGGTGTTCTTTTTACGCGACCTTGGAATGGATCTGGTAGATATAATGTTTGGGTGTTTCCTGGAAGTTTTTATATTGCTTCTGGTGGTAGTAGTTCATCACAACCTTCATCGCAAATTAATTATCCAGTAGATTTATCATCATTTGGCAAACCAGTTCATATAGTATGTTGGGCAAATCAAACTCAAATGGGGTATTATATTAACGGAGGTCAATATTCTGGTTCCCAAAACCATGGTATAACTGGTGGTGGTGATTACTATGGGAATGGTATTGGCGCTGGTTATATGACTTTATATCCATATGGTCAAGGGTGGAGTGGTAATACTGGGTTTAGTATTAACGGTGTTTTATATCAAGCAAGAGTTTATAATAGAGTATTAACATCAAGTGAAGTTCAGGGAAATTTTGCAGCACACGCAGCGAGGTATGGATACTAATGGCAGTTTACGCAGGTCCTGATTTAATTGAAGACGGATTAATTTTTTGCATAGATCCAGGAAATTCTAAGAGTTGGAATGGTTCTTCTTTATTGGATATAGCAGGTAATAGAACATTATCATTAGTAAATACTTCTGGAACTGCAATATCATATTCGCCAAGCAACGGAGGAATATTAAAATTTAATAATGGGTCAAATTATATTCAGTGCCCTTCTGACAGCGATTTGAAATTAACATCTTCATTTTCTATGTTTATTTGTTATAGATTAAATCAAGCATTTGGCGATCAAAATTTAGCAAATGGTGATACTAAATACAGAACTTTATTCGGTAAACCAAATTATAATGAATATGGAATTATTATGGAATGGTATACTGGAAATCCATTATTATTTGATTTTATTGGAACTGATAATCAAAGAAATCCACTTGGTTTATCTTATACGTTTGGATATTCAACATGGAGTATTGTTGCTTATACTTACAGTGTTTCTAGAGGATTTCAAAAAAGCTATATGTATAAATCAGATGGAAGTACTTCATTTGTAACAAGAAATACTACTTCTACAGTAAGAACAACAGATGATCCTGTAAGAATAGGAAGTGCTGGGTCTGGATATCAGATAGATTTAGATATTGGACCAGCAATGATTTACAACAAAGCATTATCAGATGCAGAAGTTCAACAAAATTTTGAAAGACTTCGCGGAAGATTTGTAATATAAATACTCAATAAAAGGCTTATAGGAAATGGCAAATTCTGATAAGGATATCCTTATAACGCCGAATAAAGGCACTACATCATTACCAGAAGTTAGTTTTGTCGGTCAAGTAAACTCACCGATAAGACTTCGTGTGCTTGATGATAATACATTATCCTTTGAAGGTTCTGCTGGTCAGTTATTTTCGATCAACAATAACTTAACCACTGGAACAATCTTTGCAGTTTCTGATGTTTCTGGTGTTCCTGGATTATCCTATGATGCTGGTGGAGCATTAAAATTAACTCCTTTCAATGGAGTTACGATGGTTGGTGGAACAACCACAGCAACTTCACCAAAACTAGTAACAGTTCAAAGCAACGCTGGAACAAGATATTCATTCCAAATTCAAGTCAACTCTGGTATTACAGATGGGCAATATGATGGTATAGGATTTACTCAGGGATCTGGTGGAGCAACTCCTTTAGGTGGTATTCGTTGTGAATATAGAAGCAGTGGATCTCCAGATTTTGGTTGGTATACCAGAAGCGGTGGTTCCACAGAAAGTATAAAATTAAAACTATGGAACTCTGGAAATCTTTCTATTGGAACTGCAGATCAAACAGAATATACTCGTTTGAATGTTCTCGGTGGAAATGGTATTACTATTAGAGCTGATAGTTCATCTACCAGTAATAGATACATTTATTTCAGACAAGCGCCAAACGACTATGGTTTCCGTATCACGCAAGATGATGCTTCCGTTGGTATGCTTTTCTTCCGAGCAGTTGATGCTGGAAATGACACTAACCCATTAATTACTTTAGACAGACCAACACTAAGAGTTGGCATTGGAAATTTTAGCACATCTGCTAGACCAGGATATACTCTTGATGTTAATGGCAATATCAACTTCTCTGGTAACTTATACCAAGCAGGTTCAATCTTCAAAACTCTCCCAACCCAAGATGCAACAACTGATGGATCCGTTCTTAGAACTCGTTGGAATCCATCTGCATCTACATACGAAGCATATTGGACACATGACCTTGATGCAAACTATCGTCTAGAGAACCCAGATCAGTGGGCATTCCGTTATATCATTAATAGGGGTTATACAGTTGCTGGATATCAAAATGCTAACCCATGGAGAAACGGTAACAGAACTTCACATCCATCAGACGTAACAATTTCCATTGGGGATGTTATTGATTATTCTGCTGCTTATATTGGCGGTTCTCATAATGGAGTAAATCTCTTTGTTTACAACTGTGCTAACTCTTGGTTGCCAGCTTCTGCTTCCACATGTTCCATGAGCATGATTACAGAGACAAATAGAGGTCTCAACACATCTTGGAATGACACTAGAGCACGTAGTTATTCTGGTGCTTGGCTCGACTTTATGGGTAACCAGTGGAGAACAAATGCTGGTAGAAATAGAGCATATATCAGTTCTGGCAATGGCAACACATCCAGACATGATCTGATCACAGAAGCAATGATTGCTGAAATTGGCGGCACAATTTCATACGTTTCTCACGCGGAAGGTGAATTTTTTGCTTGGCTATCGCAAGGTCAGAACCGATTTGAATTCTCAACAGAAACATTTACAGCATGGTCCAGTTATTCACCTGCTCCTGGTTGCGATGGAATTAACAAGCACCAAGCAACACGTATTGGTTTCTTCTATTGTTCGGAAGGTGGTAACACAGATAGAAACGTAACTAAGAGAAGAGATACTGATGCCGTTATTTTAAGATCTGGGATTACTAAACCAGAAACTGGTGGTGAGGAGAACCTACATACTGGTATGAACAAAGGTTATTGTATTTCAAACTATAATTATGCTCAGAACAATAACGCATGGATTTATCAATATTATAATGATGTAATTCGTTTTGCTGATGGCACTCTAACGTATCGTAAAGGAATTCCTGGTGCTTCATCAGGAACTGGTCAAGAAGGTGGAGATATGCAAGGTGCTGGTATTCCTCCAAGGTCTTATATGACATATGCAGGTGGTCAGCAAGTTGCTCCAGGAACAATGGTTTATGGTGGATCCACTGGTGCTACATTACAAGGTGGTGCCCCATTAACAGATGGTTCTGGCGCAACAGGTGGAATTGGAACATATTAATAGGAATTAAAAAATGGAAAGAGTTTATTACTTAATAAAAGATACTTCACTATTCTCAATCATATATGATCTCAGAGTTTTGAGATCTTTGTTGAATTGGTATGCTGTTTCTATGCCAGCATCCGAAGAATTGATGTTCAAAGAAATTGTGAAGGGAAAATATTACCCGTTAGATCCTATTACTGGATTTAAGGGGTTTAAAACTTTTGCTGATATTAGAGGTCAAATTAAAATAGTTCAGCAAGAAGCAAATGGAGAAGTTGTTGCATTTCAATCTGAAGGTGTTTTCAATTCCGTAGAAGATGATCCAAAAGCTGGTGTTAATAAAATTGTTCTTGATGTTGATGACGAGAGAAGAAATGCTGTTATAAACGCTATGAGGTTGGTAGCAAAAGCAGTTATAGAAGAAGAGTTTGATAAAAAATTTATGGAATTAGATACTTCTTCTAATATGGAATCTTTGTCATTTGAACTACAATATGAAGAAGCATTAGCATATCAAAGTAATAAAGATACGGAAGTTCCTTTGTTAACTGCATTAGCTGGTGCTAGAGAAATATCTGTTGAAGAAATGGCAGAAAAAATTATTAGTGGGCGTCTAGTATATAAGCAAAAAATTACAGATCTTCTAACAAGAATGACTTGGATAAAAGCACAATTCAAAAATGCCTCCACAATTAGAGATCTAAATAGATTATACGAAGACTATTTCAGCATTGCAATGCCAGAATCACAAGCTATTGAAGAAGGTAGAGTTGTTGATTTTAAGCGTGTTGTTCCTGTAGGAATTGGTCTAAGATTTTAATCATAAACAGGAATTGTTATGTTAAGTAAAGAGACTATTCTGCAAAATGCAGTGCAGTTTGCTACTGGTCAAACTGATTATCAAAATGATAATTTTGTGATGAATTCTCACGTTACAAAGTATCGTCAAATTCGCCAAGCACTTTTAGAAATTGAAAATAGATATCACGGCATCAGAAAAATTAAACTTGATGTTCGTAGAGACGAAATTAAAATTAAAGCACTTCAACGAGATTTAGAGAAGTGTGAGGATGATCTAGAAGCAGAATTAATTCGTATTGATATCGAAGATTTAGAATCTGATAATGATATCCGCAGAAGAAAATTAACTAGACAAGAACAAGAAATAGATGTTTTTGTCAAAAGAGTTCAAGAAAATGTAGAAAGCGAAGAAGATATTCAAAGATACTTTGATCAAGATCCAGAGGAAGAAAGAAAGTATTGGATTGCTCGCATGGGCAAACAAGCTGCTATGGATATCCTTTCTTTTGGGAGAATTAGCACAGGCAACTTAGATTCTATTGCCATGCTTCCAGAAGAAGAACAACTTCAAATTCTTTCAATTGGTTTTCAGTATTCCAATCTTCTTGGTGGTCAGTTAGCAAAAATTGAAGGTAGAACTAGAGAGTATACACAACAACTATTGTCAGATTCAGCAAATCTAAGATTACCAACATTTGAAGGTATCGAAGATAATATGGAATTGAAGATGATTAATTCACTTAAGGAGATTGTTGAGCAGAAAAAATTAAAAGGAAATTAATATGAATAATAATTTCTGGGATTATAGTGTAATCGAAAACAAAATTGAATTAAATAGTGTTCATAGTATTTTTTCTATTCCTCTTTTCGAAAGTACTATTATGGTTTCGAATATTGATGAAATAATGTCTGACTTAACAAACAAATATAACTCATCTGATGGCGAAGAACTTTTGTCTTCAAATGGTTCTGTTCTTTCTCCTCTAGAAGCAGAAAAGCAGAATAATGTATCAGTCAGAGATTCAATTTCATATTATAGTGAAGATACTTTACACACTCAATCACTTTATAAAGAATTAGTAACTTCAATTGAATCTATAACAAAAAATATTTTTGATTTGTATGAATATGATTCTATTACCCCACAAGTAGTAACAATGTGGGGGAATGTTCTCGGAAACAAGGGTTATATACATGCTCACTCACATAGCAATTCTATGTTTTCTGGTGTATGGTATCCAGAAGATCCACCAGAAACAGAAGAAGGTTCCTTATCAAATTATATCAAATTTATTGATCCAACAAGAATTAAATTCTTTTTCATGCCACAGATAAAGAAAAAAAATCCATTGAATTCTGGAGAAATTTTTATAAAGCCTAGAAAAGGAATGTGTTTGATTTTTCCATCTTGGTTAGAGCATGATACTATTCCAAATGAAAATCCATATTTAAAAAGATATAGTATTTCATTTAACATTTTCCCCAAAGGAACTTTGGGATATCCAAATTCATTAAATCGCCTTACGTTATGAGCACTCTTGAAATATTCCCACAAGCTATTGGGAAGTATTCTTTTGATTATGAAAGTAAAATTAAAATTAAAGATCTTTGTTTTGAGATAATCAAAGAGAACTCTTTTTCAAAAAACAAAGATAGCAATAATTTATATCATTACTGCAATACTAACAAAGAAAATTTATTAAATTTAGAGCAGTTTAAATGGTTTGAAGAAAAGATCTCAAGATTTGCTGCCGACTATATTGAAAATATTTTAGGGTATGAGTTAAAAGATGGTGTGGTAATTACAGACTGCTGGATGAATTTATGTCAAAGTAATGGTGATCAGTTTCTACACAACCACGGTAATTCATTTATTTCGGGAACATACTATGTAAATTTCAACCCAGATGTTCATGGTAAATTAAAATTCCAAAATCAAAATATGATGTCAGGAATGAACTCTGCTCCTTATCTAGAATTAACAATTAAAAAGAATACAAAGTATAACTCTGGAGGAGCAATAATGAATTATAATGAAGGTGATGTATTGCTATGGCAATCACATTTAATTCATGGATATAGTGGTAATAATTCAGACAATCGCATTAGCATCTCATTTAATATTATGCCCAAACATTTTTATAATAACTCATATTCATTTAAGGTAGTTAGAGAATGATATTAATAGAAAATGATTATCTCGAAAGAGTTTGCCTGATTAATAAAGATGCAAAAATTGAAGAAGTTGTATACGATGGAGTTAAATTTAAGTGTATTAGAAACTTTCTGAAAAACCCAGAAGAATACATCGAGTTAATTCAGCAATTTCCAGCAACTAGAGATCACACATATTCTCCTGGTTTCAGACAAGACATCCCACCATGGGCGGCTAAATTTATTACTCTCTATATTCAAGAACATGTAGGTCAATGGAAACCTGCTAGAGTTTCATGTAACATTTACAGTGGTAATATGTTGATGAAAGAACATTCAAATTTACCACATTCTGATCCGTTCTATGGTATTTGGAACTTATGGTTAAACAAAAAATGTTTAGGTGGAACTGCTTTTTGGGCACATAAAAATAAGTTGCATGTTAGTGAGTTGTCAGAAGATGAATACAATCATCTTTTTGAAAAACCTCTCATGGGATCTGGATATGAAAAGTGGAAAAACTTCAAAGGAGATGAAGACTGGAAGATGACATGTATTGCTCCTATGGAGTATAACACGCTTCTATTCTATAATGGAGGATTTTTCCATTCTCCATGGATTCAAGAAAGCTGGTATTTGGATGAGTATAGATACAGTATGGTTGGCATGGGAGATTTTGAAAATGTTTAGTTTACCAATTAATCCAAAGATCGATGAGAACTTTGCTAATAATATTCTCATTCCTTTTCTAAAAAAATACAAGGAATACATCTTTGACTTATATTTCACTTGTCGTATGCCTCCCTTTATGCAGGATGCCATGGGTGATGTATTTGAAGATGACTTGAGGCAGACAACCTTCAATGCTCTGTATATTTCAAAGCAAACTGGTATTCCTCTGTCTGCTACGTTCAACAATCCGTATGTAAGACCAACGCAAGAAAATTTGGATTTGTTTATCAACAACTTCAAATACATCTACGAAGCTGGTGTTAGAACAGTAACTCTTCCCCATACTTCATGGATGCTTACAGGTCAAATTCAAAAAGAGATGCCAGAACTTTATGTCAAGAATACTATTCTACATGAAGTATCGAAGGCAAATGATATTGTCTCACTTGCTAAAGCAGGTTTTCATTACATCAATCTCGATAGAGATTTAATGAGAGATCAAGACCAACTCAGGCGTCTCAAGGAAGCAAAAGATTATTGTGCTTCCATTGGAAAACCAGTCAAGTTCTCCATGCTTGCTAACGAGGGATGTTGGGGTGGATGCCCTATCATGCCTGAGCATTACCATTATAATAACACAAGAGAAAATCACGAACCACCATACTTCGGTAATATTATCAGTCGTGTATCGTGTTCTAAGTGGGAGCAGCAAGATAGCTCAGCAGTTTTGAAGTCAGCAAATTTACCACCTTGGAAAAAGGATTGGGAAGAGATGTTTGATCTTGGTATTGATGTTTTCAAACTACATGGCAGAGAAAGTGTAATGCGTTTGAAGGAGAGTATGGATATTATTCATCGCTGGGCGAACGATGAAGAACTTCTATTCCCAGAACTCAATACTTATATCGAAAATAAGAGTTTGAAGGAAAGACCTATCGATATCTGGCGCGAGAAGATCAAAACTTGTAAGTTTGATTGTTGGGATTGTAACTACTGCGAGGCAGTAATTGACGCCCATCACAAAAAGCAAGATAGAGTTCTACACCCACTCGTTCAACTTACCCTCGATGCTATTGACAAATCAGCAACTGGCGATACAAAATTCAATCCACAAGGATTCAATATCGAAGGATTATCTTCTGATAGAGTTCGTCATTTCCTCAACCACCTCTGCTCAGATTCTAAGAATACCTACTTAGAGATTGGTTGCTATACTGGTAGCACATATTTCGCTGCTATCATGGGAAATGATATCATGTCGTATGCTGTGGATAATTTTGCTGCCCCCATTGCTCCTGCCAGAGATGATATTGAATGGAAGGGGTGTGAGAATCCAAAAGCAGAATTGGCAAGAAACAACATCTTGTTTGGCAGTTTAAAATCTGTTATAATAGACACAGATGCTAGGCAACTCAATGCTTCGCATTTTTCCAAAAAACCCAACATCATATTCTATGATGGAGAGCACGATGAACAGCAAATAGATTGTTTGAATACTTTATTACCAAATTTACAAAATACTTTTATATTGGTAGTAGATGATGCAAACTTTGACGGAGTTGTTCGGGGAACCGAAAAATTTGTAGGTATAAATAATCTACGAATACTATTTGAAAGGCAAATAATTACGCCTCAAATAGAAGACGCCACAAGTTGGTGGAATGGATTACACATTTTAGTTCTATCAAAACCCTGAGGATACTATGGATACAACACAACTTAAAGAAAACTTCACCACTCAACTTACTACTGTTGATGGTCAAATTGCGAAACTAGAAGAAGAACTAGCAAAAGCAAAAGAATATCGCCTCAAGCTACAAGGTGGATTAGAGACTCTAGACCTTCTTAATCCCCCCACAGAAGAAGAAACAGCAACGGAAGAAGTAGCAGCAGAATGATTTCATGACTTATGAAATCATTGATGATTATTTGCCACCAGTTGTTCATCAAAATTTATACAATTTTTTGATGAACAACATGTTTCCGTGGCAATTTGTTAATGCAGTAAATAGCGAAGATGAAGATAAAAATTTTGTAAATAATTTTTATTTTATCCATCTTTTCTATGGAATGCACAAACCAACCAGCGAACATTTTGAATTGGTAGTTCCTTTACTAAACAAATTAAATCCAAAAGCTTTAATGAGAATAAAGGGTAATCTTTATACTAGAACAGAAAATTTGGTTCATCACTCTCAACATTCCGACTATAAATTTAAACATAAAGCAGCAATATATTATGTCAATGATAATGATGGTTACACCATTCTTCACGATGGAACCAAAATAGAAAGTGTTGCTAATAGAATGTTATTGTTCGATGCTTCAAGATTACACAATTCAACAAACTGCACCAACACAAAAGTTCGCTGCAATATAAACTTCAATTATTTTTAATATAAATACCCTTCTTATAAATACATAAGAAGGGATTTTTTATAGGGCTTTACATGTCAGCATCAAAGCCAGCAACCAGAGAGGAGTTAAAGCAATACTGCCTCCGAGAGTTAGGCAAACCAGTTTTAGAAATCAACGTAGCAGATCAACAACTAGAAGATCGCATTGATGAAGCTCTGCAGTTTTTCCAGGAGCGTCATTTTGACGGTATGGATAAAATGTATCTAAAACATACGTTAACTCAAACCGAAGTAGATAGATTTAAAGGAAATAATATCACACACAACACATCAGAAGGTGACGTGTGGACTGAACGAGGTAACTACTTAGATTTACCAGATCATATTATTGGCGTAGAAAAAGTATTTGGTGTAACCTCTAGCAGCATTCGTGGAGATCTCTTTGGTATCGAATATCAAATCTTCCTTAATGACCTATACGCTTTTGGTTCGATTGATATTCTAAACTACTACATGGTTAAGAGTTATATCGAAACACTCGATATGGTTCTGAATACAGGTGCTCTGATTCGCTTCAGATTTACCAAGAGAGATGGTCGTCTCTACATTGACTATGATCCTCAGATGCTAACTAAGGATAAGATTCTTATCATCGAGTGCTATAGAGCATTGGATCCCACAGACCTCACAAAGATTTGGAATGACTTCTGGTTAAAGAGATATACCACTGCACTATTCAAGCGTCAGTGGGGGCAAAATCTTATCAAGTTTAATAATGTTCAACTACCTGGCGGTGTCTCACTCAATGGTCGTCAGATTTATGAGGATGCAATCAGAGAGATTGAAGATATCGAATCTAAGATTATTTCTGATTATGAACTACCACCACTAGATATGATTGGATAATGGCAAAGAGTCAATACTTCCCCCAGTATGGTGGGAACACATCAGAACAAACATTAGTGCAAGATCTTGTAGACGAACAGATCAAACTGTTTGGGCAAGATGTTTACTATGTTCCAAAAACAATGTTGATCGATAAAACCTTGAATGATGTAATTCTTTCAAAGTTTGAAGACAAAGTAATGATTGAAATGATGCTCATTAATGTAGAAGGTTTTGGTGGTTCTGGTGCGGTAGCAATGTCTAAGTTCGGTCTCAGATTATCTGACGAGATCACATATGCTGTATCCAAAAGAAGATGGATCAACTATGTAGAAACAGAGATTGATACAAGAGTTCCTAATAGACCGAATGAAGGAGATCTTCTTTATGTTCCTATGACAAACAATCTTTATGAGATTAAGTTTGTTGAAAGAGAAGTTCCTTTCTATCAGTTAGGTAAAAACTATATTTTTGCTTTGACTTGCGAACTCATCGAAAACGCAGACAACTATTTCGATACTGGAGATCCTGTCATTGATGATCTCACACAAGAATCTCATGTCTTCCCAGTCTTCATGAAGACTGGTGGAACAGGTGTATTTACTCCAGGGGAGATTGTAGAGCAAACATACACAGTTGACGGTGCTCCTGTTACAACAACTGCCACAGTTGCTGACTGGAATCCTACTACACGCAAACTAAGATTGACATATATAAATGGTGTATTAAAGCCAAACGTTGCTCTAGAAGGGCAAGACAGTGGTGCTACATGGATCGTAGATACATTCTCTACGATTGATTTTGATATTGACAACTATGATAATGATCAAAATAAAGTAATGGAAGAGAAAGCAGATGCAATTCTCGACTTCACTGAAGGTAATCCATTTGGTGAATACGGAAATATGGGAGTATTCTAATGTTAGGAAATCGTTTTTACCACGAAATCATTAAAAAGAATGTAAAGGCATTTGGAACTATTTTCAATAATATTCAAATTGAAAAAAGAGATCCCGATACTAATGCAGTCATTCGCCAGGAAAAGGTGGCACTTGCATATGGCCCTAAGAGTAAGTTTCTTGCTCGCTTAGATCAAGACCCAAGCACTGAGCGTAAGGTTAGCATTACGATGCCTCGTATCTCTTTTGAGATGACTGGTATCACCTACGACCCATCTAGAAAAACTTCTCCTATACAAAAATATCTGAAAAAACAAGATGCAGATTCTGTAAAAGTTCAGTATATGCCAGTGCCATATAATCTTGAGTTTGAACTTGGTATTCTTTCCAAGAATCAAGATGATGCTCTGCAGATTCTAGAGCAGATTCTACCATTTTTTCAACCATCTTTTAATGTAACAATTAATCTCATTCCAGAAATGAATGAGAAAAAAGATCTTCCAATCATTTTAAATAACATCAGTTACGAGGATGATTATGAAGACGATATGATGCGTAGAAGAGCAATCATCTACACACTTTCATTTACATTAAAGACATATATGTATGGTCCTGTTACCGATTCCGAAATTATTCGCAAGGCAACAGTATTTGAAACTCTCGGTGATTATCAAGAGCACAGAAGAGCAGTTCGTTACGATGTAACTCCAAGAGCTCTCACAGACCAGGATGGAGATAATGATGTAGATGCAGCGGATGATGCACTACTCATGCCAGATGATGACTTTGGATTTAACGAGGGGATTACATTACTATGAGCACATTTGAAGACAACATGGAAGAGATCTTTGACATAGCACCCATTGAACAAACGACTGAAATGATTACTCAAGCAAATAGTGAGATTAGCGTTGATGCTAACAAGGATTATGAATATACCAGAGGGCAGTTATACACCCTCATATCACAGGGTCAGGAGGCGGTGCAAGGCGCTTTAGAGGTTGCTCAGGAGTCAGGGCACCCTAGAGCATATGAGGTTGCTGTGAACGCTATGAAGCAGGTTGCAGACATGTCTGACAAGTTGATTGATCTTCAGCACAAGATGAAGAATCTAAACAAGGAAGATAAGAAGTTAACACCAACCACAGTCAATAACACAATGTTTATTGGCACAACGGCAGATCTTCAAAAGATGATTAAAGATGCCGCCAAGAATAAATAGAAAATAAACGGAAAAGACAATGAGAGTTAAAATCTTAGGAAGTGCTGTAACCCTTACAACTACACCCAATGTAGTTGGTTCAACTGCTGTTGATATTCTACTTGTTCACGATGCTGGCGGTAATACTGGAAGAACAATCACGCTTTATGAAAATGATGGAACTACTGTAGTTGGTTCTTTTTTCTCTAATCCTGGCACAGAGATTGTTATTCATAAAAAAGCAGATCAAAAACTCAAAGTTGATACTGGAACAGATGTAAGAGCTACTCCTATTGCTTATTTCTCATGAAAAAGAAAGTTCCTACAGAGAAAGAAATCGCCAAGAAGCATAGTGTCTCTGTTGACACTATTATTAGACAAGCAGAGATTGGTTCTACTGTGGAACGAGAGCATGTCACCACACATGAAGAAGCATATGGTATTGCTCTACAACATTTAGATGAGTTCCCAGATTACTACACACACCTACTTAAGATGGAAAAAGAACTAAAAGCACAACACAAGAAAAGAACTGTTAAAGAAATGTGGGCAATCTGTGAAAACCATGTAGCAGTTGCCATGGGTAAAGAGATCGATGACGAAGGTGGAATGATTATGAGTCAACTTGATACTATTGAGAATGCAGTGACTCGTCTTCGCACAGTTGTAAGTGATCCTAAAATGCAACTACCAGGATGGGTGCAGTCTAAAGTAACTCTTGCTTGCGACTACATTGATACTGCTGCTGACTACATGACAAGTAAGAATGAATCTGTTGAAGTTTCAGAATCTGCTTGGACTCGTAAGGAGGGTCAGAACAAAAATGGCGGGCTCAACGAAAAAGGAAGAAAATCTTACGAAAGAGAAAATCCAGGAAGCGACCTTAAGGCACCTTCAAAAAAGGTTGGAAATCCCCGTAGGGCGTCATTTTGTGCAAGAATGAAAGGTATGCGTAAGAGACAAAAAGATAAGAATAATACTGGCGAAGATCGTCTATCTAAATCTCTTCGTGCGTGGAATTGCTGACATAAAAAGTTACTATTGTAACTTGACAAACATTCATTACCCTATATAATATCATTACCGTATCAAGGTAAGACTCAATGGATACAAAAACCTGCCCTAAATGTGGGGCGTGCTGGATCGGTGGGCAACACTACTGGGTAGGCACAAATAAGAAGGGTAATGAAACGGAACTCGCTTCATTAGTTTGTGATAGATCAGGTGATGATACCTGCATCAATCCAGCAAGGGGAACCACCAAAGGAGATGGGTGGGAAAAAAGATTAAATAGTATGCAAGAAATCGAAAAGGATATTAGAAGAGCAAATGAGTGATAATGTATATCTTGGTAATCCTAATCTAAAGAAAGCTAATACCGCTATTAGTTTTACAAAGGATCAAGTCGAAGAGTTTATTAAATGCAAAGATGACCCAGTTTACTTTGCAAAGAACTATGTGAAGATCATCTCTCTTGATGAAGGTCTTGTTCCTTTTGAGATGTATGATTTCCAAGAGAAACTCATTACTAACTTCCATACACATCGATTCAACATTGCCAAACTTCCGAGACAGACAGGAAAATCAACGACGGTTATTTCCTATCTGTTGCATTATGCTGTCTTCAACGACAACATTAAGATTGCTATTCTAGCAAACAAAGCAGAAACTTCAAGAGAACTTCTGTCTCGTTTGCAGTTGGCATATGAGAATCTTCCGAAGTGGATGCAGCAAGGTATTATAGCATGGAACAAAGGATCTATGGAACTGGATAATGGTTCCAAGATTATAGCAGCATCCACCTCATCATCCGCTGTTCGAGGAAACTCTTTTAACATCATCTTCCTTGACGAGTTTGCGTTCGTTCCTAACCACATGGCGGAACAGTTCTTCTCGTCTGTATATCCTACTATCTCGTCTGGTAAGACCACAAAGGTTATTATCATTTCTACCCCACAGGGTATGAATATGTTCTACAAGCTGTGGCACGACGCAGAGCGTGGCAGGAATGGATATGTGCCACTGGAAGTTCACTGGAGCGCAGTTCCTGGTAGAGATGAGAAGTGGAAAGAAGAGACCATCAGGAACACCTCTGAGAGGCAGTTCACGCAGGAGTTTGAGTGTGAGTTCCTTGGATCGGTTGATACGCTGATCTCAGCATCTAAGTTACGCTCGATGGTGTTTGAGGATCCCATACAAGATAATAGTAAAGGATTGAAGGTATACGAGGAAGCAAAGAAAGATCACGACTACATTATGACAGTCGATGTATCCCGTGGAACCAACAATGATTACTCCGCTTTTGTCGTATTCGATATTACCACACTGCCTTGGAAGACAGTTGCTAAGTATCGAAACAACGAAATCAAACCAATCCTGTTCCCCAACATTATAGAACAGGTTGCCAAGAACTACAATAAAGCATACATCCTCGCAGAAGTCAATGATATTGGTGAGCAGGTAACAAACATTCTTCACTACGATTTGGAGTATCCAAACATTCTGATGTGTGCCATGCGTGGTAGAGCAGGTCAGATTGTAGGTCAAGGATTCTCTGGCACCAAATCTCAACTTGGTCTGAAGATGTCAAAGGTGACGAAGAAGGTTGGGTGCTCTAACCTAAAAACATTGATTGAGGATGACAAACTTCTAATCTCAGACTACGAAATCATCAGTGAGCTTACCACATTCATTCAGAAGAATCAATCGTTTGAAGCTGATGATGGATACAATGATGACCTCGTAATGTGTCTGGTATTATTTGCGTGGTTGGCAGTTCAACCCTACTTTAGGGAGATGACCGACAACGATGTTCGCAAGCGTATCTACGAAGAACAGAAGAATCAGATAGAACAAGACATGGCACCGTTTGGATTTATCTCAGATGGTATTAGTGATGTAGAAGAGAAGTTTATTGATGAAGATGGAAATGTTTGGTATACAGATGGATACGGCAATCCTTTTGTCGATGTAGAATACATGATAGGTTACTAATGGATATCGAAGATGAGTTTTCTTTAGATCACTTATTATTCAGAGAAAGAAAGTGTAGGGTCTGTGGAGAGACTAAAGACCTGATGACTGATTATTATGTGATACGAAAAGGAAAGAAATACTTACCATCTTCATATTCTTACGAATGCAAACAATGCACTATAAAAAGAATTATAGGTAACAGAGAAGGGAAACAAACTATTATGTGGGAATATCCTGATTGGTAAATTGTTCATGCACTGTTTCCCCATTTGAAATACTCTTTTTCATAAATATTTGTAGTTAAAAAATGAACTAATTTCATCGAGGAGACAAACATGGCAGGTCAAGTATCACCTGGAATTGTTCTAAGAGAGCGTGATTTAACAGCACAAACTGTAGTTAATACTTTAGCAAACACTGCTGCCTTTGTTGGTAGTTTTGCAAAGGGTCCTGTTGGTGTAGTTACTAATATCGCTACAGAGAAAGAACTCTTAGAGACATTCGGTGCCCCTAACGCAAATAATTACGAAGATTGGTTTGTAGCTCAAACCTTCTTATCATACGGTGGTCAACTATTAGTAGTAAGAGTTGAAGATACCTCTCTCAAAAATGCTGTTGATGACACAACCGCAACAGCAATTCTTGTTAATGACAAAGCAGATTTTGATGCAAATTTTGCTTCATATGACTGGAAATTTGCTGCTAGAACAGCAGGAACTTGGGCAAACGGTTTAAAAATTGCTATAGTTGATGGTGGAGTAACCAATTACGCAACTGCTACTCTTTACGGAACTGTTCTCTGGAGTACGGTTGCAAATGATCCAGGTAGTGCCGATGATCTTCACATCGCAGTGTTGGATGCAAACAATAATGTTCTAGAAACATTTTTATATGTTTCACGTTTGTCTACTGCCAGAGATTCTCAAGGTGCTTCTAATTACTACAAAGATGTAATTAATAACCGTTCTCAATACATTTATGCAGGACCCGAAAATGCTGCTGCAGGTGAATCAGATGTAACTCTCGCTGGTGGTGTTGATTCATACACAACTGTAGTTGCTGATATTACAGCGGCATATGACCTATTCGCAGACGCAGAAGAAATTACATTCGATTTTATTCTTGCTGGAGGTAGTCTAGCAGTTGAAGCTGATCAAGTAACAAAGGCACAAAAAACTATTGATCTAGCATCTACAAGAAAAGACTGCATTGCTTTCGTTTCTCCTCACAAAGGATTTTTAACATTGGCATCTGCATCAGCAAAGAGAGATGATATCATCACTTTCTTTGATAGTGTAGGAAGCAGCACTTCATATGCAGTATTTGATAGCGGATATAAGTATATCTACGATCGTTATAACGATACTTACAGATACATTCCTTGCAATGGAGATGTTGCTGGGCTATGTGTTCAGACTTCATTGAATGCTGAAGATTGGTTCTCCCCCGCTGGAAATGCCAGAGGAAATATTAAAAATGCGGTAAAACTAGCATACACTCCTTCAAAAACAGATAGAGACAAACTCTATCTCAAGAGAATCAATCCAATTGCTTCTTTCCCTGGTCAAGGTGTAGTTTTATTTGGTGATAAAACAGCTCTTGCTACTCCAAGTGCTTTTGATAGAATCAATGTTCGCCGTCTATTCCTCGCGGTAGAAAAGCGTATCAATCAACTTGCTAAGAATGTTCTATTTGAATTAAATGACGAAGCACTAAGAGCATCGTTCACTAATGCTGCTGTTGGGTATCTAACAGAAGTTCAAGCAAAGCGTGGAGTTATTGATTTCTTAGTTGTATGTGACGACACAAACAACACGGCAGATGTTATTGATAGAAATGAGTTTGTTGCTGAGATCTACCTCAAGCCAACTCGTTCAATTAACTTCATCACTCTTACCTTTGTTGCTACTCGCACTGGAGTAAGTTTTGCTGAAGTCGTCGGTAGATGATTTGTATAGGTAAAACAACGAGGTAAAAACAATGGCAAACTCAAACATTCAAAATTTCTTAAACACTATTCAGAATGGTGTTAGACCCAATCTATTTGAGGTTCAATTTGCTTTCCCATCAGGATTGACTCTTCCTGCTGGAGTAGATGCAACTTCAACTCTACTTTGCAAATCTGCTGCTCTTCCAGCATCTAATTTAGGTGTGATTGAAGTTCCTTTCAGAGGAAGAACAGTAAAGATTGCTGGAGATAGAACATTCGATACATGGACTGCAACCTTTATCAATGATACTGGTTTTGCAATCCGTGAAGCAATGGAGAAGTGGATGCAAGCAATTAATTATCATGAAAGAAATACTGCTACTCACGTCAGCCCTGCTGATACTGGCAGCAATAGATATACAACTGATTTAATTGTTAAACAACTCAAGAGAGATTCAAACGCAGGTGGAACTGCAGTAACCTCATACAAACTATGGGGATGCTTCCCAACTAACATTTCTCAAATTGATCTTGCTTATGATAGCAACGATCAAGTTGAAGATTTTACGGTTGAATTCCAACTTCAGTATTGGACTCGTGGAACTGGAACTGACACAACTAACGTTGTTGCTGGTGCATAAATACAGTATCGGTAAGTGAGACAATTTAAATATGAGTCAACTTTTTGGATTCTCAATTAAAAGCAAAGCGGAGGAATTGAAAGGTCAATCTCCAATTCCTCCCAATGCTGATGATGCAGTAACCACCGTAGCTGGTGGTTATTTTGGTTCGTACGTAGATATTGATGGAGTAGCGAGAAATGAGTTTGATCTTATCAAACGCTACCGCGATATGTCTATGCACCCAGAGGTTGACTCTGCGATTGATGAAATTGTAAACGAAGCAATCAACTCTAGTTTAGATGACTCACCAGTTCAAATTGAACTTTCAAATCTTGAAGTAGGCGAACCAATCAAAAGAAAAATTCGTGAAGAGTTTGATTATCTAAAGCGTCTACTATCCTTTGATACCAGAGCGCATGAAATTTTTAGAACTTGGTATATTGATGGTCGTTTATATTACCATAAAGTTATCGATCTGTCTAATCCTAAATCGGGTATTACTGAACTCAGATTCATCGACCCACTGAAGATCAAAAAGGTCAGAGTTCAAAACAAAGATCCTAAGTTCAACACAGTTCTTTCGGCAAATAGAGGTGGTGTTGATACAGCAATGTCATATGACTTTGGTGAATATGTAGAATACTACATGTATAATCCAAAGGGATTTATCAGTTCAACCTTCGATGTCAACAACGCAACGAGTGGCGTCAAGATTGCAAACGATGCTATCACATATGTAACATCAGGTTTACAAGATCTCAACAAAAAGATGGTGTTGAGTTTCTTACACAAGTCAATCAAATCACTTAACCAGTTACGCATGATTGAAGATGCGCTGGTTATCTACAGACTTTCCCGCGCACCAGAACGCCGTATTTTCTACATCGATGTAGGCAATCTTCCTAAGGTAAAAGCAGAGCAATACCTTCGTGAAGTTATGGCTCGCTATCGTAACAAACTTGTGTATGATGCACAAACTGGTGAAATCCGCGATGACAAAAAGCATATGAGTATGCTTGAGGATTTCTGGCTCCCTCGTCGTGAAGGTGGTAGAGGAACTGAAATCACCACGCTTCCTGGTGGTCAAAACCTCGGTGAACTCAAGGATGTTGAGTATTTTAAAAAGAAACTTTACAACTCACTCAACCTTCCACCATCGCGTTTAGATGATGCCAACCAAGGATTTTCACTTGGTCGTTCATCTGAGATTCTACGCGATGAACTTAAGTTTGCAAAGTGGATTGCAAGACTTCGTAAGAAGTTTAGCGCACTGTTCCACGACATGCTTAAGACTCAACTCATTCTAAAAGGAGTTATCGCTCCTGAAGATTGGGATGAAATGCAAGAGCATATTCAATATGATTTCCAGTTTGATAATCATTTTGAAGAACTCAAGCAAGCAGAACTCATGGGCAATCGCCTTCAGGTTGCAACTGCTCTCGATCCTTTCCTCGGAAAGTATTACTCAATCGAGTATGTAAGAAAGCAAGTTCTTATGCAAACTGATGCTGAGTATGATGAAATCTCCAAGCAAATGGAAGATGAGATTGCGGAAGGTAAGATTCCCGATCCCATTCATACTAATTTAATGAATGCAGCAACTTTGGAAGTGGGAGCATTGCCTCCGCCACCTCCAGCTCCTGTTGCTCCATCTAAACCCAAAACATCAGAAAAATAAATAATTTATTATAGGTAAATTAAATGGATACTATTGAAGTTGTAAATGCCATTCGTGATGGTAATCGTGTTCAAGCACTTGACAAAATTGCTGACATCCTCTACGGAAAAGCAGCAGAAGCAATGAAAGATTATAAGCAAACAGTTGCTCAAACATTTTTCGATCAACCTGAAGCTCCTGAAGAGGAGGTAGAAGAAACACCAGCAGAGGAACCACAACAATGAAACTAATCACCGAAGCAATTGAGGATATTCAAATCCTCGAAGAAGAAACCAACGGTAAAAAAAATCTTTACATTGAAGGTGTATTCCTTCAAGGAGATATTAAAAACCGCAACGGTCGTGTATATCCCTTTGGCGTTCTAGAACGCGAAGTTGGTAGATACACTGAACAGTATGTAAATGTTGGTCGTGCTCTCGGTGAACTAGGTCATCCTGATGGTCCTACTGTTAACTTGGATCGCGTGTCACATAAAATTGTTTCTCTAAAAGCAGAAGGTTCTAATTTTATTGGTAAAGCACAGATCCTAAATACTCCCATGGGAAACATTGCTAAGTCACTTTTGGAATCAGGAGTAAAGCTTGGCGTTTCTTCAAGGGGCATGGGTTCTATCGAAGAGAAGAACGGTGCCAATTATGTTCGTGATGATTTCATGCTTGCAACTGCTGCCGACATCGTAGCAGATCCCTCCGCACCTGACGCATTTGTGAACGGAATTATGGAAGGTAAAGAGTGGGTATGGGAAAATGGCATTATTAAGGAAGTTAATATTGCTAAATATCATAAGTATATTTCTGAATCTACCAGAAAAAATCTTGAGGAGAGGTCACTGAAAGCGTTCAGTCACTTCTTACAAAGTTTGTAATTTCATAAATAATCATAGAATAAACACATATTAGAATTACGAGGAATCTCAAATGTCAGATAACTTAAACGAAAAGTTTGAGGAGCTTGTAACTGAATCAGAAGTTGGCACTAGTGCGCTCTCCCCCGCTATCGTTCCTGGTCAATCATCTGGTATCGGTCAATACATGCATCCCGTTACTGGTCAAGTAAGCGACGCACAAACACGCGGCGGTCACAAAGACTCAGGTTTTGAACTATCCACTTCCCTTGCTCCTGGTCAATCAGAGGAAGATAATGGTGGTTCAACTTTCGAAGAACCAGAAGGAAAGGATAATCCTGGAGCAAAAGCTGCTAAGCATAACAGCAAAGTTAGCGATGAGCAAACCCGTGGTAAGCACCAAGATTCAGGTTTCTCGGTTAAGTCATCTGGTTATGGTGTCGAAAACGGCCCCAACAATACAAAAGTATTTGGTATGGAAGCAATCAAATATTCCGCTGCGGAAGATGTTGCTGCCCTAACCGAAGGCGAAGAGTTCTCAGAAGAGTTCAAAGCAAAGGCAACTACAATCTTTGAAGCTGCTGTTAAGTCGCGCATCGAAGAGCAAGTAACTGCTATTGCTTCAACCCTAGAAGAGCAGTTCTCCGCCAAACTACAAGAGGAAATTGCTACCCTCTCAGAGAAAGTTGATGAAACTCTCCAGTATGCAATCACCACTTGGGTAGAAGAGAACCAAGTTGCACTCGATGCAGGTCTCAAGCTTGAGATTGCAGAAGAGTTCATGGGTGGTCTCAAAAAAGTTTTTGAAGATAACTACCTCAGCATTCCCGACGAGAAGATTCAAGTCGTGGAAGAAATGACCGAGGAGCTTTGTGAAATGGAAACACGCCTTAACGAACAGGTTGAGCGTAATATTGAACTTAATAATAAACTCGCTGGATATCAAAAAACTGTAATCCTCAATCAAATGAGCGAGGGTCTAGTTGATACCCAAAGAGAAAAACTTGCTTCTCTCGCTGAAGGCGTAGAGTTTGTCTCTGAAGAAGACTTCAAAGGCAAAGTTTCAACCCTCATCTCTAGTTACTTCCCTAAGCATGTTGTAACTGAGCAAGTAACACCTGAAGTCTCTGGCGATGCATCTGCAGAACATTCCCCAGTAATGGCGGCATATCTACAGGCGCTATCACGCTGGAGCAACTGATCATAACGTAAAAACAATCCACTAAACTCAAAGGAGTAAAGCAAAATGTCAGATTCAAGACTTTTGCAGGAAAAGTGGGCACCTGTTCTTAATCACGGTGGCCTCCCTGAAATCAAGGATGCATATCGTAAACAGGTTGTCGCCACCCTGCTAGAAAACCAAGAGCGTGCAGTTCGTGAAGAGTATGGAATGCTCAACGAAGTTGCTGTCAACTCGCTTGGCGCTACTTCCATTTCACCTGCTGGTTCAGCTCTATCATCTACCAACACTGCTGGTCTCGCTGGTTTCGATCCTATCCTAATCAGCCTAATTCGCCGTTCAATGCCCAACCTTGTCGCTTATGACATCGCTGGCGTTCAACCAATGAGCGGTCCTACTGGTCTTATCTTCGCAATGCGTGCTCGTTACGAAGCACAAGACGGTGCAGAAGCTCTATACTACGAGCCAGACGAAGCATTCTCAACCAACTACGATGCTACTCAGGGCGCTTACAGCGTTCGTAACGCATCTGGTTCAGGTGGAGACGCTGAGGGCAACAACCCTGCTGTTCTTAACGACGGCACTCCTGGCACCTACGAAGTTGCTCGTGGCATGAGCCGTGAGACTTCTGAAACTCTAGGCGAAGCAAACAAGCTTTTCCGCGAAATGAGCTTCAGCATCGAGAAGACTTCGGTAACTGCGAAGACTCGTGCTCTCAAGGCAGAATACACCCTAGAACTCGCTCAAGACCTCAAGGCTATTCATGGTCTTGATGCCGAGCAAGAGCTCGCCAACCTACTCTCAAGCGAGATCCTCGCTGAGATCAACCGTGAGATCATCCGTACCGTCTACACTGTTGCACTTCCTGGTGCTCAGAACGACGTTGCTACTCAGGGTACTTTCGACCTTGATATCGATTCAAACGGTCGTTGGATGGCAGAGAAGTTCAAGGGTCTCCTATTCCAGATTCAGCGTGATGCAAACGCTATCGGTCAGTTAACACGTAGAGGTAAGGGCAACTTCATGATCTGCTCAGCAGACGTTGCTTCCGCTATGAGCATGGCTGGTATGCTTGACTACGCTCCTGCTCTCAACACTTCACTCAACGTTGATGACACTGGTAACGTATTTGCTGGTGTTCTCCAGGGTGGTATCCGTGTTTACATCGATCCATTCGGTGCTCCTATCTATAGTCAGTCACAAGCTGCTAAGCACTACTATGTTATGGGTTACAAGGGCACATCACCTTATGATGCTGGTCTCTTCTATTGCCCATACGTTCCTCTCCAAATGGTTCGTTCGATCAATCCTGACACCTTCCAGCCTAAGATTGGCTTCAAGACTCGTTACGGCATGGTCAGCAACCCATTCGTCTCGACCACTAACACCAACGGTATCGCTGGTGCTACTCCTGACGGTTCAACTCTCACTGCTAATACCAACCAGTATTACAGAAGAGTTAAGGTTATCAACCTCACCTGATTCTCAGGTAAATACTTTGACCCCCGCAAGGGGGTCTTTTTTTATGCAAATAAATAGAGAAAAAAGGATAAGGTCATGCCTGCAAAATGGTTTGAAGAGCAACCAAGTAATAGAAATTTTCTTGCTCCTTCAGGATTTAAAATATCATTAGAATTATTTCCTGGTGTAGATTTTTTCTGCCAACAAGCAAGCATTCCAGATATTAGTGTGGGTTTCACCGAAGTATCAACTCCATTTAGAGGAGTTCCTATAGTATCATCTGGTGGTATTACATATGGAGATTTACGATTAAAATTTATTATAGATGAAGATCTACATAATTATCAAACTATATTTAAATGGATAGAAAAAAATAATCTTGCTAGGGAGTATTCTGAAGACACTATAGAATATTCAAAGGGAGAATTATTAATTTTAAATAGTAACATGAAAAGAAATAGAGTAGTTTATTTTACAGATTTATTTCCAGTAAGTTTAACTGGAGTAGACTTTGATGTTGCTGACACTGATGTGGATTATTTGACAGCAGATGTTACTTTAAAGTTCAGAGAATTTAGATTTAATTAATGGAGTAATTTATGAAGTTTGATGATTTGAGAAACCTTTTTAATCATGTTAAATCAGAATGGCAAGAAGATTCACATATCGACTTCCAGTTTAAAAACAAACAATACTCAGCAGACCTAGCACAAATCTCGCTAGACATCCCTTATCAACACAATAAATATTTAAACTTCTACAACGATTTTTCTACCGAGAAGACAGCACTGGAATTCCAGTATCGTATGAAGTTAAAAGAAAAAAGAGAATATTATCAAGGCGAAGCCGATCCTGAAGTTTACAAAGAAAAACCTTTTGGGCAATCCATCAAAACATCCGAGAAGATGAAAGTATACCTCGAAGCGGATGAGGATTTAATTAATATTGAGATGAAAATAGAGTTTATTAATAAGGCACTTTTCTTTTTGGATAATGTTCTTAAAATGATTTCCAATAGAAGTTTCCAAATTAAAAACGCTATCGAGTGGGAGAAATTTATTAACGGTAGCACCTAATGACGAATCTTGTCGTAGCAAAGAAGAATAACATCTTCTTAACAATTAAAGCGGAACCACACGTTCACTATGAACTTGCAGACTATTTCACATTCGATATCCCCAACGCCAAGTTTATGCCCCAATATAGAAGTGGCGTCTGGGATGGTAAGATACGACTTTATTCACCAGGAACAGGCGAGCTCTATTGTGGTCTCATCACACACCTCAAAGAGTGGAGCGGTATCAAAGGTTATTCAATTGAATACCAAGGTAACAAGTTCTATGGAGACGTAGAAGAAAAAAATGATCAGATTACGTTAGAAGGTGTCAGGGGATTTATGGCGGCTGTGTGTCCGAATCATAACCCAAGAGATTATCAAGTGCAAGCAGTATATGAGGCACTTCTAAATAACCGCAGGTTACTTTTGTCTCCTACTGCATCAGGTAAATCCCTGATGATTTACTCTTTGGTTAGGTATTACTATGCCTCAGAATACAAAAAGACGGGCAAGAAGACGCTCATTATTGTTCCTACCACTTCGTTGGTTGAGCAAATGTATAATGATTTTGCCGACTATGGCTGGGATGTTGATAGCTATTGTCATAGAATATATGGTGGAAAAGATAAGAACGTAGAGAAAGCAGTTATCATTTCTACTTGGCAATCTATCTACAAGTTTCCTAAGCGTTGGTTTGATGACTTCTCCTGTGTCATCGGTGACGAGGCACACCTATTCAAATCTAAATCTCTTACTGGCATCATGACTAAGTTGCATGAAGCTAAGTATCGTTTTGGTTTCACTGGCACACTTGATGGATCTGCTACTCATAAGTGGGTGCTGGAAGGATTGTTTGGTGAATGTAAGCATGTTACCAAGACAGAAAAACTTATCAAAGAAGGTCACCTATCTGATTTCAGAATCAAAGTTCTTTTGCTGAAGCATGAGAGAATGGAGTTCTTTGATTATCAAGGAGAGATTGATGCGATTGTAGATAATCCAAAACGCAATAGGTTGATTAAAAATCTTGTGCGTGACTTAGAAGGAAACTCTCTGGTTCTCTTCAACTATGTTGAGCGTCACGGGATGCCACTTTACGAGGCGATAAATAGTGTTGTTGAAGAAGGTCGTAAAGTTTTTCTTGTCTATGGTGGTGTAGACACTGAAGAACGCGAAGAGATTAGACGCATCACTGAAACTGAAAACAACGCAGTGATTGTTGCTTCATACGGAACATTCAGCACTGGCATCAACATTCGTAATCTACACAATGTTGTATTTGCTTCACCTTCAAAATCAAGAGTAAGAAACTTACAGTCTATCGGTCGTGTGTTGCGTAAGGGCAACAACAAAACTTATGCAACTCTTTATGATATTGCAGATGAGTATTGCAGAACACCACAGAAAAATTACACGCTGAAACATTTAGATGAGCGTTTGAAAATTTATGAAGAAGAAAAGTTTAATGTAGAAATCATCAAACTCGATTTAAAATGATATGGAAGAAGAATTTTATGCAACTATTAAATTAACTTCAGGTGAAGAGATTGTAGCTAAAGTTAGTTACGATCCAGATGATGATGTAGTAGTGGTTTTAGAACCAAGATTAATTGAAAAAGTAGAACAAAAAAAAGGCAATGCAATTATAGAAGGTATTGTTTTTGATGATTGGATTAATGCAACTTATGAAAATATGTTTGTTATTCCCCGTAATCAAATTATTACAATGATTGAACTTGACGAACGCATAGTTTCTTTCTATGAAGATCATCTAGAAGATAAAACAAAATATAAAAAAAGAAGATTCGAAGAAAAAAAATCTGATACAAAAAGACAAAACCCTAGAAACCATGAAGGTTATCTAGGATCTATTAAAGAAGCTAAGAAGTTATTAGAAGAGATATATAATAAATCTTGAAAGCGCCACATTGCTATTATATACTCTTTTGAAGGTTGTGTCAAGCCCCTTTACAAAATCTGTTGAGTGTGTTACAATACACACACCAATGATTATAAACCATGTTAACTGTCGAAAAACCGATGGGTAGAAGAACCACAAAAGAAAACTACGTGAACAACCGCGAGTTTCTCGATGCCCTGATGGTGTATCGACAGCAGGTTGCTGCTGCAAAAGAATCAGGTTCACCCAAACCTAAAGTTCCCAATTATATTGGGGAGTGCTTTCTTAAGATTGCTACACACTTATCATACAAACCTAACTTCGTCAACTATATGTTTAGGGATGATATGATTTGTGATGGTATTGAAAATTGTCTGCAGTATATCGACAACTTCAATCCAGAAAAGTCTACTAATCCATTTGCTTATTTTACTCAGATTATCTACTACGCTTTTCTTCGTAGGATTCAACGAGAAAAGAAGCAACTCGAAATCAAATCCAAGATTCTTGAAAGGTCAGGATATGATGAAGTTTTGCATACAGACAGTTACAGTGGTGATATGATTGGGTATAATAGCAGCAGTGCTGATATGAATAGCATCAAAGAAAACCTTGAGATCCGATCCAAACGATGACCGTAGCTCTTATTACTGACCAACATCTAGACGGGAGAAAAGGTAGTGTTGCGTTTTGGGAATACTTCAAAAAATTCTACGACGACATCTTCTTCCCAACACTGGAGAGACATGGAATCAAGACTGTTATTGACCTCGGTGATACATTTGATAATCGTAAGGGGATTGATTTCAATGTTTGGAATCGTGTGCGTAGTTATTATTTTCAACGTCTTGAAGATATGGGTATCTTCGTTCATATGATTCTTGGCAATCACTGCACCTATTACAAGAATACGAACGAGATTAACTCACCAGAACTTCTACTGAAAGATTTTAGCAACATCGAAATCTATTCTCGCCCAGAGACAGTAATGATTGATGGTGCTAAGATTCTGATGTTGCCATGGATTAACTCTTCTAACTACGAAGAGACAATGCGTTGGATTAATGATACCAGTGCTGAGATTGCTATGGGTCACCTTGAACTATCTGGTTTTGAAGTGACTCCTGGCAATAAACAAGAGCACGGTATGGATCCCTCTATCTTCAAAAAGTTCAAGCAAGTATTTTCAGGTCATTACCACCACAAATCATCCAGAGGAAACATCACCTATCTGGGCAATCCTTACCAGATGTTCTGGAATGATTATAAAGACGAGCGAGGATTCCACCTTTATGAACCGACAACAAATAAACTCAAGCGGGTCAAGAACCCTTATGAGATTTTCCAGAAAATCTATTACAATGATTCTACTGGTTCTCATCTCAGCTTCAATACCTCTGAGTGTGCAAATTCTTTTGTCAAGATTATCGTAGAAGATAAGAAAGACTATACCGAGTTTGAAAAATTTGTAGACTCTGTGTTTGCAACTCAACCACATGATGTAAAGATTATTGAAACTCTTGTCAACGATGCGTTTGTTGAAGATGATGAGAATGTAGAAATTAAAGATACTCTTACACTTCTTAACGAATATATTGACGAGGTAGAGATTGCCGTAGACAAAGCAAAGTTAAAGAGTATAATGAAATCACTATATATTGAGAGTTGTGAGGTAGTATAATGTATCTTATCACCCTTGCCGAACATACTGATGGTGTTTATTCGGTTGTTGACGAGGAGGGTGATCATGTGATATACTTTTTCCGAGATGAAGATGATGCTGAAAGATATCTTGGTTTACTTGAAGCAAACGATGATGATGATGCACTTCCCCCCTTAACAACTCACGAAATTGATATCAAAGCAGGTATTGGTATGTGTGAATTGCGAGGTATGAAATACCTCATCGTTGAACCTGACGACATTATTGTTCCCCCTAGAACTTATGATAATTTTCAAGACGATTAAATGGAAAAACTTTCTTTCTACTGGTGCTCAGTTTACCGAGATTTCACTGACTGATAGAAAGAGTAGTTTGATTGTGGGAACTAATGGTGCTGGAAAATCAACCATTCTGGATGCTCTCACCTTCTCTTTATTTGGTAAACCATTTCGTAAGATTAATAAGCCACAACTTCTTAATTCTATCAATCAGTCTGATTGTGTTGTAGAAGTTAATTTTGATATTGGTAATAATAAATACAAAGTGATTCGTGGCATTAAACCAAACAAGTTTGAAATCTATCAGAATGGTGCGCTACTTAACCAAGATTCATCCGCTGTAGATCAGCAGAAACATTTTGAGCAAACGATTCTGAAGATGAATTATAAATCGTTTACTCAAATTGTTGTGCTTGGGTCATCGACCTTTGTGCCATTTATGCGTCTTCCATTGGCAGCTCGTAGAGAAATCATCGAAGACATTCTTGACATTCAGATCTTCTCAACTATGAATGTCAATTTGAAAGAAAAAATTAAGGTAATTAATGAAGAACTGAAAGACCACGAATATAAACTGTCTCTCGTTAAAGAGAAGATTGACATGCAGAAGCAGTTTATGCTTGATATTGAAAAAAAGAATAAAGAAGATATCCAAGAAAAAGAGAATAAGAAAGAATCTTTGTTAACAGAATCTCTAAATTATGAGACAGAAATCCTCCATAACGACAAGGAAATCGACACTAAGACCGCTGCCGTTTCAGACACGCAGACTCTTAAAGCAACGATCACTAAGGTTAATACGCTCAGCAACAAAATATCATCCAAACAAAAAACATATAATAAAGAAAAAATATTCTTTGAGCAGAATGATACATGCCCGACCTGTGGGCAGAACATTGAGGAGCATTTTAAACAAGAGAAGATCCAAGTTCTCTCGGATAAACTTGTTGAGGTGGAGAAAGCTATGTCTGATTTGGGACAACAACTTTCCGATCTCCAAAGTAAAGAGAATACCTTTATTCTTTTGATTGATGAAATTAACGAACTCAATCTAAAGAATCGACAACTCAATAATGAAATTAAGTCACTTCATAGAAGAATTGAAGAGCTGGACGACGACATCAGAAAACTGCGGAATTCAGATGTCAATCAACGGGAACAGTTTTCAATACTTAAATCCCTCAGCGAAGACGGGAAGCGAATCCAAACAACGATTTCTGAAACAAAAGAAGAAAAAGACTGCTTACTCACAGCGGCGCAACTTCTTAAAGACTCGGGCATCAAAACGAGGATCATCAAAAAATACCTCCCGACGATGAACAAACTTATCAATGACTATCTTGATAAGATGGAATTTCCAGCATCGTTTATGCTCAACGAAAGTTTTGAAGAAGTAATTAAATCACGTTATAGGGATGAATTTAGTTATGAATCTTTTTCTGAAGGCGAAAAGGCTAGAATCGATATTGCTTTGCTGCTTACTTGGCGTAGCATTGCTAAACTTAAGAATAGCGTGGATACTAATCTTTTGATTCTTGATGAGATCTTTGACGGGTCACTTGATCAATCTGGTAACAGCGACCTCGGATGGATTCTAAAAACCTTTGATGACAAAACGAATGTGTTTGTTATCTCCCACCGTGATAATATGGCAGACAAGTTTGACCGCTGCCTACGATTTGAGAAACATAAGAACTTCTCATACGTCACAGACGAAACATCAGAATAACTTAACAGGGGTTGCTGCGGCACCCCTTTCGTCGTATAGTAGGTTCATCAACGAAAGAGACCGATGTTCAACGCCGAAGTCAAGGGCAATCTCGCTCGCCTGCTCGCTACTGAGAATCTGATTGTTGAGCATCGCCCTGTAGAGACGGCGATGTTCAACGTGAAAGACCGTATTCTTACCTTGCCGATGTGGGAGAAAGCATCCGCTAACGTATACGATATGCTCGTGGGGCATGAAGTCGGTCACGCTCTATATACCCCTGACAAGTGGGGTGATGACTATGGCATTCCTCAGTCGTATCTGAATGTCTGCGGATATCGTGAGTTGCATGATGAAGATTTCTTCTGCATCGGTGATCGTAGCCTTGATTCGTATGCTTTGATTGACCGTGTGAATCTTTTCTTCAAAGTTGGTATTCATGCTGGAGAAATCTTTGAGTGGAATATCGAAGAGAAAACAATCATCGATGAACTTGCTGATGCTGAAACCTTTGAGCAAGTTGTAGATGTTGCCCGCAAGATTCTTGCATACACTGAGCAACAGGAGCAACAGCAGGTTGTTGAAGCGCAAGGCGACCTTCAGCAATCTACTCAAGGTGGGGGTGATTCCACTCAAGGTGGGGGTGAACCTACCGATGGTGATGGTAATCAACCTCAGCAAACTTCTGGTGACGGCAACCAAACTAAGGGTGCTGATTCCAATCAACCCAATGAGCAAGGTGAAGGTGCTACCAATGGTGGTGGTCAAACGAATACGCTTGAGTCTGAAACTGACAAGGCATTCACTGAGAATCAGAAACAACTGATTAGCGATTATCCTCGTGCTAATCATCTGAACTATATTGAGTTGCCTGACATTAAAGTAGAAAACTTTGTTATTACGAACAAAGAAGTGATGGAAGATTGTAACACCTGTTTCGGTGAGCAGTCTCAAAAACTTTTTGCTGAAGTTGACAAACAGTATCTGACTTTCCGTGCGGAAGCTCAACGTGAGGTTAACTACCTTGTGAAAGAGTTTGAGATGCGTAAGTCAGCCGATCAGTATGCTCGTGCTAGCACTGCTAAAACTGGCGTTCTTGACACAGCACTTCTTCACACCTACAAGTGGAATGAAGATGTATTCAAGAAAATCAATGTGGTGCCTGACGGTAAGAATCACGGTCTGATTTTCATTCTCGATTGGTCTGGATCTATGGGTGGTATCTTACAAGATACTGCTAAGCAACTGCTGAACCTCGCATGGTTCTGTAAAAAAGTGCAGATTCCTTTTGACATCTATGCTTTCACCAACGACTATTGGTATCACAAATCCTACGATTATTCTTCTGGCACTCGCACTAAACCACAGAAGATTCAAACTCCCAAAGCAGGTCAAGTGCAAATGTGTGAGCACTTCCGTCTGCTAAATCTTGTCAGCAGCAATGGTCGTAACGGCAAAGATCTTGAAGCACAACTGAAAAACTTCTGGCGTCTTGTTACTGGTGAGAGTGGTTACTCTGGATACTCTATGCCCGCTGGGTATGGTCTGTCTGGCACTCCTCTTCATGAAGCTGCTATTTCTCTGACTGCACTTATTCCCGACTTCCAGAAGCGCAACAAAGTTCAAAAGACTAATGTTATTATTCTGACTGACGGTGAATCTGCCAGCATCAACTATTACACTGATCAAAAGTATGGTAGTCGTATGGGAACACAATATGTAACCAATGATTGTGTTCTGCGTGATCGCAAGACTGGTCGTGTGTATCCTCGTTTTGACAATGGTGGATACTATGGCAACTCAGATCTTATCACTAAAGTGTTTCTTCAAAATGTTCGTGATCGCTTCCCTGATGTAAACCTGATTGGTATTCGTCTGGTGAATGGTCGTGGTCTTAACACCACTTACAATGCTGAAGATTGTAAAACGGATTGGAATGAAGTTCAGAAGCAGTGGAAAAAATCTAAGTCTGCTGAACTGGTTGAGCATCTTGGTTATCAGGCATTGTATCTGATGGGAACTGATTCCCTCGCTGTCAATAGTGAGTTTGATGTTGAAGAAGATGCTACTGAGAAAGAAATCGGCAAAGCATTTACTAAAGCACTCGCCAAGAAAGGTGTCAACAAAAAAATGCTTACATCTTTTGCCACGTTGATTTCATGAATAGTAATTTTGAAAAAAACGGCTTTCTTGTAGTTCGTAATTATCTAGATCAAATTGGTTTAGATATTAACGTTCTACAAGAATATTTTTATTTGAAAGGATTAACAACGAAAGTCAAAGATGATCCTCAAACACCAGGATCTGTAAACTATTATTCTGATTTATTAACAGAAACTATTCTGAAAATATCTAAATCAAAATTTGAAAAATTCACGGGATATAATTTATTGCCAACTTATAGTTTTTCTAGACTTTATTTGAAGGGAAATAAATTAACAAAACATACAGATAGAATGTCGGCTGAAATATCTGGAACTCTATGCATTGATTATTCTGGCGAACATCATTCTGAAATTTATATGTCTCCAACAGATAAAGAAAGTGATGCAACTAAAGTAATATTAAATCCAGGAGATCTTTGTGTTTATAATGGAATTAAAATGTGGCATTGGAGAGACCGAGTAAAAAATGATTGGTTGCTGCATACTTTCCTTCATTATGTCAATGCAGATGGAGATAAAAAACATTTAGTTTACGATCAAAGATCATACTTAGGAATGCCATCTATTAATGATAAACAATTTAATCAGGGGCACGTATCAAATTATTTTAAGTCATACATAAGCAACGCTTATCGACAACTCCCTTGACCTCTCACCTCTCTTGCCCTATAATATCTACATACCAAACAACCCCACACCATGAAAAACTTTGAAGTCGCCCCCATGATTGACCGCTTCGGCGCTGTGGTGACCGCTGCTGATGTTCGTGCCTATGCCGATGAGGTTGGTATTTCTTATCAGACTCTCACTAAGAAACTGGAGCAGTTTAAGGTGCAGCGTGGCATGTGGCATCTGACTGCTGCTGAGCAACTGGAGCAAACTTATAATCAACCCGCTGTGGAACCTGTGGCAGAAAACCCTGAAAACTTTATTCCTGCGAAAGATGCTTCCTTCGTCAGCTTTGGTAACTTTAGTGATATTAAGAAGATTGTTTCTTCTCGCCAGTATTATCCTATCTTCATCACTGGTCTCTCTGGCAACGGTAAAACTTTCAGTGTTGAGCAAGCTTGTGCTCAACTGAAGCGTGAACTGATTCGTGTCAACATCACCATTGAAACCGACGAGGATGACCTGATTGGTGGTTTCCGTCTCGTCAACGGTGAGACGGTGTGGCATGACGGTCCTGTAGTGCAGGCACTGAATCGCGGTGCTATTCTGCTGCTTGACGAGATTGACCTTGCCTCTAACAAAATCCTCTGCCTGCAATCGGTGCTTGAGGGTAAGGGCGTCTTCCTTAAGAAGATCGGCAAGTATGTCAAACCCGCTGCTGGTTTCAACGTTGTTGCTACTGCCAACACTAAAGGTAAGGGTAGCGATGACGGTCGCTTCATCGGCACCAACGTGCTCAACGAAGCATTCCTTGAGCGTTTCCCTGTGACCTTTGAGCAGGCATATCCTACTCCTAAGGTTGAAACTGCTATTCTCAAGAAAGCTTCTGAGTCTCTCAACTGCTACGATGAAGAGTTTGTGGGTCGTCTGGTTGCATGGGCAGAAATCATTCGTAAGACTTTCTACGATGGTGGTGTTGATGAAATCATTTCTACTCGTCGCCTAGTGCATGTTATTCGTGCCTTCAGCATCTTCGGCAAGCGTAAGAAAGCAATCGAAGTGTGTATTGCTCGTTTCGATGATGAGACTAAGCAATCCTTCATGGAACTCTATACTAAGATTGATGCTTCCATTGATGCTCAAACTGAAACTACTCAGCCTGAACTGACTGTTGAAACTCTCTGATGTTTGATAATCTCTCTCGCCACACCCTCATCCAACTTAAAGATGGGGGTGTTTTTTCAATTAAATGTAAAGTCATGGAATATCACAGTGGTAAAGATATTCCATGTTACTTGGGAATAAAATATCCGACTGGCATCGTGGGTGTTGACTCTTTTACTTCAAGATGCTATACTAACCAAATAGATTCTATTATCAAGGAAATCTAACTATGCAATGGAAATACAATGAAGACAAAATCCTTAAAGACGTTGAGGATTATGTAGTGAGCACATACCACGGTCATTACTGTGGGGATGAAGAAGGATACGATGATATCCAAACAATTGATCTGATGGCGGCGAAGAAACTTGCTGCTCCTTTCTGTCAAGCAAATATTCTTAAGTATGGCAGTCGCTATGGTGATAAGGATGGTCGTAATAAGCGTGACCTTTTGAAAGTGATTCACTACGCAATGCTTCTGCTTAACTTTGATGGTCACTACACTCGCACACAGAACGGTCTACAGGAGTTTAAATGAGCACAGTCGCACTTTCCCAAACTACTCTGAATATTCTTAAGAACTTTGCCACTATCAACAATGGCATCATTATTAAAAAAGGAAACACGCTACGAACTATCTCAAATGCTGAGAACATTCTCGCAGCGGCGAACGTTGAAGAATCCTTTCCTCAAACTTTTGCGATTTATGATCTTAACCAGTTTCTGGCTGGTTTATCATTGTTCGATAATCCTTCTTTGGTGTTTGATAATGCCGATTATGTTACTATCAAAGATGGGCGTAGTCGTGTCAAATATTACTTTAGTGACCCTGAGATTACACTTAAAACTGCTCCAGATAAATCCGTAAAATATCCTGGATCTGACATTCAGTTTACATTGTCTGCTGCTAATATTGCTGCTATTCAAAAGGCAACTGGTATTTACAAACTGCCTGATTTGAATATCAGCTCAGATGAAGAGATCGTTCTCTCAGTGCGCGACAATGAAGTGTCAACTTCCAACACGTATGATATCATTGTTCCTGGCACCTTTGAAGGAACTCATTCTCTTGACCTCAAGGTTGAGAATATTCGTCTTCTTCAAGGTGACTATCAAGTTGGAGTTTCCAAGCATTACATTTCTGAGTGGAAGCATCTTAACTTTGATCTTACTTATTATATTGCACTTGAACCTTGATGAAAAACTTTTTGTGGGTGGAGGAGTATCGTCCTCGTAAAATCGAAGATTGTATCCTCCCTGATTCGTTAAAGAAAGTATTTACTGGATTTGTAGAGCAGGGGGAGATTGCTAATCTCCTTCTGTCTGGTCCTCCTGGAGTTGGAAAGACTACAGTTGCCAAAGCCCTGTGTGAAGAGATTGGTGCTTCATATATTGTTATCAACGGTTCGGATGAAGGTCGCTTCCTTGATACTATCCGAACCCGTGTCAAACAGTTCGCCAGTTCTGTCAGTTTAACTGGCGCTGGCAAACACAAAGTCGTCATCATTGACGAGGCAGATAATACCACTCATGACGTTCAGCTATCTCTTCGCGCCTTCGTTGAAGAGTTCCATAGCAACTGTCGTTTCATTTTTACCTGCAACTTCATTAATAAAATCGTTGACCCCCTGCACTCCCGCTGCACGGTCGTTGATTTCCGCATCAAACCCGAGGAGCAGAAGAAGTTACAGGCGGCGTTCTTTGGGCGCTTACAGACGATCCTAGACGCCTCTGGCGTGGCGTATGAAGACAAGGTGCTGGTCAAACTGATCCAACGCTACTACCCCGACTGGCGACGCCTGCTGAACGAAGCGCAGCGCCACTCTGCTGGTGGATCGTTGGATGCTGCAGTGCTCTGTGATATTGCTGATGTAAACCTAGACCAACTCATGCGAGCAATGAAAGCAAAGGAATACAAGGTCGTTCGTCAATGGGTTGTAGATAATATGGATAGTGACCCTAATACTATCATTCGTAAAATTTATAATTCTCTGAGTGAATGTCTTGAAGGTTCTTCTATTCCTCCTGCTGTGTTGGTGTTGGCTAAGTATCAGTATCAAATTGCGTTCGTAGCTGATCAAGAGATTAATATGCTTGCTTGTTTGACTGAAATTATGGTGGAGTGTAAGTTTAAATGAAATCATTAAAGACCCCTCTTCGTTATCCTGGCGGCAAATCTCGTGCCGTCAAGTATCTTATTCCTAAGATGCCTAAAGACATTACCGAATACCGTGAACCTTTTCTGGGTGGTGGTAGTGTAGCAATTGCGTTTACAAAAGAATACCCAGATATTCCTGTATGGGTGAATGATTTGTATGAACCATTGGTGAATTTCTGGCAGATGCTACAGAAGTCACCTGATGGTTTGTTCTGTTTACTGGAAGCATACAAGAATACATATGACACGCCAGGCAAAGCACGGGCATTGTTTGACGAAATGAAGATTCAACTGAATAGTGCTGACACACCTAACCTCCAGAAAGCTGCTGCTTTTTATGTGGTCAACAAGTGTAGTTTCTCTGGTCTAACTGAATCATCTTCCTTCTCACCTCAAGCAAGTGATCATAACTTCACTATGCGTGGTATTACAAATCTTTCTAAGTATTCAGAACTGATTGAGAATTGGAAGATTACTTGTGGTTCATATTGGGATATGATGATGACATCTGCTCCTGTAGGAACGTTCTGGTTCTTTGACCCTCCTTATGATATCAAAGATAATCTTTATGGTAAGAAAGGAGAACTACATAAAGGATTCAATCACGAAGAGTTTCATGCTTGGATCACTCAGGGTAATGTAAAAGATCGCTGGATGATTACTTACAATACCAATCCAACTCTTATGGAGTGGTATGATGGTTATTATCAAACCAAATGGGATTTGACTTATACTATGCGTTCAGTAGGCGACTACATGAATGAGCAAAAAGACCGTGCTGAACTTTTGATTACTAATTATGACGAAACCATCTCTAACGGAATATTTGAACTCAATAAATCAAACCAAGAAGTCGGTAGTTATTGACGAGGAATCTGAAAAAGCATATCCACCTTTTATTGTCAACAAGTGTCTTGCTGCTTTTCATGATACTATTTTATTTTCAAACGAAATGAATATGTATCCTCATCTCGATAAGAAGATGCAATATGACTTTTTTATAAATAGTATCAGCCCGCGTAAGAGATTTTCTCCTTGGGCAAAAAAATCTCAAGTAGAATACCTTGATGCGATTAAGGAGTATTATGGTTATAACGACGATAAAGCTCTACAAGCATTGAGAATCTTATCTAAAAATCAACTTGAACACATTAAAAAACTTGTAGACAAAGGTGGAAAAAGATGACTCCTGATATCGAAGTAGAATGGAAGCAAGCTGATATGGTTGAGGTGACTCTCAATGAACCTGATGATTTCCTCAAAGTTCGTGAGACCCTAACTCGTATCGGTGTCGCATCCCGTAAAGAAAAAAAGATTTACCAATCTTGTCATATCTTACACAAGCAAGGTAAGTATTATATTGTTCACTTCAAGGAGCTGTTTGCCCTTGATGGAAAGAATACCAATCTTTCTGTGAATGATGTTCAACGTAGAAACAGAATTATTCAACTGTTATCCGATTGGGGATTGATTTCTGTTGTTAAAGCAGAAGCGATTGCTGATGTTGCTCCGTTGAATCAAATCAAAGTTCTTGCTTTCAAAGAGAAAGACGAATGGACGCTTGAAAGTAAATACAACATTGGTCGTAAGAAGACCGAGATAACCGAATAATATTTGTAGGGAGTTCCACACTCCCTTTTTTAATGCTTTCTGATATATAATAATGAAGACGCCTTCGGGGTCTTAATCAAACTCTCGCTTATTCAAGGAGAATTAAAATGACAAATACTTATACTTGGGATGTTTATACTCCCTTCAACGTAGGATTGGAAAGCATTTTTAATAGACTAGATGCGATGTCTGGTCACAATACAAACTATCCTCCCTACAACATCATCAAACACGATGGCGCTAACTACGAAATTGAAATCGCTCTGGCTGGATTTAAGTCAGACGAGATTGAAGTCTCTACAGAACAGAACATTCTCAGAGTTACCTCGAAAGTTGAGAAACGAGATACTGAAAGAGTGTATGTTCATAAAGGTCTATCAAGACGTTCCTTCACAAATTCGTGGCAACTCGCAGATGATGTCAGAGTATCCTCTGTAGATTTTTCTGATGGTCTATTAACCATTTCTTTGGAGAAGATCATTCCAGAACACCAGAAAAAAACAACTTATACTATTGGTGCTGGTAAACAGGAACTTCTAACTGAAGGATAAATATTCATGGGGTAACCCAAATATCGTCGGCGCAGGGGCGGTGCTGGTCAGAATCAGCACTTGCCCCATTTTATTTTTTGTGGTATACTATAAAAACTCTAAGGAGCAAATTATGATTCCGAAAATTTTGTTAATGAACAGCGGAGAAAGAATTATCGCTGGTCTAGCAGAACTTACCGATCCAGAAGGTAAAGCAATCTGTTTAGTTGCAAGATGCCCTTATCTTCTTGCTATGATGCCAACAGGTGATGTATCTCCAGATGGCAATCCCGCACAATTTAATGTTAACTTTACCAAATGGATTCCTTATTCGTCAGATGATCAGTTTAAAATTCCATATAGTTCAGTTACTGCCATTGGCGAAGTAGATCCTGGAATTTTAGAAGTATATCTTGAAAAGTTTGGAGATAAATTAAATGACACAGACACCGTACAACCCAGTGATTCAAGTGATATTACTGAAGAATCAGGAGTATCTGATAGCGCAGATTGAGGAGAGAGAGGAGAGCCCTGAATGCCTCTTAACTAATCCTTATAGAATAACTGATTTAACTTACTGGGATCATTCTAACGTTGATTACAAAAACGTTCGCAATCCTGATGCTCTTTTCATTGAGGAAAGCGAAGAAAAAGAAATCGACAAAGATGGTAATGAAGTGACAGTTATTCAATCAGATTATATTCTGTTGCAAAAGTTTCCCAAGTATACTAACCAAACTCAAATCTACATGCGAGCAGATGACATCCTGACCATTTGCGATCCGTCGTATTCTGTGCTAGAATACTACCAGAAGACCCTGGGTTGACGCATGAAGTTTTATACGAACATTGAACAGGCGGGGAATCGCATCCTCGTTCGTGGTTATGAGAAAGGTGAGCGAGTTCAGTATCGTGTAGATTATCAACCTAAACTGTACATCCCTTGCAATAAGCAAACGGATCATAAGAGCCTTGATGGGCGGTATCTTAAAGAGATCCGCCCTGGTTCTATTAATGATTGTCGCCAATATATCAATCAGTATGATGGTGTGGAGGGATTTGAAATTCATGGAAATACTAGATACTTGTATCAGTATATCAACGAAGCATATCCCGATGACGAAATTCGCTTCGACTCTTCTCTCATTCGCACATTTACTCTGGATATTGAAACTGGAGCAGAGAATGGTTTCCCTGATATTGAATCAGCAGACCAAGAGATTCTGCTTATTTCTCTCCGTGATTCTTTTACAAACAGGATCACTGTCTGGGGATCAAAGAGTTTCAAGAATGAAGACCGACAGGTTGATTACATCCATTGTAACGATGAGACGAAACTCCTTTCGTGCTTCCTCAAATGGTGGCAGGAGAATACCCCCGACGTAATTACTGGTTGGAACGTTCAGCTATTCGATATGCCATACATCTGCCGACGTATGGATCGAGTGCTTGGGGAAGATCATACTAAACTTTTGTCGCCTTGGAAACTAATCTCATCGCGTGAGATTTTCATTAAAGGTCGCAAACAGATTGCATATGATATTCCTGGCATTGCCACGTTGGATTACCTTGAACTCTACAAGAAGTTTACATACACCAATCAAGAATCTTATCGTCTTGATCATATTGCTTTTGTAGAACTGGAAGAAAAGAAGCTCGACCACTCTGAGTTTGATACCTTCAAGGAGTTCTATACTAAAGACTGGAACAAGTTTGTGTTGTATAACATCCACGACGTTCGACTTGTTGATCGACTAGATGACAAGATGAAGTTGCTGGAACTTGCGTTCACTATGGCATATGACGCCAAAGTAAACTACGAAGATGTTTACTCTCAGGTTCGCATGTGGGATAACATCATCTTCATCTATCTGGCAAAGATGGGTGTTGTCATTCCTCCTAAGAAAGATAGCGTGAAGGATGCTAAGTATGCTGGTGCATATGTTAAAGAACCTGTGCCTGGCATGTATGATTGGATTGTGAACTTTGACCTTAACTCACTGTATCCACACCTCATCATGCAGTATAACCTGTCACCTGAGACCCTCCTGCCACGCCGTAGCAGCGTCAACGTAGACATGCTTCTGGAGAAGCAGTTCGATACCAGCGACCTCGTAGGGGAGACCCTGTGCGCCAATGGCACCCATTACACAACCAAGTTTCAGGGGTTCCTCCCCAAGCTGATGGAGAAGATTTATGAAGACCGCACCATTTACAAAAAGAAGATGATTGCTGCCAAGCAGCAATATGAAAAGACTCCAACGATTGAGTTGAAGAAAGAGATTGCCCGCTGTAATAACATTCAGATGGCGCGTAAGATTCAACTCAACTCTGCCTATGGTGCTATCGGTAACGAGCACTTCCGTTATTATAAACTTGAAATCGCTGAGGCAATTACTCTTTCTGGTCAGCTATCTATTCGCTGGATTGAGAAGAAGATGAATGCCTATCTTAATAAAGTTCTAAAGACACAGGATGTTGATTATGTTATTGCTTCAGATACTGATTCTATGTATCTTAATCTGGGTCCTCTGGTTGAGACTGTATACAAGGGAAGAGAGAAAACTGCTGAGAGCATTGTTACGTTCCTTGATAAGGTCGCTTCGCTGGAACTTGAGAAGTTTATTGAAAGTTCTTATCAAGAACTGGCCGACTACCTCAAAGCATACGACCAGAAAATGAAGATGAAGCGTGAGAACATTGCTGAGCGTGGTTTTTGGACTGCAAAGAAACGCTATGTTCTTAACGTTTGGGATAGCGAAGGTGTGCGTTATGCTAAACCGAAGATGAAAATCTGTGGTATGGAAACTGCACGTTCTTCCACTCCTGCTTACTACCGCGATAAACTAGAGCAGGCATATCGTATCATCGTAACCAAAACGAATGAAGATGTTCTTGACTTCATTAATGAAATCAAGGAAGACACTAAGAAGCAAAATTATCTCAACATTGCATTCCCTCGCGGGTGTAATGGTCTGAAGAAGTATCGTAGTGCTGCTGACATTTATCAGAAGGGCACACCAATTCAAGTGCGTGGTGCGTTGCTCTATAACTATTACATTCGTAAAAACAATTTGGAGCACAAGTATCCAATCATTCAGGAAGGTGAGAAGATTAAGTTCATCTATCTGAAGACACCAAATCCTATCCGCGAGAATGTTATTTCGTTCTTTCAACAACTGCCGAAGGAATTGAACCTTGACAAATACATTGACTACACGCTACAATTTGAGAAGAGTTTCTTTGAACCGCTCAAGAACGTGCTAGAATGCATTGGATGGCAAGCGGAACGTAAAGGCAGTTTAACCAGTTTTTTTAGTTGAGGTATTATGAGTTTCCTACAATCTGTTATTAAGGAGTTAGATAATGAGTTTGCAAGTGTGGCGGATGACGGAATCGCAACGGGCGATTGCGACGGTTTTGTTGATACAGGGAGCTATATTCTCAATGCTCTCATTAGCGGGAGCATCTATGGGGGGTTACCCTCCAACAAAATCACCGCGCTTGCTGGAGAATCCTCTACTGGTAAAACATTCTTTGCCCTCTCTATCGTCAAACATTTCTTAAATAGTAATCCTGAAGCACAGGTAATTTATTTTGAAACGGAATCTGCTGTCTCTAAAGACATGATGGTTTCGCGTGGGATCGATGTTAAACGTGTAGGTTTGGTTCCTGTTACTACTGTTCAAGAGTTTCGCACTCAGTCTATCAAAGTTGTAGATGAGTATATGAAACTTAAGAAAGAGGATAGACCTCCGCTGCTTTTTGTGCTAGACTCTTTGGGGATGCTCTCCACCACGAAGGAGATTGACGATGCCACTGCTGGCAAGGAGACACGCGATATGACTCGCGCCCAGGTTATTAAATCGATCTTTAGGATTTTGTCACTGAAACTTGGGCAAGCTAGTATTCCTCTAATCGTTACCAACCATACATATGAAGTGGTTGGTGCCTATGTGCCAACTAAAGAGATGGGTGGTGGCACTGGTCTGAAGTATGCAGCGTCAACTATTCTCTTCCTGTCTAAGAAGAAAGAGAAAGATGGCACTGAAGTTGTAGGTAACATTATTAAAGTGAAGGCACAGAAGTCTCGCTTTACCAAAGAAAACTCAGATATCGAGACGAGGTTATTCTATGACGCACGGGGATTGGATAAGTATTATGGATTACTGGAGTTGGGTGAGAAATACGGAGTATTCCAACGTAAGGGGAATCGCGTGGTTGTTGGGGAATCTTCCGTTTATCCTTCTGTTATCCTTGCCGATCCTGAGAAGTATTTCACGCCAGAGATAATGCAAGCTTTAGATGAATGTGCCTGTAAAGAGTTTCTATATGGAGTAGTGGATGGAGAGAATTGAAACGACTATTTTACGCAACCTCCTGTGCAACGAACAGTTCTACAGGAAGGTTGTTCCTTTTGTAAAACCAGATTACTTCAATGAGATTCATGAACGTGTAATCTATGAAGAGGTCTGGAACTTCGCAAGCACCTATGAGCTGGTGCCTACGAAAGAAGTATTAACTATCAACCTTGAAGCAAGAAAAGATTTAAATGAGGAAGTATATCAAAACGCAGTTAAAACAATTGCTGAGTTGTCTACCGATCCAATTGAATATAACTGGTTGCTCGACACCACAGAGAAGTGGTGTAAAGACAGAGCAATCTACCTCGCCTTGCTTGAGTCAATCAAGGTCGCGGATGGAGGTAATCCAAAAATATCAAAGGATGCGATTCCAGCAATCCTTCAAGAGGCCCTGGCAGTATCGTTCGATGAACACGTAGGTCACGATTATCTAGAGAATAGTGTAGAACGATATGAGTTCTATCATCGTGAAGAAGATAAGATTCCATTTCACCTTGAATACTTCAATAAGATTACCAAAGGTGGTCTGCCAAACAAGACTCTTAACGTAGCTCTTGCTGGCACTGGTGTAGGTAAGTCACTCTTCATGTGTGACCTTGCCGCTCATTGTTTATCTATGGGTCGCAATGTTCTCTACATAACTATGGAGATGGCAGAAGAAAAGATTGCTGAACGTATTGATGCTAACCTGTTTAACGTCAATATCAAAGACCTTGTGGATTTGCCTGAGACAATCTTCCAAAGTCGCATCAATGAACTGAAGCGTAAAACTCAGGGTCGTCTTATCATCAAAGAATATCCTACAGCATCAGCACATGTCGGTCACTTCAAATCTCTTCTTAACGAACTTCAACTCAAGAAGACGTTTAAACCAGATATCGTCTTTATCGACTATCTTAACATCTGTGCTAGTGCGAGGTATAAAGGCGCTATCGTCAATTCCTATACTTATGTTAAAGCGATTGCTGAAGAACTACGCGGTCTTGCTGTGGAACACAATGTTCCTGTTGTCTCAGCGACGCAAACAACCCGTAGTGGTTTTGGCAATAGTGACGTGGATCTTACTGATACTTCGGAATCCTTTGGTCTACCTGCTACTGCTGACTTCATGTTTGCTCTTATATCGACGGAAGATTTGGAGAAGGATGGTAAAATTATGGTCAAGCAATTGAAGAACAGATACAATGACCCTACTGCATATAAGAGATTTTTGGTTGGGGTTGACAGAGCAAGAATGAAGCTCTATAATGTTGATAACGCTGTTGACCTATCCTCTGATAAAGAAGAGGAGTATGATTTCGAAGAGATGGCAGCACAACAAAGCAAAGATACTAAAAGCAAATTTACCAGTTTTATTTTATGACAATTGATTTTAATAAGTATGTTGAATTCGTTGGTTCTGTCACCAGCCCAGCGTCACGAGATACTGGAGAATTTATTCTTCGTATTAGTGATCTCAAATCTCAAGGTGTAGATATTCAACGTCTGATGACTGCTGCTTGTGGTATCACTGCCGAAGGCGGTGAGTTTACTGAGATTGTGAAAAAGATTGCTTTCCAAGGTAAACCTTATAACGAAGATAATGTCTTCCATATGAAGCGTGAACTTGGAGATATTCTTTGGTATATTGCTCAAGCATGTATCGCACTTGATATTTCGTTTGAAGAAATTGCTCAGATGAACTTTGAGAAACTGACTGCTCGATATCCAGAAGGAACTTTCAGTATTGAGCGAAGCGAAAAACGAGTTGCCAACGACGTATAAACTAATCGCCTCTTCTAAATAATAGAAGGGGTATTTTTTTAACTATGGCTGGATTAACTTGGGGTCAGTTTAATAGAAGAGATAGATACAAAAGCAACTGGCGTGTAGTGTATGAACGCATGAAAAATAATTTACCATTCACTCTAGTTCAAAAAAGCACGACAGATTCTGAAGATGGTATACATGTATATTTTTCTAAAGTTGCTATAAGTATCCCTGCTAAAGTTAATGGTAGATATAAGAAAGATAATATTTTTCTGGATTTAGAACCAAAAAGATTTTCTACCTTTGAAAATTTTTACCGAGAAGTTAAAAAAATTATTCCTGATAGTATGGTATCTGAAGGTGCGGGAGTTCCAATAACTTTAATATTTTTGCCATCAAGAAATTCCCCAATAAGAAATGGAACAAACACAAATCAGATATTGAAAGATTTGGATTTTGGTGGTAGACCTTTGAACGGTCAAGTTAGAAATATATTTTGGGGCAATCTAAAATATTATGTTGATAATGTAGATTCCACTTATAAGTTAAACTATCCAACCGCTACTGAAGCGGGGGAAGCAGATTTTATTAATACTTTCAATCAGGAACTGGATGCCATACTTAAAAAAACAGGATTGTCGTCTATAGATTTAATGGTTGGTAATACAACTTTTGAAAATATTGTTGGTGTTAATAAAGTAGAAGGAACAGTTAAAGCAGACCTAGCATTGGTTGCTTTAGAAAAAGGAAAGTTGAATGACGTTGGGTGGTTCTCACACAAGCAAGGTAATGTAGCATCTGATTTTCAACAATGGGGTGGTGTTACTCACTATGCTTCTGACAAACTTGGCGCTGATGAAACATTAGATAAGTTTCCTGAGATTAGAGCATTTGCAAAATATATGGCTTTTTGGTGTGGAAATGGAATGCAGTATGATTTAAAAAGTTCTAATGGAGTTGGGTTTACTGCAGTGGCAGAGATAGAAGATAACGATTTAAAAATGGAATCTGTTTACGGCAAAAATTTTGGATCTTCTAAGTATGGAGTATCAAATTGTAATGGAGTATTACAGGGTTCTCCATCTATTAAAAAAGTGGGGAACAAATATAAATTAGAAATGTCGTCACATATTGTAATGAATCCAACCGCCATGACTGGCGGGTATGAACCTGTGTTGATGCTCATAAACAAGGGAGACAGGTCGCAGTATGGGATCCCAGGTGCTAGAATAGCGGTGCAGCCACGGGCGAGCAGGAAAGCAAAGTTCATCGTGTCTAAAGATCGCAACGGAAACTATCAGATGAATCCAGCATGAGCAAGAACACTCACCTCGAACACTTAGAAGACAGCATCTTGTTTGATGGCAAAGAAGGCGCTAATGATGCGTTTGCTTTTCTTGATGCTCTTACTAAAACTTTTAGCGGAACTCAAACCAGCAACTTTAAAATCACTACTAAGTGGGATGGTGCTCCTGCTGTAATTTGTGGTGAAGATCCAGAGAACGGTCAGTTTTTTGTTGGAACTAAATCTGTTTTTAATAAGACTGAACCCAAGATTAACTACACTGATTATCATATTGAAGCAAACCATGGCAACTCTTCTGGTCTGGTAGAGAAACTTAAAGTAGCACTGGAACATTTTCCTAAGCTGGGAATCAAAGGAATCATTCAGGGAGACTTGTTGTTTACCGATGATGCTAAAGAAGAGAAGATTGATGGTGTAGATTATCTCACGTTTACTCCTAACACTATCACCTATGCTATTCCGAAAGGAACTGACGCATACAAAAAAGCAAAGCGAGCCAAGATTGGTGTAGTGTTTCACACTCGCTACGTTGGTTCTAGCATTGCAACTTCTAACGCTACGTTCGGTGTTGACATCAGTAAGTTTAATAATACTAATGATGTCTTTGTAATCAGTGCTGAGGTAGATACTCTTGGTAGTAATATGATTCTTAATGCAACCGAGAAGAGAAATCTTAATAACATGAAGAGAACTGCTCCCGCTGCTCTTCGTAATGCTGGTGCGTTCTTGGATGAGATTTCGCAACAGATTAACTCCAAAGATAATTTTAGTGTTGGAACTCGTCTTAAAACTTACTTCAACACTTATGTAAGAGAAGGTAAGCGTATCAGTAATGTTAATCGTTTTATCGATGACTTCAAGAATGCTTATCATGAAACCATGATGAAGGAAGTTAACAAAGTGAAGCAGGAGAAGACCAAGGCTGCTAAACTGAAGAAACTCTATGATGGTATCGAGTTTGTGGATTCCAACATCGCTGGATTCAAAGCAACGATTACTCTCTATGTTATTCTTCAGAATGCTAAAAATATGTTTGTGAAGAAACTGGAATCTGCTGATAGCACTCGCACGTTTCTTCGCACTGATGATGGATTCCGTGTTACTGCCCCTGAAGGATTTGTTGCTATTAAAGATGGAAATGCTACCAAGCTTGTTGATCGTCTTGAGTTTAGTTTGGCAAACTTTACTCTCGCAAAGAACTGGGTAAAGGGAAACTAAATACTAATAAAAATGTTTAAGAGAGTAGTCATTACTTTCGGTCGCTTCAATCCTCCTACCATTGGTCATGAAAAACTCATTGATGCTGTAGCAAGAATTGCTGGAACCGATGACTATAAAATCTATACCAGTCATACCAAAGACAAGAAGAAGAATCCTCTATCTTCCGAACAGAAAGTAGGATACATGAAAAAGATGTTTCCGAAACATAAAAATAATATTATGCTTGATACTGATCTGAAGACAATCATTAAAGTTCTTCAGAGTTTGCAGGGTGAATATTCGGATCTTACTCTTGTAGTTGGCAGTGATCGTGTGCAGGAAATGGATACTTTGATCCAACGTTATAATGGAACAGAGTATACATTTAGAACTCTTGAAACAAAATCTGCTGGCGAAAGAGATCCTGATGCTGACGGAGCAACTGGAATGTCTGCTAGTAAAATGAGAGAAGCAGCAACTAATGCAAACGTTGCTGAGTTTCGTAAAGGTATACCATCTACTTTAGACGATAAAGAAATGATGAAATTAATGACAGACGTTAGAGAAGGGTTGGGTATTAAATGAAATCACTTAAAGAACTGTTAGCACAATCAAAACAAAAATCTTATATGCTTGGCAATGTATTTGCTGAGGGTGATTGGATTCAAAATTCTAATGGTGAAGCGGGAAGAATTCATCGCCGTGGAGTCAATTATGTTATTGCTGTAACAGAAGAAGGTAAAATGTTTCGTGCTTGGGTGAAAGATATTAAAGAACATTGTGGGTGTGAAGATAAAAATATGACAGATAAGGAGAAAGTCAAGTCATTTATAAATAAAAATAAACGACAAAAGAACAATGACAATTGACGAGTTTTCAAAAAGTCTAATTCAAGCGGCAGTTGCTGAGTTAGATGAAGCATGGGAAAAGCCTGAGAAAGAAGAGAAGGGAGAGAAAAAGCATACTGAAGGCAAGGATGAAGAGAAAAAAGAATTAAAAAAAGAAGCAAGAGACATGCCTGGCAATCAAGAGAAGATTGATGCCAATAAGAATGGTAAAGTAGATGCTCATGATTTTGCACTTCTTCGTGCTAGAAAGGGCAAGAAGTCAGTTAAGGAAATGTGGGAGAAGGCAGCAGAGGTTCAGGAAGGTTGGGCTAAAAAAAAAGCCGTAGATGAGGGCAAGAAAGTAGAAATCGAAATCATGCCTCAGGTTGATACTCCTAACGATCCAGAACCACCTACAGGAAAGAAAGCAAAGAAAGAAGTTAAGAAAGAAGAGTTTGCTGCTGAAGGTAAGAACAAGGAAGGTAAGGAGCAAGGTGCTGACGGCAAAGCTTGCTGGAAAGGATATAAGTATGCTGGCACAGAGAATGGTAAAGACAAGTGTGTGAAGGCAGGATATGAAATGGAAGGTGGCGAAGAACTTCAAGAGAAGCGTCTTTCTGCTAAAGAAAAAGCAAAGAAAGAAAAGTTTGTTAAGGGCATGAAGAAGAAGTTCAGTTCTTTCAAGTCTAAGTATGGTGCTAAAGCAAAAGATGTGATGTATGGAACTGCCACCTCGATGGCAAAGAAAGCAGCCTAAATAAGCCGTCATCCATTCTCGGAGGTCATCATGGGCGCAGTAGTAGCAGTAGTCAAACCACTACTTATTTCGATTGCGACTCACCCAGCGGTCAAGAATCTTGTTATTGAACTTCTAACAAAGTATGTGAAGTCAACAGATAATAGCATTGATGATGTCGTTCTTGAGTTGGTTAAAGATAAACTCTTTACACCACAAGCATGATTACTTGTTTTCTGACGAACTGGGGTGTCACAATAGTTCTTGGTTTTCTTTTATCATTATCTGAATGGTTATCAAAAACAAAAAGAACTGAAGCAAATGGTATCTTAGATTTCATTCAATTGTTTCTAAGAACCGTATTACGCAAGGGAGACCAGAAGTAAGGTCTCCTTTTTTTATAAATACTTTTTAGAATACGAATATTTTATAGAGGAAACCGATGGCAATTTTCGGAACAATCGACGCTAAAGCGTTGGCAACAAATGTAAGTGTTACCAACGGTAGCACAACTGTTACTACAACTGGTGACTTCACCAACAGAGCAACTGCTGACTTTGTTCAGAACGGTGATGTTCTTTCATTAGGTGGTGTTCAGTATACTGTTGAGTCGGTAGTTTCAGCAACATCACTCAAACTCAGAACAGCATATGCAGGTTCAACAGGAACTGTTCTTGCTGCTAATGCTATTCGCAGAACTGCACCAAAAGAAGTTGCAACTCTTCTCCTTGATGAGAATGGTCAACTAGCACACTTCCCAACGGGAACAAGTCTCATCTTCATCGATGACACTGAAGCTGCTCTAGATGAGAACAAGGTTCGTGGTCTCAAGTGGCCAGGTTGGTGGGCATATAGAACCTATACTGATGGTGATGGCAATACTCGCCATAAGGCAGAGTGCCTAGCATTCGCTAATCAGACTGCCGCTAACGCTGGTGACTATGGCACCGCTCAGGGTGGAACAGAAGATAATCCTGCTGCTGATGTAGTATCTGCAGTTACTATCACTGGTCAACCTGCTGCTGTAACTGGTGCTGCTACTCCTTACACTGGAACATTCACAGTTACAACTTCGACAACTGGCACACCTGGAACTCTTCTATATCAGTGGCAGTATCAAACTGCTACGCAGACAACCAAGTGGACTAATGTTACCAACACTGGTGTATACACTGGTGCTACAACTGATACTCTCACACTTACTGCTGCTGCTAAGGCAACCTATGATGGTTATAAGTATCGCGTGAAGATTACATCTGCTGGTGGAACTGAGGAAGTCATTTCCAACTCTGCTTCTATTACCTATGCATGATGATGTATGATTTTTAATGAGTTGACACCAGACAACTGGTTGTTGTTTGCAATCAAAAACTACAACAACCCGTTGTCTGTTACATATGATGACTTTGAAGAAGACCTTCAAAAGTTCAAATATATTAAAAGATTATTGAGACGCTATGATACTACTGGTGAGTTGAAACATCATTTGATTCTCAATCATATCATAACACTATATAATGTATTCAATGACGCAGCAACGCTGCTTCTATTCTATAAAATAGAATCGCAATACTGGTCAATCTTAAAAGCATACATGTTGTTTTTAGATAGATTGCCAGAGAATGTAGATACAACAGATGTAGACGAACAATGTCTGAAACTTCTAAAACTACTGTGAATGAAATGATGGCAGGTGATGGATCGTCACTAGCACTTCCTCCTGCCTTTGTCTTTGTTAACACAGCAAAGAAAAAGAAAAACTTGAAAAAGACCAAAGATGAAAAGATTGATGGTCGCAAGAAGAGTGCTAAAAAACTAATCCAACGTGTAATGTCTAGGAGGAAAACTAAAATGTCTGAAGAGAATATGGAAAATATTTCGGAGGCAACATCCGAAACTGAAAAGGCGCAGAAGCAAATTAAAGCTTCTAAGCAGATGAGAGCGAAGAGAGAACTTCAATCAAAGCGCACTGCTGCTAAGCAACAAGCACAAGATAAGTCGGATGAAATGAATACTTTGCTTCGTGCTCGCATGGCAGATTTTAAAAAGAAGTCAGCACAGAAGCAACAGAAAGCTTCAAAACAAATTATGAAAAAAGAGGAAGTGGAAATGATTTCTCAACCAAGAACTGGTTCAGCAGGTGGTGTAGATGTATTTACCACTGCTCTTAAAGTTGCTGAAGAAGGAACTGGATGGGGTAGAGATCCTGAAACATCATTTGCAAATCTTGTATTCAATGATGGCACTTCTGGTAGAATCGGTGTCTTTGATGCAAAGAGAATCCTTGCTGCATACGAAAGTCTATCACCAGAGAACAGAGATAAGTTCCGTGTCATGCTAAACATGAGTGCTTCATCTTATCAGAAAGCACTTGACTTTGCTGTAAGAAACGTCTGATAAGGAGTGTCATGCCGTTTGGGAAAGACCTTTCAGTATTAGAAGCGAAGTTTCAAATATATGAAGATCTCTCCAAAGAGATGCTTGACAAGCTTGAAAGAGCGGTTGATAAGATAAGTGAGAGCAATCAAAATGTTGCTCTCATTTTAGAACGACATGAAAATAGATTAGATCAAGTAGATAGATCAGAAGCAGCAATCTTGGAACTTATTAAAGGTATCAATGCTAAGCTAGAAAAACTTGAAAGAAAAGTAGAAGACCTTTCTAAGTTTCGTTGGATTACTATGGGAGTTGCTACTGCTGCTACTGTGGTAATTGGATCAGCGGCATTCTTCGGTAACCTCTTGACACTAGGAAAAACGGATGCTACTATGGGAGGAGCGACCACACAACTTACAAAATGAATTATATTGACACCAAGTATATTGGTTTGGTCTCTTCACAACTCCTTAAGTTTACTGAGAAAAAGAAAGGCACCTACAACTTTCGTTGCCCATATTGTGGCGACTCAGAGAAGAAGCAGAATAAAGCACGGGGGTATCTCTTTTCTATGAGAGATAGTTTTGTTTTCAAGTGTCATAACTGCGGCGTTACTCGTAACTTTTCTCAGTTTCTCAAAGATCAAAGTGTAAATCTTCATGATGAGTATGTCATGGAGCGTTATAAAGAAGGTATGACGGGTAAGAACTATCAGGTGAAGACACCTGACTTCAAACCATTTGTCACTAAACCAGTGTTCAAGAAGAATATTTTTAGTGAACTGTTAAATATCGATTCCCTAAATACTACACACCCAGCAAAGCAATATCTGCTCGACCGAAAGATACCAGAGAAATACTTCTCAAACTTCTATTACGCAGAAGACTTCAACGCTTGGGAAAAGAACGATAATAAAATTAAAGAACCTAGAATTATACTCCCACTAATCTCGGAAGATGGAAATGTATTCGGATATCAAGCAAGGTCTCTTAACAAGAATGCAAGCCTTCGCTATATCACTACCATCTTGGATAAGCAATATCCTAAACTATTTGGACTTGATCGTATAGACAAAAATGAAAATATCTACATTACGGAAGGACCGTTTGACTCCCTCTTCATATCTAACTCGCTTGCTATGTGTGGAGCTGATGTTAATCTTGGTGACTGGGGGATTAACGATCCTACTTGGATATACGATAACGAACCAAGAAACAAACAAATCGTCGAGCGTATTAACAAAACCATACAGCACGGAAATAAGATAGTTATCTGGCCAGATAGTGTCAAAGAAAAAGATATCAATGATATGTTTCTGGCTGGTCATAACGTGCAATCTATGGTAGAATGTAATACCTATTCTGGTTTAGAAGCACAAGTAAAATTTAACCTCTGGAAGAAAATATGAGCAACGGTATCAAAGTTAAAAAGCGTGACGGATCTACAGAATCTCTTAACCTTGATAAGATTCACACGATGGTAGAATGTGCCTGTGGTAGTCTTGCAGGAGTATCGCCATCTCAAGTAGAAATTCAATCTGGTATTCAATTCTATGATGGCATTACCACAAACGAAATTCAAGAAATTCTTATCAGGTCGGCTAGTGACCTCATCGATCTTGACGCTCCAAATTATCAGTATGTTGCTGCTCGTCTCCTTTTGTTCGGTTTATATAAGCAAGTCTTTGGAGCTGATTGGAAGCACGGGTTCCCATCTGTAGGAGAGCATTTGACCAAAGGCATTCTTAAAGGTATTTACGATAAGGAGCTTGCTGGTAAATATACTGACGAAGAGTGGGATAAGATTAATAGTTTTATTGACCACGATCGTGACTATCTTTTCACCTATGCTGGTCTTCGCCAGGTGGTAGATAAATATCTGGTGCAGGATAGAAGCAGTGGAAGTGTTTTTGAGACTCCCCAGTATGCTTATATGTTGGTTGCTGCCACTATCTTTGCAGAGTATCCCCAAGTAAATCGTCTATCTTATGTCAAGCGATACTACGACGCAATCAGCAAGCACAAAATCAACGTTCCCACACCTATCTTGGCAGGGGTTAGAACTCCACTTCGACAATTTGCGAGCTGTGTTCTTGTTGATAGTGATGACACCCTCGATAGCATCTTTAGCAGTGACATGGCTATTGGTCGTTATGTTGCTCAACGCGCAGGAATCGGCATCAACGCAGGTCGCATCCGTGCTCTCAACAGTAAGATCAGAGGGGGAGAAGTATCGCATACTGGGGTTATACCGTTTCTCAAAAAGTTTGAAGCGACTGTCAGATGTTGTACGCAGAATGGCATACGAGGTGGATCCGCGACAGTACACTTCCCAATCTGGCACAAAGAAATAGAAGATATCATTGTATTGAAAAATAATAAAGGAACCGAAGATAACCGTGTTCGTAAGTTAGACTACAGCATTCAAATCAGCAAACTGTTCTATGAGCGATTCATCCGTAACGAAGACATCTCTCTCTTCTCACCACATGACGTGCCTGGTCTTTCAGATGCTTTTGGGCTTCCTGGTTTTGACGAGTTGTATGGCGTTTACGAACGAGATGCTTCTATTCCAAGAAAAACTATTGGCGCTCAAGAACTATTTCTTTCACTCCTAAAAGAGAGAGCAGAGACTGGTCGTATCTATATTATGAATATCGACCACTGCAATGAGCACTCTTCTTTCAAAGATAAGGTTTGGATGAGTAACCTCTGCCAAGAGATTACCCTACCAACCAATCCTCTACAGCACATTGATGATATCAATGGTGAGATTGCTCTGTGTATTCTCTCTGCTGTCAACGTAGGTAAGATTAAGCATCTCGATGACTTAGAAGAACTCTGTGACCTATCTGTAAGGGCGCTGGATGAGTTGATTGATTACCAAGAGTATCCCGTGGTTGCTGCTGAAGCATCCACCCGTAATCGCCGTTCACTGGGTATTGGTTACATCGGTCTTGCTCACTGGTTAGCTCGTCATCAAGTTAAGTATTCTGATGATTCTGCTGCTCATCTGGTGCATAATCTTACTGAAGCATTTCAGTACTATTTACTGAAGGCTTCTAATCAACTTGCTATTGAGAAAGGTAAATGTGGTTACTTTAGTCGCACTAAGTATGCAGATGGAATTCTTCCAATCGATACATATAAAAAAGATGTAGACGAAATCGTTCCACATAATCTCCACTATGATTGGGAAAATCTTAGACAATCCATCTTGGCACACGGTCTCAGGAACTCAACACTGTCCGCACAAATGCCTTCAGAGAGCAGTTCCGTTGTGTCAAACGAGACAAATGGAATCGAACCTCCCCGTGCCTTCCTGTCCGTTAAGAAGTCGAAGAAAGGTGTTCTTAAGCAGATTGTTCCCCAGTATCAATCTCTTAAAAACTACTATACACTTCTTTGGGATATGCCTGGGAATACTGGTTATATTAATATTGTTGCAGTTATGCAGAAGTTCTTCGATCAAGCGATTTCTGGAAACTGGTCGTATAATCCAGAGCATTACGAAGATGCTGAAGTTCCTGTTAGTGTGATGGCACAAGATCTTCTCAACACATATAAGTATGGTTGGAAGACATCTTACTATCAGAATACATATGATATCAAGAAGGAGGAAGACGACGAAGAGAAAAAGAAATCAGTGGAAAGTTTACTTAATTCAATTCTAGAAGGAGCACAAGAGGAGGAAGACTGTGACAGTTGCAAAATTTAAACTAACCGAGACCACCCCATCAGTTGAAGGGATGACTGTTTTTAATACAAAACATGTAGATGTAAAGAAGCAACCGATGTTTTTCGGTGCTCCTCTTGGAATTCAAAGGTATGATACCTACAAGTATCCTATCTTTGATAAGCTAACTCAACAGCAACTTGGATACTTTTGGAGACCTGAAGAGGTTTCTCTTCAGAAGGATCGTGCTGACTATGCTACTCTTCGCCCAGAACAAAAGCATATCTATACTTCCAATCTAAAGTATCAGATTATGCTTGACTCTGTTCAGGGTCGCGGACCTGGCATGGCATTTATTCCCTACTGCTCTCTCCCAGAACTAGAGTCAGCAATGACTATCTGGGAAACAATGGAGATGATTCATTCTCGTTCGTATACATATATTATAAAGAATATCTATTCTGATCCATCTGAAGTATTTGATACTATTCTTGATGATCAGAATATCCTTGAAAGGGCGAAGAGTGTAACTGAAGGCGCTGTAGTTAACGTAAACATTTTAGAGGGAATTAGGTTCTATGTTTCGTTTGCATGTTCGTTCGCTTTTGGCGAACTTAAACTTATGGAGGGATCCGCTAAAATTATCTCTCTCATCGCAAGAGACGAAAGCCAGCATCTTGTTCTTACACAGAACATTATCAAGAACTGGCTTAATGGGGATGACCCAGACATGCTTCAGATTGCTAAAGAAGAAGAAGCATGGACAGTAGAACAGTTTAAAAAGACTGTTGATGAAGAGAAAGCATGGGCGCAGTATCTATTCAAGGATGGCAGCATCATTGGATTGAATGATAAGTTGCTCAACTCTTACGTTGAGTATATTGCCAACCGTCGTATGCGAGCAATTGGTTTGAAGCCTGTGTTTGATACTCCTATGTCAAACAATCCACTGCCATGGACTCAGCACTGGTTATCATCTAAGGGTCTACAAGTTGCCCCACAAGAAACAGAGGTTGAGAGTTATGTCATTGGCGGTATTAAACAGGATGTTAAGAAAGATACTTTCGCTGGTTTTAAACTGTGAGAAAAAGAGAGATAGAAAAACTAGAGAAACTTCTAAAGGAAGGTCCGAAGAGTCTATCACAAGCGTGGATACTCGCAGCACTCAAAAGAAAATTCCAGACCCCTGGTTTAACTGAATAGATAAATACCTCCATCATGGAGGTTTTTTATTATGAATCCAAGTTCAGCAAAAGCGAAAGGTCGCCGTCTGCAACAATGGGTAAGAGATAAACTTATTGAGATGCTTGAGGTTCACCCAGAAGATATAGAATCTCGTAGCATGGGTGCTGGCGGCGAAGACCTTATCATGGCTCGTGCTGCTAGGTTAAAGTTTCCTCATAGCATCGAGTGCAAAAACGTGGAGAAGCTAAATATATGGGATGCCTATGAGCAGGCATCTGTCAACTCTGGTGACTATGAACCTCTCGTTGTAATTAAAAAGAATGGAAAGAAACCACTAGCAGTGGTAGACGCAGAGTATTTCATTAGTTTATTCGGAGAGAAAAATGACTCTAGATCTTCATAACTTTTTTAAATTTTATGATGATGGTAATGCGAATCACGTTGCAGCAGTTCAATGGTTAGAAGATAACCTACCTGCTCAATTTTTAGACGATTCGGAGACTGACTGGATTGGTATCTTTAGAACTAAACCACCAACTCCAGCAGTGCTCGATGTTCCATACTTTAATCAAGTAGATAACTACAGAGATGCACATAGAACCTGTAACAGTTCATCGTGCGCTATGTGCCTTGCTTTCCTCAAGCCAGGAAGCATCAAAGGCGATGATGAATACGTTAAGAAAGTATTTGCGATTGGTGACACGACTGACCATGCGGTTCAGACAAAGGTTCTCGCAGGTTATGGTGTTAAGTCACACTTTAGCTATAATCTTTCTTTTGCTGACATTGATAAAAGCCTTGATAGAGGTAAACCAGTTGTTATTGGTATTCTCCACAGGGGTTCTTTATCTGCTCCTACTGGCGGGCACATGTGTGTAGTTATTGGTAAGACACCAGACGGCAAAGGATATTATGTTAATGATCCATATGGTTCACTCAACGATAACTATACTGGTCCTGTAACGAATGGTAAGAAGACCATTTACACCAAAGCAGTTCTTAAGCATCGTTGGTGCCCAGGTGGCAACGATGGTTGGGGTCGTATTTTTGACTGATAATAAGGAGAACAATAATGGCTAGAATCGATTTACACAACTTCTTCAAGTTTTACGACGAGAAGAACCCTAACCATGTAAAAGCAGTTCAATGGTTAGAAGACAATTTACCAGTTAAATATCTAGAAGATAACATTGATTGGGCGGAGATTTACAGAGGAAAAAAGGGTAATGCTGCACCAGCTACCGCTGCTGCAGCTTCTGCTCCTGTAGTAGGTGGTGATGATGTTCCACAAATGGGCATCAAATTAGTAAAAGAGTTTGAAGGATGTAGATTAAATGCTTACCCTGATCCTCTTTCTGGTGGTCTACCAATCACTATTGGTTGGGGTTCCACTAGAGATAAGAATGGCAAACCATTTCAGATGGGCGATAGTATCACTCAAGCAGAAGCAGATGAGCTACTGATTGAAGAAGCAAAACATCACTTCCTTCCTGCACTTCGTAAGATTCCACACTGGAATGAAATGTCAGATGGCAAAAGAGGTGCTCTACTTTCTTTCGCCTATAATCTTGGCGCTGGTTTTTATGGTGGTGATAATTTTAATACTATTACTCGTGTTCTAAAAAATAAAGAATGGGATAAGGTGCCCGATGCGCTTTACCTCTACAGAAATCCTGGTTCAAATGTAGAAGCAGGATTAGCACGTAGAAGAAAAGCAGAAGGTGAGGCTTGGAAAAAAGGTTAATCACATTCAACAGGAACAATGGCAGAACCACAGAAAAAGGAAAAATGTATGAGCACTATTGTTAGAATTACTGTATTGAGTTGGAGTGCTGCTCTACTTACGGCATCATATGCTGGTCTACTCGCTAAGATGGATCCAACATTTATTGCTACAGTATTTACAGCTGCTGCTGCAACCTTTGGGGTAGACACTCTAAAGAAAGGAGATGACAAAGATGGAGATCAACCTCGTAGAGCCCCTGAGATCACCTCAGTTGAACCAACTCCAGAACCAGAACCTCCAGCAGAACTCGTTGCCGACTCTTCAGCGACCGCAGGTTGCCCAAACTGTGATTCAGGGGATACCCCAGACTACAGTAGAGCAGCTGCCCGCCCCGAAGTTTGAGGCTCCTCCTATAACACAAGGTCTGGCACTTCCTGTTTTCAGGATGCCAGACCCTTCAATAAAATATCCTGTGATCAATGTTCCGACGCAGGAAGAGTTTGATGCGGCTGTAAAAGCAGAAAGAGAAAAAAATCAACCACAAGAACAAGAAAAGAGTAGAGGATTACCTGACGCTAAACCAGTTGAGATGCCACCAGCGATTCAACAGGTAACACCTATAGAAACAAAAGCAGAGATACCAGCAGACAAACCTAGCGTTACTATTGCTGGATTGAATATAGACTTACCAGACCCCTCTCTCGTCGCCACGGCTGGTGCTGTGGCAGTTGTGACGACTGCTGCTACCATGGCATCTACGGCAGTTCTCAACGTGCTTAAGAATGCTGCTGAACCTATGATACGAGAGGCAACAAAGAATAAGTTTAAAATTAAAATTAAACAAGTCAAACCAGTTCTACATTATGTCATGTCAGAAGGAGGGCATGTTGATATATTTGAATACTCATCAGAAGGAACTCGTTTGGTAGCACAGACAGATAACGTAGAGCAGTATATTCGTGATCAAATAGATACGAATACCCTTTACGAAATAGAGAACAAAGTTATTATTGATGATGTGATGAGTGATAAGTTCACAAAAGAAGGCAGGGAAAGATTCAAAGGTCTCTTTGCCCCACCTAAAAAGATTGCTAAAAAATTATCTGCTCGCCTTTCTTTTTGATTCTAGTAAAGCAAAATCTTTTTGTTTTGTGCCACCATCATATTCCCAAGCATATCCTTCAGCAATCATTTGATTATTGATAGATGTTGCTTCTCCATTGATATACAGATGACCGATGATACGACCATACTTTTCGGTGCTATCAGGTAGTTCTGTTTTGATAATGATATCTTTGGCAAACTCTAATCTATCTTTGAGCCATGCTTTAACTTCAAGACCAAGTTTCTTTTCATACGCATCAGTTGTTCTGCTCTCTGGGGTATCGATACCAGCAAGACGAATTCGCTTAGTAAGGGAGATATCAAAACCGAGATCAATATCAGCGTCAATAGTGTCGCCATCTACTACCTTGTGAACTGAACGTATTCTATAAATGTAAGGATCTTTGTCTGCCATTAGAAAGGAAACTTAATACT